GTGCTTACTACGCTGGTGCTGGTGCTGGTGGTGGAAGTTCTTCTGCCACAACTGCTGGCAGAGGTGGTGATGCTCTTAGAGGTGGAGGTGGCGGAGGTGGTGCTGCTTCTTTGAATGGATTTAATTCTGGTAGAGGAGGTAATGGAGGAAATGGATATGTATTAATAATTTTTAGAAAATAATATGAGAACTATAATTCATAAAAAGGGAAATCATGCCTGTAATCTTTATTTACCTAAGGTTTGGTTTAGAAAACCAGAAATAGTAATAAACTTTGAGTTTGATTCAAGTGCGGAATATTATCACAAAAATGGTTATGCAGGTATTAATAAACTAGGTGGGGTAGATTTTTCACCCGGTACTCCTGCAAACAAAGGCTGGTCTTACATGATAGGTTGGTCTTGGGACACAGATAAAATAGGAATCTACTGGTATGTAAACAACCCAAAAGGAGATCATTTATCTGGGTTGCTCCAATCTTTGCCTTTAATTAAAGAAAATAATAAATTAATGTGTCGGGGACAAGCAAAAATTAACTTTGAAGGAAATAAGGCTTTATTTAGTAGTAAAAATAATTATACCTTTGCAGATGGTAAAACAACCAATTTTTGCAGAGAAATAAGACCTTGGTTTGGAGGTATTTATCCTGCTCCACACGACATAAAAATAATTATATGACTAGAATCGTTGAATTTATAGACAGCATCCTGTCTTTCCTTGTCCCTTATAAAGATGCTATAATGGGAGGTGCAGTATATTTTATATACTCGCATGTGTATTTAAAAAGAGAAACTGTGTCCAATTTCTTAGAATTTTTAATGGGGGTGATATTCTCGGTGTATGCAAGCCCTGAAATTGTAGAGCATTTTTCTTTTCTTAACATTTCCTTTGTTTCATTTATATGCGGTTTAATGGGAATGACTATAATGAGGCTTGCTTTAGAGTTTCCTTGGAAAGAAACACTTAACAAGATTGTTTCTGAGATTTTAGATACCTTTGCAAAAAGTAACAACAACAATAAAGAAAAATAATTATGGAAAATGTGCAAATATTTCTTGCTTTTTATCTTGACAAACTCAAGATAAGCAACCCTATTACTTATGTGGTAGTTCAAACATTAATTTGTGGGACTTTACTTTTGTTTAGCACTGACGTAATTAACATCAATCAAAGTGTGGACAACACTATTATTATTATCTTAGGAAGTATAGTGGCAGGGATTTCACCAAGGACTTCTCAAAAAGCAGCCGAGTACCAGTTTCCTGAAATAGATCAATCTAACAAATGAAAAGTGAAGAAGTAATCCTCGCAAATTACGGGTTTGCACTCACTAATTACAATGGAATAGAAGTTTATTCAAACAATAAACTCACTAAGCACTTCTTTAATGAGGCGGGTAGAAAATCCAAAATAGTAATTCATCACACTGCTGGCGGGTTTGAAGGGGATCTTATTACTCTTTTATCTAGCACAGTAAGTGTTGCTTTTCTTATTTCTCCTCAAGGAAAAATAGTCATGCTGCACCATCCTAGATTTTGGGCGTGGCATCTGGGTAAAGGTGCTTTAGGAGGTAATGAGGCTCAATCTCGTATAAGTATAGGAATAGAACTGAGCAATTGGGGATTTCTAGTACGTAAAGGAGATATTCTTTTCAATTACTTAGGAAGACCACATTGTAAAATGACTGACACACATTTATACGAGGAAAGCAAACCTTGGAAAAGATTTGGCAATGTAAATGTTAGATACTTCTCAAAGTACACTGAGGCTCAATATGTAAGCCTTAAATTGATTAAGAACAAACTTTGTGCCCTTTACGCAATCCCTAATGTAAGATACACTAAAGGATATTCTAATGAAGTCATTAATTTCAAAGGCATCACAACTCATACAGATTTTAGGCTGAACAAGTTTGACTTGTCTCCTATTTTTGATTGGGACAAAATTATGTAAACCAACAGGTATAATATGAAATACGCAATTCTTATGGGTCTGAACAAAATAGACCCTGAATATTATGGAACTGATGGAGCCCTGAGAGGTTGTATCAATGATGTAAACACTTGGATAAATCTGATAAAACCGGATGAATTTCAAGTCCTTTTGAACGAAGAAGCAACTCCTGAAAATTTCCTAGGGTGTTTACACTCGGTTAAAGTAAAAGCAGTTGAGGGAGACACCATTTACATTATGTATTCAGGTCATGGAACTCAAGTCCCCTCAACCTCGAAATCTGAGAAGGATGAATTGGATGAAGCATTTTGCTTTTACAATCGGATTTTCTTGGACAAGAATTTTAACAACAACTTGGCCACTATCAAAAAAGGTATCAAAGTTGTGGGAATTTTTGACTGTTGCTTTAGTGGTGGAGTCCATAGAAATGCTTTAGGAATTAGAAAATCCATTAAAGCCACTTTACCTATTCCGGCTCCTATTCCTATTAAATCTAGGATTTTGAAGTGTAGTTTTCTTTCCATAAACGCATCTGCTGAGTCACAACCAGCCTTAGACGGTGAGGTAAATGGATTGTTTACGGAGACTATGTTTAAGACTTACACAGGGCATCCTTTGCTTAGTTGGACCAAAGCAGCCTCTGAATTGGTCACACAACAAAAAATTAACTTTAAATCCTATGGTACTAAGTTTGATTGGAGTACCTTTGTACTGTAATTTTTAAATTTTACACAATTATGGAAAAATTTGGTATTATTCAGACAAGCGAGATGGTAACATTTGCTTGTAGGCTTGTAAGTGCAGGTACATCTGCCTTGGAAGATGGTAAAGTAAACATGTTTGATGCAGCCTTTGTCCTATCCCCCCTAAAGGTAGCAGGTGCAGCCATTAAAGATGCAAACCTTATTCCTAGTGAACTAGGTGATCTTTCCGCAGCAGAAGTTGCAGAAGTTTCAGCACTCATCCAGAGTGAACTAGAACTTCGTAATGACCTTGCAGAAGAACTCACACTTGAGTTTGTTAAATTGGCTGGTCAGTTGGCTGTGACTTTGCGTAAAGTACGTGAGGCACGTTTAAAACCAACAGACCCAGTATTAAATCCTGATGCGTAAGGTTTAGTCGTCAGGAAATTTTTTTAATCCTAGAAAGGGAGTGCCTGTATAAGACACCCCCTTTCTTTTTTAACCTTCTACCATTGGGATTATTTCCGCTTCTGGTACAACCTCTGGTACAACCTCTGGTGCTGGCATTTCACTCAAATACTTAAATTCACTAGGATCAATCCCAAAAACAGGCATTAACCTTTTAATGTCTGCTTCATCACGAATCAAAATAAAAAAATGGGTTTGAGTGGATTTGTTGACAAATTTAATCTCAGCCTCACCTTTACGGTTCATTTTGATTCTTCCCTCAGAATCCACTGTACCGTTAACAGGATAAGATTTAAAACCTTGCTCTGTTGGTAAATCTGTAAGAATTTGGAGAAATTTCACAAACCCTTCATCATTTTTAACAGGGGTTACTTGTGCCACATTTTCTAAATTGAGAGCACAAATAGTTTCTTGTCCATTATTTTCTTGGACAAATTTGTAATTGATAAACTTCATATAAATGTAATTAAATTAAGTTCTAATAAAAATTTGTAAACTTCTTGGTTTACTTTTCTTCCTTGCATTCCTGTTTCAGTTTTTTTCTTCAAGTAGTAATACTCTTCTCCTTTTAGAATAACTTCTGGTAATTGATTAAACCTAGGTTCATACACAGAATCAAATGGCGTGTCTAACAAAAAGGAAAACCCATCACAAGGATACTGCTTTCTAGCCTTGGTTATTACTGTAAGACTTTTAACTATTTGCATCTTTTAGTATTGATTTATATTTTATCATCCAATAATCTGTTTAATCTACTGATAAATTCTTTTTCCAAAACTGTGAGATTTATTAGTCTCTTTTTCCAATCTCCGTTACAAAGGTATGCAAAAATTATGGTTCCTTTGTGACCTTCGTATTTGTATGCAGGAAAAATAAAATCCAACCAAACCTTTTTGTATTTTCTAACTCGGTATTTTCTCCAAGTAAAAGATTCAATAGGGTCAATGCCAGTTTCTGCTTTTGCTGCCAAATACATAGTAAGCAAGTCTGGTTTGGACATTAGCACAAAAATGTTAAAAATCTGTTCCATGTCTGCGTAGTCTTTAAATTTTAAGTTTTTTTCCATATATTTTTATATGTTACAAATATTCCCAAAAGGTAAACATCTGCTAGGTTGAAAATGACCCACTTTGTCCCGAAGAGTTGAATAGGTATCATGTCTGTTACACTTCCGTAAATTGCTCGTTCAGTTAAGTTAGACAAAGCCCCTATAATCCATAGCCAATGCCAGAACAAATGCTCTTTGTCTACTTTGACAATAATACAAAACACTGCTGCCAGTACTATTGCTATAAAGTAGTGAAGAGTTATTGGGAGAGCATGTTGACAAGGATAAAGAAAACCTACCCATTCTTCTGGTTGTTTTCTTGCCCACATTTTTAAGAGAAAATCTGCATTTGCCAAAGCAAACAGTAAAAAAAATCCCTTCTTACCTATTGTTAACGTAGATATGAGCCGTTGTATCATCGAATTTTAAGTTTAAAGGTTCTGGATTTTCTGGAATTTCTATATCTCTCTCTGGGTCCCATACTGCTATTTTCTTTTGTACATTTCTCATAGCCACCCATTCTTCGTCAGTAATATGATCTGGCTTTTCAAGAACTAAGTGTGGGTGTTGTCTGTGATGGTGTCTTTCAAACATGTTATTAAATTTAGTGAGTAAAGTAATCCTGATTCTAATGCTTGTTGATGTGTTGGAAACATTCCATATTCTTCGGGGGAATCAAGCCAATTTACTTTCTTTGCTCTTGCTTCAATTCGTTTCATAAGCAGTAGGTTGTGCCCTCTAAAATCATTATGTTTGCTTGAAATCCACATTTCATACCAATCTTTTTCTAATTGAGGATGACTATGAAAATTTACAGTTATGTGAATATTGTGTACTTCACGTAACCATTTTTGAAGTAAGAACTGACTAGGAGCGTAAGCAACTCTCTCATAACTCATTGAACCTCTCATACCTTTAGTTGGGTTTAAAGTTCCAGTTTGGTCATACCAATGTTTAGTCTTCCAGTCAAAACCTTTTTCAGCAGCAAGTTTTGCTACTTCAAACCCTGTAATATCTTCTTTCATATTAATTCTAATGATTTAAATAGTGCTTTTTCTAATGCTATTTCGTAAGAAGCACAACCATGATTATCCGTGTAAGTAATGCGTTTTGCATTTAAGTACTTATTTTTTTCATTGCCTTGGAAATAAAGTATTTCATAATGATAATCAAAATCTTCATCAAATTCTCCCGTGTACAATATTGCTATGTGAATGTCATGTTCACATCTTAACCACCTTTGTAGAACACTCTGAATTGGGACACTGACTAGAGTGCCCCCTATATACTCAAACTTATAACCTTTTTCTTCTGCTAGTTTTGCAGTTTCAAATTTAATAGTTTCTTCCATTATTGTATAGTTATAGTATTTGAATCTTTACTGATTTTAATTTCAGTACACCAACCTCTCAAAACAAGTTTTGGTTGAGCAATATTGTATTTAGTATGACAAGCAACTAAACAGTTTACTATTTTACAAGGGTAACATTTTCCTCTAAAATGCACTGTCATACTTTCTGTTTGCTTTCGATAATGAAAGAAAAACCTGTATTGTTTCATCAGTGGGTTTTATAAAATTCCAAAAATCCCAACCAAATGGTTCTATGGGTTGCCTTTTAACCATGCAAACATGTAAACGTGTAATCTCTTCTTCCGCTATTTCATTGGAATAAATCCGTAAAGTTTTTCCATCGTTTGTTACCCCATTTCTAGTTAAAGTAATCCCAGTCCCAAACTGCCCATTAGTAATAATTCCAGAACTATAACCAATACTAAGTCCTCTGTCTTTGAATATTTCACATTTTACTGGTAGCCAAGTAGTGTCTTTGTTTACACAAAAATAAGAAGTCAATACTCCTTCTTTATTGTAAACCGGGTAGCATTCTTTGGTTACTTTTCCATATTGGGTTACTGTATCTGGAACCAGTTCGTTGCAATAAGCCTCGTACTTAATGATGTAGTCTTTAATAGACTGTGTATTTGCTGTAAAAGCAAATAATAAAAATAATGCTGTTAATCTCATTTTCCTGTGTAGTTTAAATATTTTAAATATGAATTTCTGAACCCAAATAATTTGTTTTCTTGCGAGCCAAGCATCCAATCTCTGATTGTCCATTTTGCAGTTATGTACTCTTTTTCTGAAAGACCTTTTGATTCCACACACAGCCCATCTCCAAAATGATCTTCTAATTCTGTAAATTCCCCCAACCAGTCTTTAAGTTCTGCAATTGTGTAATAGTCTCCTTCTTCTTTTACCCTTCTCTCTCCATCACTTTCTAAGCATTGTAAAAAGATTTTATCAGGTATTACAAGGTCAGCCCCACAGTCTATTAGTTTGTTAATAGCAGCATAACCGTTTTTTGCAAATCCGTATTTTTTACAGTACTTTACATATTCAGTTATATTATCTGCCACTATTTTAACCTTGGATATTTTTTTAGAATTTTCATAATGTTCTAAAGCCAAATCCATGTTTTTAGAAAACCCTTGTCTCCTGTAATAATCTTCAAATCCTTCTTCTTCCGTCATAGCGTACTGCTCTTTGTACCATTTTACCTGTTTAGCACAATTCCAAACTAATCCTTCAAGATTTTCTCCCACTCCTACATTTCTTGTTATAAAGGAATCCAAGCCTACTCGAATGTAATCTACACCTGTTTTTGCCAATTCTAAAAAGGCTTCTTGGCTTCCTACATTACCTGCCATTAAAATCATGTTATTTCCATGAATTTCTTTCATTTCTAATATAGTGGAGTGTAAAATCCTTGAAGCACCATTTTTCCAGTCTATGCAAATTTTAATAGATTGGTCTAAAGGTTCGGAATAATTTTCTATTAATTCTAATGGAGTTCTTAAAAGAAAATGATCTCTGTTGTCATACAACCCATCATTAGGTAATATGATGTTAATTCCCAACTGCTCAAACAGTGGGATATTTTTTTGGTTCAAAACTAAAGGTGTGGCTAGTAAAGGACAAGTAAAAGCCACTGTGTCTTCTTCATTAATTTTTGCGTGTTTCATTCTTTAAATTGTTGTAAGGTTGCAAGTGATTCGAGAAGCCCGTAACCATTGATTATACTTTGTTTTGCTTTTTCTAAAGCCATTTCTATCAATTGGTTTTTAAAATAATTACTTTCATAACTGTAATACAATGCTTGTAATTTAGCAACTCGAATGATTTCGTCTAGTAATTCTTCAATAAGACTCATAAACTTTTCGCTAAAATAGTTGCCATTAAAAGCATTATAAAAATTACATCTGTTATGAACAATATTCCCATAAGGTTTCTAATGCAGAGTATCGAGTCATAGGGCTGTTGGCTCTTCTGCAAAGACCCTTTTACTACAAAGTAAACGCAGAAACTTTGTATAAGAACAGTTGCACCTATCAGTGCTAATATTATTTGTGTTAAATTCATATTAGTAATTAAACCCTGTTTTAGCATCACGCCTTTCTTGAGCACGAATTTTAGACAGGTCTTGTTTAGAATAAATTAACACGGGACAAACATGTATTTCTCCCGTGATGAATGTTTCATTACAATTTGGGCAAGTAGTATGATACTGACCATGATAATGATTCTGGAGTATTTCTGGGCCTGCTCTACGAATAGAATCTTCAAGTTCTTTTTGACTCATTGCTCAAAACAGTTAGTTATTTCAGAAAAATCTACATCAAAATTTGTTTTGTACAAATCCAATGCTTTTTCTATTTGTTCTGTGGAAGGTATTTCTCTATCAGACAATGCAGCATTAAATTTTACATGAGTAATAAAATCATTTTCTGTTATTAAAACTCCTTGTTCAATTTTTGTAATAGAAGTAGTCCACCTTGTCATGCTGGTTCTTACGTAATCAACAATAGTTTCAGAATGAATCCTACAAATCATGCCATAAATTCCTAGTTTACCGTCATTAAATTGTACAAAATCTCCTACTTTAATCTTTAATTGTGGTTCTGTAATCATTATCTAATTGCTCAAATTTTGCTTTTAACCTGTTGTACTCTTTAAGTTCGTTTTGTTTGCAGTTTTCTACATACGCATCAATCCTAGTCTTAGCATCCAAGATAAGTTGTTCACCATCTAGGATTCCTGCATCTATTAAAAATTGTTGAAACCCTGTAAAATAGGTTGAACCATCTGCTTTAATACCTAGTCTTTCTATAAACCCTTCATACTTGAGTTTGCAGTCATCATTGCTAATGCTTCCCCAATCATCATATTCTTTGAAACACGAAAAGGAGTCATCTGTGTAAATGATAACAAATTCACAATGGCCTACATGAACCTTTTTAATAGTTTTACCTATTGAGTCTTTTAATTCTACTTGATTTAATTCTTGCATATTATTTTTGTTCGTAATATTCTTCATGGTGTTCTATCATTTCATACACATCGTCAAAATGATCTTCTGTATTGATTTTTATTTCAGATTTTTTATTAGGATTATTTATGAGATGCTGCATAGCATAAAATCCAGCACAAGTAAAAGATTTTACTCCTTTTACTATCTCTGCACTTTCCTCATCATTTTCCTCAAGTACTCCTGTTTTATGACATACAAAGTCATTATAAGGATTTGAAGCAGAATAAGCAAATTCTGCTGCTCTTTCAGGGTGCAAAAATAAAGTATTTAATCGGCTGTAAGGGCATAGCCCACAGCATTTTTTCATTATACTTATCCTGTTTATCCTATTTGTATTAACCCGTCAGGGTATTCTTTAAAAAACTCCACCATAGCCTGAGAATCCAATCTAGTAATCTTGTTGTTAACAGTCCAACCAACCCATTCAGACTTTGTTAAAGTCGTGCTAGAAGTTTCACTGGGTACTTTCAAAATAAGGTCAACATTGTGAAGATTTTCTTTGTCTATTCGAGCAATATACTCTTCTAGTTCTCTTTTATCCTCATATTCTCTCCATACATAACTTTCATTATCAGGATCCATAGAGGCTTCTAATTCTTGAACTTCTTCGTAAAGGTCTTTGTATTTATAAAAAATAGTCGATACAGACATAAGTAAGTATAAGATAAATAGCGTGACACCACGTAGATAAGCGGTAATAAATAAATTCTTGGTCAGTTTTTGGACTCAAAAATCCGGGCAGTTCCTTCCAAGTAAGGTAAATCCCATAATAAGGTATTAAGTATCTAAACATGTGTTTCGTACCAAGTTAAAAATTGATTAATTATATCTGTGGTTGCTTCCATTTCTGTTGTGTAAGCATCTGTTCCAATAGCAAGTGTTCCTGTGGTAAAATACTCAAAAGAATCTTTGTAAGAAGGGGATATGTGCCCATAGAATCCTTTTGACACTGAATCATATTTTATCTCAAATTCATCTACTATTTCTAAAGAGCATATTTTTGCTTTTACTTCTTGGAGCCAGTTCCAATCTGAATGAAATTTTAATTCATACAGAGTTTCGTACTTGTTTCCATCATGGTCAGTTACCTCATAGCAAAACCCAGCATCATAGAAAAAATCCCAACCTAGAAATTTTGCACATCTAACATTAAAATCTTTTTGTGTTTGTGTCATTTTGTTTAAATTGAATTTATTATTAAATTATGTAACGACGTATCTGATAATACACATAACTGGCCCTATTATAAAAAGTGTTAACTTCTAAACTCCAGTCTTTTTCTCTAAAAGGGTGAGAACAAGAATAATCTATTGATTTACGTGGTGCTTTTACATTAAATATTATTTTAACTGAATCATTTACAAGTTTTACTTTTTCAATTTCTCCAAGAATAATTTCTTTGCGCCAGTCAAAACTAAGAATACATCTTAAAACAAAATCTTCTTCTTTAGTTTTTATGCCAAGTTTAACCCTGTATTCATTTAATTGTTTTTTATGTTTTCTTAGCCAAGGCTCCGTAACAGGAAAACTATAAATAAACTCTTTTTCCTCAATCTCCATTTCTTTTAAATTTTTCCCACTCTTCCGAGGTGGCATTGTAAGCAAATACTGATCTACTCATTGGATTTCCATCTTCATCAGTAGTCCAGAGAGTATTGTCATTTGATTTTAAAAGGTATGTGTGTCTCCACCAATCCATTTTGATTTGCACATAATAGAGTTCTGAATGAATTTTTATACAATGCCCAAACTTAACCTCGTTTTTGGTTAATAAAACAGAACCAGCATTTTGTTGTCGGGCTGGGTTTTGATTTCTATATTCTTGTAAAGTCATCAGTAAATTAAGTCTGAAAAATGAAACTCTTCATGTGTATAATCTTCAATAAGTGTTGTTTTAATGCTTAATTTTCCGGTATTTTTTATTCTGAATTTAATTCCGTACAACCCGTATTCTGAGTTTTCTATTCCTAGATTATTAGCGTCATGCTTGCAAATTTTGTTCCAATCTATAAGAAACTTATCCATTTTTTCAAGGCTATCCATTGGATCTTTTCCTATTATCTTTTGTGCTTGTTTAAACCCATACATGTAGTTTCTAGCAATACCCGGAATCCAGACAAAAGGATTATTGTACTTTACTCTTTTCAAAATTTTTTCTTTATACTCTTCTACCACTGCTTCAACACTCCACAATTCTTTTGTATATTTCTGATAAGGTACTAAACAAGTTTTCTTTTGCGCCTCATAATCCATTGGATAATTTTCTGACATAGCCTCTTGTATAATACCTAAAGTATCTATTGTAAAATCTCTTTGGGGTTTATACTTCCTATATCTGAATGTTTCTAAACCTAATTCATAGTAAGCGAAAGCATGCCCAGATGCACACATTTCTCCCCATAGTTGCATAAACCCTTTCCCATTGTAGTATTTGTTAACTCCTTCAAAATAATGCTCAAAAACATCGTGAAACACACCTTCTGGTGTCCAAAATGAATTAAAAGGAGTTTCTGTGTTTAAAGTTTTTACTGGAATCAAACCATATTCCCCTGTTGCCTCATCTACTGCGTATTTTAGTGTGACTTCGTACTGCATTATTTTAAAAGTTCTTGGTATTGTTTTTTGTAAGTGGCTAATGCGTTCTCAGTAACACGTATGTTATTTTCTAAAGTGTCTTTTCTTTCCACAAATTTTTTCAATTCGTATTCTTTAGCCGCTAATGTAACAGATGCTAAATCTTTAAACAAATCGTGTTCTTCAAACCACACTTCAAACCAAGGTGTAGTACCATCCGCATTGCCTAATTCATACCTTATTTCCCATTCATACCTAGACGTGTAATTATTGTCAAACCATTTTAATTTTAACTCTACTCCGAGTATGTCAACTTTTATGACTTTTCCAAAATGAAGCAAATATGCTTGATCGTTTATTCCATACAAAGGAACTTTAACATTACTAAAATCTACTGGAGTACCTGTTTTTACTGTTATTTCTTGTTTCATAATATTTTAATGACTTTTATGATGTTGTTTGTGATTTTAATATCAAATGATTTACCACTGATACAAGCAGGGCATTCTGTACAGTTATTGTTTCCATCAACAAAAACACTACTTCCTTTACAATGCTCACAGTTTTCCAATTCTATTTTAACTCCCCACTCTTTTACTTTATTTAAAGAGTTTAAGTAATTATTCAAAATTACATGTCGTGGAACTCCTACGCCAGAATCTCTATCTATCCAAGCATCTGTCTGATAATAGTTATTATCCACGAATGCTAAATAGTCTGCAAGGTCTTCTTTACTAAACCCTAGTAATTTTTGAGCCTTTCTAAACCCGTCTATATAACCGTGTACATAAGTGACTTTATGGTTAGAGGTATAAGTTGCTTCTTGAATTTCACTACTTCTATCTGCCAAAACCTCAACATTTATATACTTAATAGTATTGCATTCTGACTTAGTTAATGCAGAAAAATCAATATTTGGTAGATCTGAATTGTGGTAAAAGTTTGTTTTTGCTATTACTTTTGACCTATAATTACTCTGTGCTAGATTAAAATAAGCGATACTAAAAGGCTCATCAGAAGTGGGTTCATAATAATAATCGCCTTCTCTGATTTCTTCATTGCTAGTGATAAGATAAGAATTGTCTAGTTTTCTTAGTGTGTATTTTACCTCTGTCATTTAATCTTCTGTTAAGTTTTTTAAATATTCCCCTACTTCTTTTTTACCTTCTTTTACTCCTTTTTCTACTCCTAACTCAAATGCTTGTTCCGCCAATATTCTTAAAACGTCTTTTAAAGTAGTTTTATCGTTATTACGTATGCGAATTACTTGCCAATGACCTGAAAAATAAAATTCAACTTTTGCGTAAAGACCTTCTGTTTGATTAATATCTTTCTCTGTAAACAGAAACTCACATTCTATAAGTTGATCTTGTAATTTTTTTGTTATGTTCATGTGTGAAATAATTTATAGCATTGGACTTCTGTAATGAGTCCCTCTTGCACTAATAAGAAAATAACCTTTTTCCAATCTACATAAGGTCTTTCAAGTGCAGGTCTTACAAGAGGTGTTCCTAGCGCGGAATCATCTATCATAAAATTTGCGTATGACTTAGGGGAACTCGTCCAAGAAAGTTGAGTTGGATTAGTTTGAATCCCATATAAAGGTATGTCATGTTTCTTGAACCAGTTTACTGCTTCTGTGAGGTAATTACCTTTAGGAGTGTCACTCCTCATTGTAAAAAGAATAAGTTGATGCCCATTCTCTACTAAGGTTTTAAGAACTGGTACTGCTCCTATTTCTTCTCCTATTTCTGGAAAAGAATGTTTGACACAAGTTCCGTCAAAGTCGATATTACAAATCATTTGTATATGTCTAATTTAAAAATTAATAATTTTGGTTAAATTTTGTATTTCCAGATAAACCCACCCGATGTTTTTGATCTTTGTGATAAACACTGGCATATAGTAGAAGTACTTAATCCTGTTCCTCTACTTGCAGCCGCTCCACTTTCCCATTCATTTAATAAGTTCATTTCTAAATCGTATTGCAAAATAGATTTTTTGGTTGGGTTTACGTACCCGTTTTCATAAAGTTTTTTATGAGTTGTGCTCATTTTTTGTTTTGCTTCTTCTGAAAAATTTTTTTTCTTTGTCCAGTGATTTTCTCCACCTTGAGCAATGCTTTTAATCTTATTTCTCCATTCTGGATGTTTCAAACCTAGATTTGCTTGGCGTACTTTTTCTATTGTTTTTTCAGTTCTTTTAACTCCTAAAGAAGAGTCTGCTAGCAAACAAATATTGTAAACTGGGGCTAATGTATCTATGTGGAATTGTTCTCTAGCAATTAAATTTTCTTTTTCTAGTACATCTTCTAAAACGTAAAAAATAAAACTTTCTTCTTTGTGTTTATTGAAAGAACTTTGTAATTTAAAGTTTGGATGCTGGTTTTTTCTAAGACTTAGTAAATGGTTCCGAAATTTTTTCTTAATATTTACAGAAGAACCTACATAGATTTTTCCATTAATAGTGTTTTTAATACAGTATATACCTTGCATTTTATAAAAGCCGTTTTATGCTTAAAGCAGGCTTCGATGCAAAGGTATAAATTATTTATCAAAATCAACATTAATTATCAAAATCTAAGTTTATTGTTGGCATGTGTTTTTAAAAAATTTTTGTAAATTAATCCCGAAAGGTTTAAAATCTTTTGAGCATCTGATTCTATCTTGGTATTCACCTTGTTTAATAGTGAACATCCACAAATGATCTTCTCGAATTGTAATCCGGGTTGATTTCCAAGTACCATCCCAAGTCCATAAGGCTAGAGTGTACTTTCCTATTTTAAAATATTTGGGTAAATAATCAGCCCAAAGTTTTTTTCTGTTCATAATGAAAATTGCACTGGCAGTTTATTACCAGTGCTTTGTTTAGTATTCAAACTTAAATAGTTTTTTTGGATTGTAAGACATTAAACTTTCATCTACAATTACTAAAGTAGTATTCTTTCCTACCCAGTAATACTTGGCTAAAGTTTCAATGTCTTCAAAATATTGGTCTGTGTAAAAAATTTCTGTAAAACCTGTTGGAGTTTCAGTTCCTACATACCCAACTTCACAACATTCTCTAAAAATATCACAGTGAGTTTGAAGTATACCAAAAAAGTCATCTGAATTTGTTTCTTTAGCAATATTTAAAAAAGCGGATTTAAACTCATCAAATGTCTTACAACAAATTAATAAATTATTTCCTTCAACTTTGTATATCATAATACTTTGATGTCAATAATGTCTTCTGCTGAGTTTGCTAGTTCTCCTATCATTTTCATCCCATTGTGAAAAATCACTCCTTCAATGGAATAAGGTTCGTAATAGTCTATCATACAACCAGACCCATGAGTTACACGTACCCATTTTCCTGTTCTGTGGTGTCCAATAAACTCTTTTATTATTTCATATCTGTTTGCAAATGCTAAAGCAGACTCATTTACGTTTTGCCTATTTTCTCTTGGGTTTTCCAAAGTGTAGATCACATCATAATCTCTTACGTGTACTTGTTTTACTTTATACACTTTACTGCCTATTTTTACGTATTGACCATGACTATACTTAGGATAGATTTTTTGTACTACTTCCAAATCATGCACATTGTAATTATTAATTAACTCATCTAGTGCTTTTTTTGTAATGTCTGAACTTCCTAACAAAATGCCTTGAAAAATTTCATACCTGTCATCTACACTTAAACTATTAAAAGAATTTTCATCCCTAAAGAAAGCCATAAAAGCGTCTCTATCCAATGTTGGTTCAAGTGCTTTGCTAAATTTTGCCTCTAAATCTTTTTTCATAATCCGTATTTTGTTATAAAGTTTTGAATTTGTTCTGAATATAGAAGTTTACTCAAACAATTAAACTTTTCAGTTTCTAACCTTGCGTAAGTTATCACATCTTCTTCGGATGCTTTTAACATAAAATCTGTTAATTCTTTTTGATTCATTTTATGTTTGTTAAAGGGTATGCGTTTAAAATAGAATCCGTATCCATAACAACTCTACCTATACTACCACCAAAAGTCCAAAAGAAATTATTGTTTTTTGTAGTCAATGAGCACGTGTCTCCTTTTGCAAATGCTTTTTCACTTGCTGCTTTTAGTGCTGCTTGAACATGTAATGCAGCAAACTCTAACATGGATTTTTTGAAATCCGACTCATGTATAAATCTTCCGGGTTCATGCTCAATATGAACATATTCTCTCTCTAAAAACTCTTCTACATTAGGTATATTACTCATAAACTGTTATTGTTTTTGTGACTGGAAACACCTCTGTTACATCTTCTTCGTATTCAATTTCATCTCTGTATTGAGTGTATTCTACTTTGAAAAATTTGTTGTCTGAAATTCTTTTTACTACTATTTCGTTTGTAGTGTTTCCTTTTTCTGAGTCTCCATCTAAAAGGGTGTCTTCTACAACTTCAAAACCATCCCAGTCATCCGGGTGTAAGGTTAAATCTACCTGTAAATCTTGTATGTGCATTTTAAAAATAAGTTTCTATAATGTGAGCAATGAGTTCAAACGAGGCTCCTGAATCATTCAGGTCTGCTAAAGTGTATTTTTCGTTAATAGTAAAACCATTAAAGTCCCCGTATTTCGTAAGATCTGTTTTTTTAGTTACAGAATATGGTAAAGTGGACTGAGAGCCTTCGTATTGAATAACTGGGCTTACTGATTTAGGAATTTCTAAAACTTCACACAAAACACCTAAACAACAATAACCTTCTGGAGAACTTAAACGTTCTTGAATTTGGTTGTAATTTCCGCTTCTGAGAGCCTCTAACCATTTCTCTTTTATTTTTGGTGGGACTTTGCTCCTGTTTTCATATTGTGCATGGTTGTAAATTTCAAATTTGTGTGTCATACTTTTCTTTTAAATTTAAAAATTAATACCCAGCCTATGTAAAACCCATAAACATCATAATCAACATCTACTGGCATACCATTTACATAAGTTTGTTTTTTGATTCTGTATAACCTTTTTACCATATTCCATAAATTATTCTCCAAAAAAGGCTCAATTTTAAAGGTTTGGGTTGAAATTCACTTTCACTCCAATAATCCGTTACTTTAGCGTAATTATTGAAAATCATATTTAAATAAATTAATTAAGTTAAGTTAAATCTGCTTCATCTTCTGGTAATTTCTTGGTGGGTTTTTCAAAGACAGCAGAGTTTGCAGGAAAGACTCCTACAACTGTATCTCCAGTCCAAAGAATAATGAAATTGTTTTCTATTTCTATTCTTTCTGCTAGGATTTCTATTCCTACTTGGTTGTTAAGTATTACGTTGTATTCTTTCATTGTAAGTGTATCCTGCTAAAAATGATAAAGTAAATAGGATTAAAAGGTAGCCCATTCTTTTTCTTGCCATTTGATAAATTCAAGCCTTAGTTTCCACTTTTCATCAAAAGTTTTACCTTCCCCTAGGAGAATGTATTCTTCTGCTTTAGTGCGTAATTCTTGAATTTTAGTGAGGGGGATTTTCTGAACTTTGTTGGATAAGTGTTGAATTTTTTCAAACGTGCCATGCCCGTAAGTCTTATTGACAAAATTTCCATAATTGTACTGGCTTCCATCCAAAAAAATGTTACAAGAAGCACATTGAGCATGGATATTCTGGAGAAGAAAAGCAGTAAACATATTTTTCTGGGCTTTCACACCATGCCCTCCATGTGCAATATTGCTCTCAGTGAACACCTTGTCACAAGTACAGCACTTATCTCCATCTAGCACCCTAGCGAGTTTCTGGAGCAATGTGAGCATGTTTTTACGGCTCAATTTCTTGGTGTCTCTTGCTACTTTTCTTTTCTCCTTAACCTTGACTACTTTATCTCTCTTGATAGTTGATTCTATTTTAGAGTTACAAGTAACACAAAGAGAAAGTCTGACACCTTCTACTGTTCTGTTTTTGAATATAACAGAATCTTTTTTGCACATAGTGCAAGGTTTTAATTTGTTCATTTGTTAAGTTCGCTAATGTCAGATCCTGTTGAAAGTAGATTAATAGCATCTTCCATAGTACTAGGAAGTATGCTACAATTTTCTGTTACTACATTTTCCAGAATTGATTCTTCTGACACATAATCAAGATCAACTACAACTACTTCTATCTGTTGAGTTCCATAAGAAGCAAAGTATTTATTATCTTTTACTATAATTAAGATTTGTGGTTCCATAATTTAATGAGTAGCCCCACCGAAGCAGGGCTACTTTTATTGTTGTTGACGTTTTGAAGCACTCATTAGAGTCATATATTCCGAGGATACCTGCGGAAAATACTTTTCTAACAAGAGTTTAAGTGTGTGCAAATCTTCCATAGGCTCAAAAGTTGATTCCAAATATGCTTGCCATTGCCCTACTGTTTTATAAGTAAGTTTCAATTTAGCATATTCAGGACTTTTAATTATATCAATTTCGTGCTTGGAAAAATTTACTTTGAGTTGCCCGTACAATTTAGCCAGATCAAAACAGACTATTCTAAAATCAGCAAGCCATTCCCCTGTCACATTTAGGTCATTTACACCCGGATTTGCTTGGAGAAGAGACTCGGCTTGTTTTATTTTGTCTTTTATCATTTACATTTACAGTAAGGTGATAAAACTGGTTTCATGCACTTAGGACAAATCTGCCCATAACGTTTAAAAATTTTGAAAATCCTCATAATGTGTGTTAAATATAAGTGTGGTTGTATGCCTCACCCTCTCGTATATAAGTGGGTGCGTATTTTTCTGCGCAAAGGTAACATGTTGGTACAATAAGTTGAGAGATTTATCTGTGCAACCTTCGTACTGTACGTTTAATTCTATTTCTTTTTTAACTGCGTTCAACTGCTGGGTGTTCAAACAATCCTTCATAAACAACTCCCCAAGGACAGTATAAATGAATTGGTTGTTAATTTCCATTTCATTAAACACTTCCCACATTTCCTCTGCCTCTCTAACAGCAGCATCTTTTTTGTCTATGAAACCTTTAAAAAATGCACTAAGGTCTTCTTTTACACTTCCTGTGTGTTTACGGTCAATCACAAACTCACCACAAATCATTCCGTTAAAACAAGCAGCCACAGATACTCCTGCTGCTACTTTTAGCGCAATGGTTTTGTTGTAAGAGTTAAGAATGACTATCTCGAATTTGAAAAGAGGGTTATGGGTGTCATAAGCAAACCTTAAAAGATGTTGTTGATCTTTATTAGCAGTTTGATGATATTCATTAGAGAGGGTCCATCCTGCTTCTCCTGTGAGTTCATCAAGAGTATCAAAGATTTCCTTTAGGGGTACTGATCTGTACACCCTTTCGTCGTTTGGGACTGGTATTGTTAATAAGTTTGCCCGGTCTGTTATTTTCATATAAGAACATAATATTTACTGCCGCAGCAGCAAGATGTGAGTGAAGTGGCTCATCTGATAAGACAGCCTTTTTGGTTTGAAGAATTGACTTAATGTCTATTACATGCCTCTCAAGAGCATCCAAAATGTCCTTGTTGTTGGAACCTTTCCAATTAAACGGCTCATACTTTCCTCCAAACTCTTTTTTATTTTCGTTCAGTCTGTTTGCCATTCCTATTAGGAATTTAGGAGACAACTCTGTGAATGATACTTTGTTTACTTTATCTTTGTAAGCAGGTGTTTCTGCCAATTTTTTAGTGAGCCCCATTTTTTGTCAAAAAAAGTTTATTAACGTTTAAGTAATACCCGAATTTTCTGGATACCTCCGCAAGATCTCTCAATCTTTTTACACCAGTTTTACGATTCATTTCTTTACAGTAATTCAACTGGGTGCTATATTTTGGCCTGTGCACTTGGAATTTAAAACAACACATTCTATCTTCTGCTGAAAATCCGTCTAAAATGGTCATTTTTTTCCAAGACTCCTCCATGTAAGCCAGTTCATCAGGTGTCAGATTAAGGTTAATCCAGAAAAATGCACACCATTTTTCCTCATTCTCCCTCAAGAATTGCTCGCTCAATATCGAGGTTCCTGTTATTGGCTCTTGCTTGGTCAAACTTTCCTGCATATCTTGCTTTTAACTTGTTAATAAGACGATCCATTGCTTCATAAATATTGATTTCTTTAAGAGCAGCCAATTTGAATAACTCTGAAAATAGTAATATTAAAGCAAAGGCTTCTGAGATTTCCCTGTTGTAAAAAATAATCTTTTTTGCAGCATCTTGCCATGCTGAATTATTAAGATTCAATTGGTGAAAAGAAAACATCTCCTCCGTATCTACTTCTTGGTAAGCCATTTCTACTAGATCAAGACTAATGTTGCGTTTTTTACAATAAACTACCAAATAAAACAAAATGTCACAAACTTCTTCTGCTATGTTTACTGTGTCATTTTTCTCTATGGCTGCCCATAATTCTTCCATCTCAGAAGTCACACCTACCATACAGTGCAATTGCTCTATTCTTAAATCTGAGTCAGGGCTAAAAGTTACAAGACAATTTTCTTGAAATTCGTTAAAATTCATATTTTTATTTTGTTTAAATCTTTTTTGATCTCACGGAATTTTCTTTTTAATAAAGCCGTGAGTTTTTCTTCTCTATTTAACTTTGGATAAAAAATTCTGTCATCAAAAGTACTATCATACATTGAGATTTGTATTTGAGATTCTTCCCAATGAATATTAAGGGCAATGCCAGCACTCTGATTTGATATAAAAACCACAAACTTATGAGTGTCTTTGCTTAACTTAGTATTCAATTTTTCAGCAGCCTCTATTGCTTCTTTTTGTAAGTTTGTCATTAATTAAGATTTAATAAGATGGGAAAATATTTCATAATCTCACACTCTTCTACAAGGTGGTCTTCATTGTTTGTGTCTCGAATAAGGTAAATAATACCTCCTGAATGAGCCACCATCATGTCTGTCTCCTCCACTGCCTCCCCAGCATCTACCCAAGAATTAATTACAATGCACATTTCTCTTTTGTAGATAACTAAATCTCTCTTATCGAACTTACTTGCTTTAATTTTGTCCATAGAACTGCTTGAAACTGGTGAGGCTTTAAATCCCTTGTAAAATTAACTGATTTGATTGAATCACTCATTAATTTGTATCTATTGGGGGTTAAATTCCTCCAGTAAGATGGAGCCAACTTAAACATGTGTGAATCAATAGTTATCAAGTCATTGCTTGAGTAACCATAAGATCTAAAAATAGCATCATAAAAACTTTGAGTCTTTAAACCTGCTAAAATTGGTTTGATTTCATGCAAATTATTGTCAGCAAGATCAAGTATAGACTTGGCTTTTTTGATCTGAGCACCAACAGTAAACACCTCTTTTCCTTTGAGAAAATCCTCTGTGATTAGCCAGCACTGCTCAACAGATTTAATGGGGGAAAATGCTGAAAATATCCCTACTACTTTTTCTACACAAACATTATTTTCTTGTGCCAGTTTTTTGCATTTTATGTGTACATCTCCATACCAATCTCTACCAGAATAAAACTCTTCATTGGTTAAACTTTCAAATACTTTTTGAGTGTTTAGTTTAATAATCTTAGCCTCTGCTTGCATTTAAGATATTTTTGATGGTTTGAGAGTAATTATTAAGAGTAGGTTTAGGAGTCACGTAAAGATCTGTTTTTACATCTTCCACTTCATTTTGGACATCAGTAGTTTCTTGCTTTAAAATAGCATGGATTTCTAGGTCATCAATGTGTTCCAAGTCCTTGGTTAGAATTGCCACAATAGTAAATGCAGCACTACGCATAATGTCATTGGAATAAGGCACACAACATACGTCAGCAGGGTTAATTGTGATTAAACAAGGAGTGTCTCCAAACCCACTTGTGCAAAATTTAGGTCCTGCACTGTGAAACCCTGCTCCACAACTGCTATTGGGATTTGAATTTACTTTAGACCTGTCCATACGGTTTTCTACACCCAGTTTGTAGTCCAAAGTTTTAGTGTGGTTATCTGTGTAAGTAATACTGTGGATTAATTCATCCAATATTCCAACAAGTTTTCCTTCTTTTAAGTTGTAAACTCCTTCGTTATTATACACAGGGATTTTTACGCCTTTTTTCTGTTTTTTTCGTGTCAAAAACATCTCATTGGCCCATTTGCTCAATTCAATGTTTCCTCTGCTCAAAATTCTTCTACCTGCTAGTATTAGCCCACTGTCGAGAATTGTGAGCCTGTTTACCTCGATGAAGTTATAAAGAGTCTCCCTAACCAATTGGTCAGGATTGTTGGATAAAAACCCCCAAAATTTCTCCCACCTTCCAGTGGTATCATCTTTAATCAAACTGGCTATATTTTTAGGGATAGCAATTTTTCCACTTTCATGGTACACACTACCGTTTTCTTCGTAAAATCCATCTGTATCAAGAATAGATTCTAATTTTTCTACACTCTCTAAGTGTTCTTTTTCTTTGTCGTAATAATCTGTGAGTGCCCAAATTAATTTTTCTTTCCATTCTTCTGTTTCTTCAACATCAGCGAGTGAAAAAGTTTCGAGTCTTTCCTTAATTTGAGGGGTGATTAGAGTGTTAAATTCAAAATCTAACAATTTACCAGCAATATTTTTACCGTTGCTGCTCGGAATAATTAAGATTTTCATATATCTTTGTTTAGTAATAATTGTAATTCAGTTTGTTGATCTAGTCCACTTCTGTAACTTCAACCTCTTTTTCTACTGGTAAGAAGTCTTTCCAGTTTACTTCTTTTTTGGCCAATAATTTAGACCCTATATAACTCCTCAAAAATGCGTTATTAGTCTGTTCTGAGGGTTTTGTGTAGTTGTTAATAAAATCCAAGAAATAAAGATGTGGCAACTCATCCAGTACTCCTTGAATGTCCAAATCTGTTACCAATTCACCCTTAAATTCTAACACCTCAGCCACTAAATAATGAGGTATGTCACAAAAACCAGAATGCTCTATTTGGATAAGTTTTTCTGCAAGAAATGGGACAGTGTCTCTTAAAATAGTGATGCGTGGAGCCTCCCATAAATTTTTTAATCCATGTTGTTTTACGAGTGCTCCTATGATTAATTTTTCTTTTCCTTTCATACTTTTTATGTCAAAGTCTATAATTTTTGGGTGTTCTAATTTAGTTTGAATTACAAGAAATTTAGTCTTGGTCAGAGTACTTATCCACCTATCAGGTACGTTGTTTACAACTATACCTTTGTGTTTTAAGACTGCACTAAAATCCATTTTGTCTTTAACGTAAATAGAATCTCCAGAGTAAGGTTGCCTAAAATAAGTGACAAATCCCGCTGTGCTGTTTCTAACTTTTTTTCCTCGGAGTGTTTCCCATTCCAAATATTCAAGAGTTTCTAAAATAGCAGATGTGTAACACTTGCTCAAATAATAATTTTGGCATTCTTCCCATTCTGCTCTTTCTTGTGGATTTGAAATTCTACAAGGTATAAGTTCACCTTTTGTTGGATAAACCCCTATTGTTGCCAGATACTCTGTTATTTTAGTTGTAAGTTTTCCCACAAAAATATTAGACAAAGAAACATAATTTCTTTTTTTGCCCAACATTATGAAATTTTTCCAACTTGTTACATCGTACTGATTCATTAGGTAAGGCCATACTACTGAATTATTATACACTCGAACTCCTTCCCATTCTATAAAAGCATTATCAAATGCTTTTTTATATTCTACTATTCCTTTTTTCTTAGCCTCTTCTAATTTCTCATTGATTTCAGCCTCACAATAGTCCTGAAATTCTTTAATCTTTACTCTAAGATATTCTTTAGTCTTCTCAGAATAAATAATACTTTCTCTTGAGGGAACAGGTTTTAATCCAGAGTCCAAAGGGAGAAATATACTTGCTTCTGATTTTATAACTGGAATTTCAAGGGCTTCAAAATCTATGGGGTATTTTACTTTACCGAGTATAATTCCTAACTTGTTAGTCTGATTAATTTTTTCATCTCTTACACCATACTTGTTTCCTTTTTCAACTACTACTGGTTTTGTTACATATTCAGTTTTTTCTCCGTTTACCTCGTAATGGATAATAACACCGTCAAAGAACTCTAAAGTATTTTTGGCAGTATCAAACCATTTCTTTGGGTTTTTAATGTTAAACTCTACTCTTGTACCCCTATTATCAGAGCAAGCAGAACTTAACAAATCTATGTGGATGTTTTCTTCTCTCCAAACCAACCAGTTATACTCAACTCCTTCAAAGCAAGTAATTACGTTATAAGAGTTTGAGTTAGAAAGCACTGAAACCCTTCCTAATCCGTAATAGCCAATTGCATTAGCATTTTCTGTTTTGGTGCTTTCGCCTATTTTTGTGTAACCGTCTCTCATAAATTCTGGTGACATTCCGGTCCCAAAATCTTGAATTACTAATTTATCATCGTTGATGATAATCACAACTCTTTTTTCCTCCGTTTCCAGACTAGCATCATAAGCATTCGACACTATTTCTCTAAGAATGGATTCCTCTTTCTTGGAATAAAGATTAATCAAAGCATCTATCAAAAACATAGAGTTTTGGGAAATGGAAAACTCGGACTCTTCCACTTTCCCGAACCTAATTACTTCCGAAACTTCTTTTTGTACTATCATAATTTAGTATTTCTTTAGATTTTACGAATGGTAAGTCATACTCTTCTATTTGTTCTGGTAAATGCACCTTGTCTTTGGGGTCAGGATAAAACCTTTTCTGGAGAGTTCCTTCAAAGACTGTAAGACCAAAAGGTGTTTTTTTCAAAATAGAATAAAGTTGGTTCTCTTTACCATTTACTATTTTTTTGATCCCTAAATCTTTTAATTGGGAGTCCGTGTACATCTGAGAATACTTGCTTTGCATAAACTTCTCAAATGCGTTGTAAAACTGCGGTAAGACTTTAAAACAAAAAACATGTTTAGTTCCTAATTCTAACACGTAATCATCTACGTACCAAGAAGACTTTCTAGTGCTTTTCAAAAACCCCATAAACACAGAATTTAAGTTTTTTACATTCACCACGAAAAACAAAATAGGCTTAGTTTCTTTGTTGTGTTTTCTCCACAACACATCGTCACAATAAAAACCCACTGCTTGAGGTTTTATTGTCTCAAAATAAGTCATAAAAGACTTAGGGTACAAACTTGTTGTCCTACCCAGATAAAATTGCGTTCTGTTCTTAATCAGATTATTGCTCACCATACATTAAATTCTCTGCTTGATCTCCGTTTAACACTTGGGGGGTTTCTCTTACTGGGTTCTTGTAAAACTCAATGGCCTCTATTACTCCGTATTTTCTTTTAGATATTTTCATTGTTTTATTTGCTCCTGTCAAAGTCTTAGTGTGCTCTAAGTATCCGTTAAGGCCAAAATCATACATTCTGTGGGTAAAAGGGACGAGGTGGATAAAATAAGTCCCCACTACTAACCAATATTGAATGATTGATTTACCCTTACGTAAACCTTCACGGTAAAATGCTTTCTGAAAAGGATAGTTTAAATCCCTTGCTACATAAGCCCAACTGTTCAAAGTTTTTGCTGTGGTAAATTTTAGGTCTATTTCCATAATAGCATCTTCTGTCTCTATCACAATATCTGCAAGACCTTTACAATCTAATCCCATGTAAGACCAATACAGTTCTTTTTGGTAAGAAATTGTGTAATCCACATTGGGAAGTAGGTTGTTAATGAACCACTTAGCCTTCACAGCCAAAGATTCTTGGAGTTCTTTCTCTGCTTGAGTCAAAATGAATTTGTCTTCACTTTTTTCAAGAAACTCCCACCAATCATTTGCTTTTGTAATGAAGTTTTTAACTTGACCTTCCGGGGCCAAATTTGGATAGAAGTTTTTATCAGCCAAAAAATCCCCTAGAGACTCTATCTCACTTAAAGGCTTCCACTCATCCACAAATGATTTTAACTTGTAGCAGATGTCAGTCACAGCCTCTGAGGGCCTCTTTCCTTCAAAAAATATAAATGTATCTTCTGGTTCATTTCCGTCCAGTGTTACTAGAGCATCCAAATAAGACCCCAATAAGATACTTATTGAGTCCCATTTATCTCGTTTTCTGCCTTCAAATACATCTTTCAATAAGGATTGATTTATAGCAGGGTGGTCTCGGTAATTTTTGATTCCTTGTAAGGTGTTATATATTGTCACTTTTTCTAATTTTTATTATTAACCATTCATTATTTCCTTCCACACTAGTTACTGCCAATTCCACAGTAGAGAATTTTATACCTACTGGTAATGTAACAGTAATTGACAAAAAGTCCTCTTTAAACCAGTCTTCTAACCAAAACTCAAGTCCTAGTAACTCTGCGTATTTAGCCTCCATAAATTAAACGTATTTTGCTTTTATAATATCAACTAAACTAATGTGTATGCAAGAATCAGATATTGTTTCAATGCTTACATAATCATCATACTCTATTTTATGTTTAACTAAAGCAGAATGAAGTGTTTCTATTTTTTCTTTACCCCAATGTTTAATTTCTATATTCTTATTATACTTTTCTGCTTGATTTAAAAACATCTTTAAATCACCTCTTTTCATTTCTGCTTTTAAGATTTGGTTTTGTATCTCTTCAATGTTTTGTGCAAAGTCTATTTCAAGCAAAAGTTCTCTGTACCCTTCTACTTCGTCTTGTATGTATAAGCCATCTTCATGTATTTGGTTTAACAGATTTGGGTAAAGTTCTTTGATGTCTTTTAATGCTGCTATGGAAAATATTACTTTTATATTAGACCCCAAAACTACCCATTGCATTTCTCCACAACTGATTTTTAAATTTGTGGGAATTCCACTGCATCTAAGAACTTGTTGTACTGAATTAACAAGAGTGGTTCTGTCTGTACTATAAGTTATATTACCTATTATTGTTGTTGTGTACATTTTATTAATTCGTTTCTTGCAAAGTCTACTCCTTTTTCTTTTACAAGATCAGAGGCGTCTTTTGCGGATAAAAATATGATATTGGCGTTTAAATAATAATCTTTCATTTTTTCTGCTGCTAAATGACCTGCTTTGTCATTGTCCATTAAAATATATAATTCCCAAGCATCTTCCCAATAGTCTCGTTTAGGAAAAGAACCTTCATTTTGTACATGAGAAAATGAAAAATCAGTATCTTCTAATAAAGACTCGATAACCAGCATGTCTTTGTGAGACTTAGTTATGAACCATTTCTTAGGGTTGTTAATTACTTCCCATACATCCTCTTTATCTAGTGAAGATTTAAACCGAGGTTTTTCTCGTTCAGGAAAGTATAATTTGTGGCCTTTTTGTCCTTGATAAGCAAATACCAAATCAGAAGGATAATAAGTTTTAGTAACCCCAGAAATTATTTTATAAGATTCTACCTGTAAAACTCTAGTGTCAAGTCTTTCCAAATTGGAAATAGTTACTCCTAGATTTTCCCAGTAATTTACGAACTCCTTACTATACTTCCTGCTTACTACTTCTATTCCACAAGTTACTTGAGTTTCTACTGGCTTTACTTTCATCACCACCCCGCTTTGAATCTGGTTCAAAAGCAATTCTGAGGCTTCTCTGTAACTTAGATTATAAAGTATAGAACAAGCAGTAATCACGTTATAAGTCTTGCCTCTTGAATGGTCGTGAAATAAAATTACATTTCCTGATCTAAAAAACTTACAACCGGGTTTTTTGTCCACCCTGAAAGGATTTCTGTACAATTTGCCAAATGTCACACTTTCGTGCATTAAAAATTCCCAACATAAAATGTTGTTAAGTTCCTCAACCTTGATGTGACCTAGTATCATAGATAAAAATAGGGGTAGCCTTGTGAGCCACCCCTAGATGATTAATAATTAAAATGGTAAATCTGCTCCTTGAGCATCTACTAATGGTAAATCTGTCTCTGTGACTACTGGAGCCTCTGGAGATTCCTGCGTACCGTCTTCTGGCTTTACCAAAACCAAGTCTTTTCCAAGCACCAATTTTTCTTCTACTCCGAATGGTAATTTATAGCCATTTTCCTTCATGTTAGGAATGTTCAAATACCCTTTGTCGTTGTAGTGAAGAATTACTGGAATTTCTTGAGAAGAGTTTGCAGGTATTCCTGCCATAATCTTAACCAAGAATTTTTCTTCGTAAGCACTCACTGAGTCATCAGACTCATTGTCAAAACCTACTAATTTCATTTCTTCAAAACAAGTTTTGAAGTGGGCTTCTGCGGCTTCTATTCCCACGTAAGCAGCAAGGATATTCACATACCCTTTGATTTTTCCTAAGAAATATCCGCGTTGTTTACCAGCAGCGTCATTCTCAAAACTTTTTTTGAGTTGCACCCAACACTTTTTTGCGTTTTCTCCATCTTTGAATACAAACTCTACTTGCCTTCCCCACTGTGAGTCAATTATTGACCAACTGTCAAGTGGTAAATAATTGATACCTGCATTACGTGATGTACCACCTTCAATGGGTTGTACCCCATCCATATTAACTTGTGCCATAATATTGATAAATAAATTGTTGTTTGATAAAAATGTTAAAATAGGAAGATGTTTTCTTTAGTTTTTAATCCAAAATGTATTTTACTCCATTCACGATAATCTCTTCCACTGTATTGATATTTACAGACCTTGGTTGCCCGTCTGTTACTTCAAAATCTACTACTTTAAAAAAGCCGTCTTGTGAAGTAAACTGCAATTTACGTCCTGTAAGCACTCGGAGTTCACCTTCTACATTTCTCGTGATAGGGTTTTTCAGAAGGTCAACAATTACAGTAGATGCTGCTTTTGCCACTCCTTTCTTGCTATTCTTGGCTTCTTCAATTAATGCTAATACTTCATTTGCTTTATCCTCTAGTAACTTGTCGTAAGCCTTTGCACTCAACTCTTTTCCTACTTTACGATAAGTCACTGTGAAAACTTGAGAAGAAATATCATCCCAAATGGTTTTCATACCCTTCAACTTCAAATCTCCAACAACAGCCACAAAGGTATGATCTTTTTTCTGTTGATCTTCAATTTGTTTTTGTGTCCAATACTTGTCTTCTTTGCCCACCTTCACAGTACTTGTAAATTGACTAGCAGAAGTTAAAGATGCTTGAACATACTGGTTGCTAATTTCTACCTCCTCGTTGGTATTAAGGTTGAGCATTACTGCATTTTCCCCCTTTGACCCCAACAACTTGAAGTAAGAAGTTTCACTGAAATACTCTGGGCTTGTTGGTGTGTAACCGCCTACTAGGTTTTTCTTAAAAAACCTACGAGTATCATTGATTCCAAGGTCCATTTCTTTAGAATAAGCATTTAAATTCAACACATATTCATCCATTACCTGTGCTACACCAGCACCTGTGTTGTTGTGAGTAATAATGTTACCCTCTGGAATGCCTATATTTGCAATATTACGAGCATCATTTGTCGTACAAATAAATGTGAAAGTCACATTTTTACTAGTGTAATAATTGATTCTTTCTACCAATAATTTTCTATCCCAACCTAAAGTATAACCTTCTGTGTCATCTCCATCTGTAAAAATACAAATCACTGTTGGAGCCAGTTTATTTTTACTTTCTTCTTGATTTAAGCCCTCTAAAATGCTTATCAAACTTTTATAAAGTGGTGTTGCACCTGTTGCACTTGCAATTCTGTAAATACCTTCTCGAAACTCATCTCTTGCAGAAGTGCTGATTTCCTTAAAAAACTTTTCAGTAAAATCTGATTTCCAAATTTGTTGAACTCCTAGAACAGCATTATCGTACTTAACCCCGCTCATTGAACCACTTGTATCAAGTGCTACTTTTAATACTTTCTTTTTACCAATTGACATCTTCTTCTGTTGTGTTTAAAGATGAGGTAGAATTTGTTTCTTCTGAGATTTCTGTTTCTTCATCCAGTATTCCTAAAGAACCTGTGTAAAACTCAGGATTTTCTGAAAGAGATTTTTCTAAATCAGAAATGGGATTTAAACCTACTTTGTAAATTTCGTTTTCTGGTTCTACACCTATTTCAGTGTTTTCTCTTGCAGTTTGCCAGTTTCTATTTTGTGTTGTACCTACTGTTTCTTCTTGTGTTTCAACAATTTCTGTTTCTACTACATCAACAGGTTTTTCTTTTTTAATGCTCACTACTTCTACATCTGTGTCTTCAAACTGAAAGAATAATTCTTTAATTGCTTTTTCACGTTTTGGTTTTGGCTCCTCAATAGGTTTTTCTTTGCGAGGTCTGCTTGTAAGAGGTTTATTCAGCATTTGCATGACAAAGGCTCCCAAGAATTTTTCTGGTACATCAAGACCTAAATTGGTTTTGATTAATTCTGGAAATTGTTCTGTTGGTATAACAGTTGTTGGTGTGTTGAATACTCCTGACAACCAAGACACTGCTTGTTCTTTAGTCATGGAGATTTTTACAGTTTTTGACACTGTTTCTGGCACTTCTTGTGCTGGTGCGCTCTGCGCGGTGGTTGTTTGCTCTTGCATTTCTTCTTGCATTTTAATTATAATTATTTTGTTCACTTAACCACTCAGAATAAGTGGGTAAATTCATTAATCCATCCTGAATAAAATGAAAATAATCCAACTGTGTGGTTATTTCCTCCCATAAAATTTCTTGATACTGCATTATTTTGCTGGTGTGGTTAAAAATGGAAATATTTTTTCCCAGTGTGCAGTGATTACTTTGTTTTCATCCATTTCAGACATTAAAATAGACTGCCCATCCAAGTACCTTGATTTAAAGTGTGCTTGTCCCTCCATGAAAATAAAGTTTAGATACACTTCATTGTCTTTACGAATTACTTGACCACTTTCTGAAACTAGCCTGACTAAATTAGCAGTGTAAGTTGGCCAAAAATCAATCTCTTTAATGTTGAACTCTGGGCTGTCTTCTGCTTTCCTTTGTGCTTTTAATTTTGCGTGGGCAAGAATTATAGTACAATATTTAGCGTGTTTAAACAATCGTTTTTGAATAAAATCAAAAGCCTGATTGTGGAAATTCCAACCATTTTGTCCTAGGTCAGTAACAGGATCTTTTGACAAGCAAGTTGCTAATTGAGCCGGAGTGTGATTTGGTCCAAATTTAGCATCTGCAAGTTTTTTTGCTGCTGCCTTTCCAATAGTAGTACTGTTGTAAATAGCAGCGGAAATTTGTACTATGAGTTCTTTAAAATCGCTCAAAGTGTCCCATACTACAAAATCGTACTGAACTCCCTTGAGTTTTGCTTCATCCAAATCTTTTATGAGAGAGATGAAAGCCCCATAAAGGTTTGTTTTGAGTTTAAGTGCTTCTTCTTGGAGGTCAACTCTGTACCCTCCAATGTGTTCTGTTCCTCCTTGTAAGTCTATATGAAGGCATTTGTAACCATTCATGTTTAGTTCTTGAATCAAGGTAGATTTACCTGCTCCTGAAAACCCGCTCAACAACATACTTGATGGGTATGTAATAACAGGTTTTGATGGTGTTGTTGGTAGCATTGTGTATAATTTATTTATGTGTATTGTTTTTTAATCTTTCTATTAATTCAACTTCTATAAGTTGCTTAACATGACTATAATTCTCTAAAAAAGTTTCAAACCCTGACCATGTTATAAGCCATCTTAAACTGGCACTGCATTCAACTTTTTTAGGTGCAGGTGATGCTCCAATTTTATCCAGTTCTTTCAAGAATGCAATAAGATCTTTGCTTGTGTGTTTACTGATAGTCTTGTTTACGTTGATAAAAGGTTTTTCATTAATAGGTCTCGAAAACAAGTACTCCGGGCTTATAAAATTTTCCTCACATATTACTGTCAAGTTTACCCAGACTAACCCATCTACAACGACTACTGGCATAACTTTTTTCTCCACCAGAGTATAGAAGCCTTCAAATACTTTCAAAGGTACCCAAGCCACTAACTTTTCATCATCCCACTCTTGTTTAACTTCGTTTTCCTTGAGAAAATAATACAGATCTGTTTTTGTCATAAAAAATTTTCTTTTATTTCTTGTACGTATTTTTTTCCTGCTTCGCTTAATCCACCTGATTTCCAGTATTTAGAATCATCATGTAATCTTTGTACGTTATTTAAGAAATCTACTTCCCATTCTAACATAAACTCTGGAATTAAACTTCGATAATCAGCGTACATTCTTTCATAAATTAATCCATCTACTCCTCCTATTTCATCTGCTAATTGAGCATTTTCTGGTGTCATAAATCTCCCTATTGCACAACCAGTTTGATCTGAATTTTGAGGGGAATAAAAACAACTGCCAAAATCTGAAACACATCTTTTGTTTGGTGCGGAAAAATACTGAATAGTATCTTCCAAAAATTCTGTTTTTGTCATTGAAAATTTTTTAAATTTTGCATAAATTGAGTGTATTCCGGTGTGCCAGTTTTAGGTATCTTAGAAAAATAACCTGATCTACCCGCATTAAACACGTTAGCATGTACGTTTGTCATGCCCCAACGAGATTTTAAAATATTAAGGGTCCTAAGATAATTTCCCCAGTGTTTCAGATCATGCCCATCCCAATTTCTAATATTGTAATCCACACCAGCCGTATTGGCTTTGTTAGGATTAGCAATACCTATAAGATTAAGATAGGCTCTACTTACGGCTTTGTTGATAGCAAGCCCTTGTTCTGTTGGGAGAATGGTTTTATCTTTCCTAGATTCTTGGTTTTCACTAGTAGCATCTTGGTGCTGTACAAAGTTAACTATGTAGTTAAGTTTGATAGCAGCATATTTCCGAAGATTTTCTACTGTGTTCCAAATACCTTCTCTTTGGTCAATTTCTTTCTCCTGTTTATTGATGTAAGACAAGTTATCGACTATGACTACAACAAATTCATCAGGGTCATTAGGTTTATAAGTATCCCAACCATCATTCTCTGGTGATACTTCTTTTCCGTTCTTATAAAACTTACCTCTTTGGGCTGCGAAGGTACGAACATACTTCCAAAATCCAAAGGAATTATAAACATTATCTACGTAATCTACGTACTTTAACATTCTTTTTACCTTGTCCTCAGAAGCCTTAATTAAAGGCAAATGTTTTTCATCAATAGTCCTACCCACACACTCAAAATCTCGAATATTATACTCAATACCATGATCTTTATAAATTCGATTAGAAAGTAAAGAGTATTGGTATTGGCGTGTAGATTCTTCCAATCCAAACCTGATTATCTTTAGGTTTTTCTTGTTATTGATTGCCCAAGGAATAGCGTGATTCTCAAGAACAGCCCTTGTCAAAGCAGATTTAGAAACAGAAGGAGTTCCTGTAAAACAAGTGACATCACCTCTCATTTGGCCCGGAAAATACTCTGTAAACTCTCCCAAGTCAGGAAAAGGTACATAATTTAGTATCCCGTTGACATAATTATGGTGATTCTTCCCTATTATACCCGTTAGCCCATCATACTCATATTTAATTATCGAACTTTGCATAATCTAGTACAAAGTTATTTTTGAGATAATTAGATAATTTGAACCCTTTCTTCACGCCTTTGTAATAATTAATCACTACATTTACTGCTTTTTCTATGTCAAAATCAGGAATCAATTCTGATGCTTTTTCAAATTCTAAGGCGGTTTCTTCCCCACTATTAATCACGCTGTACTCCTGAGGGTTGTTTACATGGCCCATAGAGTCTATTTGAGCATTAGCGGAAAGAAGTCCTATAAACTTTGTAAAGTTTTTGTACTCCTTTTTTTCAAAAAGAGCGTGTTTTAATTCATAACCATTTTCAGTCACGTTAAGAAGCAACATACATTTTTCTGCATCTGCTAAACCTGTGTTGATTAAATAGTCAGAAAGCCTGTAATGAAACAGGATACAAAAAGCAAACCCTTCATCCTGTGAAAGACCTATTTCTTTGAATAGGTCTTTTAATTTACTGTTTAATGCCATTTAGTTCTAATCTTTTTTGCTCAAAATAATTCACTACTTCTGGTATGTGTTTTTTGTAATACGGTTGGTTATTCATGCACCATGCTTGAACTTCTCCCCTTGATTTGAATGGGTTTACATGAGAGTTTCCTTTCATAATCATGTCAAACATAGGTTCCAATTCATTAATGAAATCATTAACAGTCCAACCTTCCCAAATGTGTCTATTCATTGTTGAGTTTGTTTTGAATTGTTAGTTTTGCGTCATCTAAACTAAGTTTATTAACAAACATTGTTTCAAGTTCTTCATTGCTAAAGTATGAAAAAACTTCATTTTTCCATTCATAAAAATGAGAAGAACATTTAGAAATTTCCAAATTAGCAGGTTTTGCATACCTTAAATAAACTCCTCCTATTACATCCCAAGTTGTTCCAGCATCATTAAAGTATGTATCTGGATTGTAATTGATTGGCTTGGTGTTATTCAGACAATCTAATGCTATTGAAAGAAATAACTTTCTTATTAGTTTGTCTTTTTTTGATTGTATTTCTTGAATCAAATCTTCCGAGTATGGAAGCATTCCTAATCTGTCCATTATTTAGTGTTGGCTACGTTAACCCATTCTATATAGTCTGGGTTAAACTTGTTAACAAATTTTTTTACATTGTCTTCATCCTTGGTTCCTCTAAAATACGCTAAAACTAACCTTGGAGTATCATCCAATAAATTACGAGATGCTTTTTGCATAGCATCTGCATCACTTCCGGGTATTTGCAGAATGAAAGATGTGTGTACGTCACGTACAGCAACTCCTCTTGAAAGCATTCCTACGGAAATCAGCACATCTATCTCTTTAGAATTAAATTTGTCCAAAGGATTTTTTTCTCCTTTTTTCAGTTTTAACTTGGAGTGGATCACACAGTCGGGATTAATAAACTCTGCTTGAGGAATAGAATTAGCAAACACAATCACCCTTTCGTTTTCTACCTTGAAAAACTTAAACAAACGTTCAATGTACCTGTTTTTCTTATCTGCTAAGAAATTTTTTCTTTTAAGCCCTGACTGCTTGAGGACATTAAGAGCCATTTCTTTAGGAACCCTGTAATTGCTTACTATCTTTTTTAATTCTTTGTATTCTTCTCCGTAATCTCTCAACTGCTCAAGGTTGTCCAATTTTCGATAATTCTGGACAATTGCATTCCAATACTCAATTTCAGCGTTTACAAGTGAATACCATTCTACTTCTGTACATTGTACATGAAGCCTGATTCCTTTTGTTTTCAGATGCTGGAAATGCTCCCCGTACTTAGCGTATTTAACTGGAAACTTTTGATTTTTACCTATTTGAAACAAACATTCTTGTTTGTCACTCCTCAAACTTAGTCCTAAACACGTAATTTTTGGCACTGGTAAGATCCCGTAAGAAATTGCCATATCCATTGTCACCAAACTTTTAGTGACTTTAGGAGCCAATTTTGCCATAAACTGATTGCTTCTAAAAGTAGGAGTTCCTGTTAAGAAAATAAATCTCTTAATTCCAAGTTCAGACAAAGACGTATAATAATTTTCCGTAATTAAATCAGCCTCGTCACAGATTGCAGTATCCCAATTTCCTTGAACACTTTTTAAAGACTGGTAACAAATGGAATTCCAATTTCCTGTGTAATCCTTGAGGCTGATTTTCCAGTCATCCCTTATAAGTTCTGAATTAGACACTACCAATACTGATTCACCTCCTAAACAGTTAATGGCTCCTCTTGTCTTTCCTACTCTTGGGGCCCAGATTAATGCTATGTTAGCATCCTTTGGGTACTCAAGGCATTTTGCTTGTAATTGGTCTCTAGTCATTATTTATGCTTATCTTCATACCATTCTAAATCTTTTCTACAACCCTTTAATTCATACTTAACGTCTTGTAATTCCATTAGTATATCACTGTATTTTTGTTCCAACTCTGAGTATTTTGCCTCAAGGTTTTCCAAATCTGTTTTAGTTTGTTCTAAAACGTCAACAGTTTGTTTTAATTCATCTACTCTTCTCGCTTCATTGCAACCCCAGTCCCTAAGTGTGGAATTAGAACTGCGTAAATCCTCTAAATAGTCTTCACATCTAGTCAATTCCTCGCTCATTTCTATTGCAAACTCCACCAAATCTTCCCTATTAAGGTCTTTTTTTAAATAGTTTACGTCATAGGTGGCTGCGTTAATTGACTTTATGTACTTGTCAATTTGACCACATGTATTACCAATTGGTTCTCTATTGTGTCTCATTTATTTTTTCTATCATTTTATCAATTAAACTTATCATTTTACCAAGCCTGCCTTCACTTGAAATTTTTAAAAGGCTTTCATCTATTTTGTCAAATTCTTCCTGTGGAACAGTTTTAACAAGTTCTAAAAGTTCTATCTCTTCTTCAAGAGTAGCAGTTAGTTCCTTTCTTTTTGCGAGTAATTCTTCGATTCTAGTCATTGTCTTTCCATAATAGTGTTTGCCCCCATGCTTTTACACATGAGGGCTTTTAAAATGTTTTAAGAAAGTGCGTCTCGAAGTTTTTTCTTTTCTTCCAAGGATAACTTTCTGACTGATTCCATTTCATCTTCTGCAATAAGAGCATCAAGAAGGTTCTTTTGATCCCTTTTTGCTTTTTCTTCTGCACGAGCAGTTAATTTAGCAGTTTCTTCCGCTTGTTTAACACCCATAATGTAAAGAACTATTTCAAGTTTGAAAGTGTTCAATTCATCTTTAGTGTTGGGACTAAGAAAACTAGCCTTTTTAGTTTCCAGACTTGCATTTAAATTAACCGCAATTGTGTCCAATTCCTCTACTTCAAGGAACCATAAATCTTGCAAAGAAGTAACTCCTTTGTGCAAGAAAGTGAGTTTCATTCGGAGAGCCTTCTCCCAATTAATTGTTTGTGACATAATTTATTAAAATGGTAACCCATCGTCTTCTAGGACAGTGGGGGTTGATGATTTGTATTTTTCAATAAAATTTTGTAATTCATTTGGGTAAGGTTTTGTGCTAGGAAATCTGCTGTGAATGATTTCTTGTAAATCTTCTCTGTGTTTAGGAATTCCTTTAAAAGCGTAATGTGCTTTCCACAAAATAATATCAGACAAAGTTTGAAGTTTATAAATAGATCCTTCGTAAGTTTTGTAAACAAAATCACAATCTCTCTCACTTACTTCTACTTTTGTAAAATAACCTTCTGTTTTGTGGTTTAAATTGACTTTGTACCTAAAATCAGAACCAGAAATTTCTTGCGAATTTTTAACTGGTTCTTTATTTAATCTATTTTCTATCAATTTAGTACAGTCTGGCATACAGAAGTCCAAATCAGACATAGTTAAATCTCTCTTTAAATCCACCCCATACAAAAAGAGTGCAATGCTCCCTCCTAAAACTGATTCCGGGTAATTACGTTGAAATTGTTTAAGAACCCCAAGTTTTTCTGCAAAAATCTCTTCTTTTGTGACCATTAGAAATTAATTTTTAAAGTACGATTAAAAGTACCTTTAACTTGAACTGTTAAAGATTTCCCTTTGGTAAAACCCAACCCTGAAAGTTGTTCATCTCCTATTGGGATTTTGGTTTTACTTCCTAGAGTCTCAAATACTTTCCTTTGTTCTGTGAGTTCCTGTGAAAGGTACTCATTAAAGAACCCACGTGTTTCTTCGTCTGATTTTGCGTTTTCTAAAATAAAGAACACATGCTCATTTCCTTGATTAGTTCCCCAATAATTTGGAGATTTCATCACGAAATTTACCTTCTCGAAAGTGTTTAACTTAACCCCCCATTTGCTTGCAGAACCTGTTTTGTTACCTTTAACTTTAACGTTGTGTTCTTCATCCACGGTAAATTCAAAAGCAAGTACGGGTCTTCCAACAGAAGGATTGGTAGTTGACTCAAAGTTATAGATTTCACCATTAACTTCTATTTCGACTTTATAACCTTGGTTATTGTCTGCTCTGCACCTGTAATTATGAATTTCTACTTTGTAAGTACCTGCACTCAGACGCTCTTTAGAAGGGTAAAATATATTTTCTACTGGATTTTTACTGATTGAACTTGCGTTCATATCCACATCTAATTGACCTCCGGTTCTGTTTGATATTTTACTTGCGTAATAAATCTCTACATTATGCCCTCCTACTTTTGGCTCTATCACATGTAAATCCAAATCATCAGAATTGGTCCATCCTAGTGAAATACGCATAAACCCATCTACTTTACCTTTAGCCTCTTTGACTCTTTCTTTGAGAGAATCAGCCACATCATTTGTGTAATACCATGCTGTTTGGTTATCCCATTTGAACATAGTCTTAGGGTTGTCAGAGGTGGTCAAAGTCATAAAATTGGGCAAATGAGTATTTTCCACGTAAGCCTCCAATGAAGTGGCTGTTGGTAACACTTTCTTCTGAAAATCCTCCCATGACATTTCCTCCACTTTACTCAAGTTCTTAGGAGCCTCTTTAATCATTTGAGCAAATACATCTGTTTGAACCTTCTCAGGGTTCTGCCACAATAGGTTTTTGAGTTCCAAATCACTGGCTACTGCTAGTCTTCGATTAAGACACTCTAAGTATCCTAGTTCAGAAAGTTTTTCTTGGGCTGCTTTCACCATAGCAGGTGTGTAAAGACTTGTTGGCCTTTTATAACTTGTTGGTGACATTAATCTTCCAAACTTTTCCACTGCAAAATCCAAATCTTTGTTTTCACTCAAGTCTTGCAAGAAAGTACCTATTGAAATATTCCTGATTCTGAGCACTGATTCTGGTCCTAAAATGTTTTGCCAAATAAAAATATCATTTGGGTTTTTGTCGTATTGAATTTTAAGAGCCAAGAATTTTTCTATGCTGGTTTTAAACTCATTACCTCTTTCTAGTGAGCCTTGGTTTATAAGGTCAAGTGTAGTCTGTAAAACATGTACTGGGATTTCAGTTAACCCACGCTTAAAAACTTGAAAAGTTGCAGTGAAATTTCCTTCTTTGGCTTCTATGCTTCCAGAAACGGGAGAAACTTTAAAAGAATGTTTTAAGTCCAAGTGAAAATGGTCTCTGCGAATAGTACCACTTTCAGTAACTTGGTGGTTGAAATCGGTTCCTATTTTGTTTTCTGAGGTCACGAATAGGTTTTTAATGCTTGCACACTCTACCAATTTCTTCATGTTTTTTAAAGGCGTTTCATAAATACCAAAAACTGGTATATCCCAAATGCTTCTGATTTTTCCTCCTTTAATTTCAACTATGTTACCATAGTGTTTAATAAACGACCTACAACAATTACAATTGTGGTGTTGCCTTTCTGTTTCATCTGGAAACCCATCCAAATAGGCATCCCATAGACTGTCTAACTTTAAATCAACTACATAAAGTTGACCAAAAGTTTTAAAATTTTCTTGAACTTGTGCTTTTAAATCTTTAAACATAATTTACCATTTAATGTGTTGATCGGAGAGTGCATCCCCCCAGTTAATGTAATCTGATTCTTTATACTCTTCCCAATCCTCTCTTTCTTCATCAGAGGCTGAGGATCTTTCAATAAGAAGTTTCCACCATTTCTCTTTAGTGTGCTCTGTGTATAATGGGCATATATTTATTTTCCATTTCTCATACCCCTGTCTAATTTCTACTTGGGCAGGTAATCCATAAAATAAAATTTCTCTACCTTGCTCTTTTTCAGGTTCTAAAAAATTAAAAGGGTGCTCTACCAGAATTGTTTGAAGGTATTGAGCCTTGGCAAATGCAAATGACATTCCATCCGAACTACCAGTGGTTGTGAAAGAATACACTAAAGTTCCATTGCATCTCATTTCACAAACTGTTTGGCTTCTAAAAATAGTTTTATCCCACTTCTCTTTAGTAAAGTTTTTCTGATAAATCTTGATGTCCCAACAGAACCGTTCAATAAAAGAATGATAAGGAACTAATAAACCAGCCTTTATGCCTTCTTCTATTTCATCTTCCCCAAAAGGCATATTCATTAAACTCACCCATTTATCAGATTCTTCACCTTCTATTTCGTGGGTTTGATTTAACAAATAAACTCCTCTTTTTCTTCCGTCTATGATTACTGTGTATTCTGGTTGAATCATTGTACTGTTTTTATTAATTCTTGAAATTTTTTCTGTACTAAACTGTTAACCAAAGATTCTGTTAGTGCCTCATTTGTGAACATTTCATCCACACGAGCAAAAACTGCTGGTTGGAGTAAGGCTCCTAAGTTTCTTGATGCTGAATCTAAATAATCTTTGGTGTGTTTGTTTAAAGCCTCTTTAACCAGTCTTTCAAAATATGGAATATCCATACCCTTAACTTTTCTAGTCAACTCTGCTTGAACTAAATTGAGTGTCTCCTCTCGGATCACACTCATCATTTGTCCTTTAATAAGGTCTTTTACATAAGCCCTTAATTCCTCATCATTTTCTAATTTTAATGATACTGTCATTTTGTGTTTGGAATTATTTGTTCGATTTCTAAATTAGTGGTTTCCCACTTCATTAAATCGTTGTTAAAAATTTTAAGATACGTTTTTTCTTTTTGATTTAAGGTTTCAAAATCTAAAACTTTTGGCATTTCAAAATCTACAAATTTTCCATGCCAAATATCTCCTTGAAGATTGGACAAAAGAATTTCTCCAGACTCGGCTACAAACAATGTAGTTAAGTCTTGATCTCCAAAGAGTTCAATCCTTACTAAATGTGTTTTATACAACCATTCCTCGAATTCATCTTCTGTTTCAAACTTCAAATCTTTAAACTTTGGTTGCTTCTCCCAATAAAGTTCTTGGATTGTTTCCCAGTCATTTCCGTCTGTGTCATAATCACACCAATCTTGTTCTTCTTCATTCCACATTTGTACCGTAATTACATTGCAGTAATCAGGAATTATATTTTCTTTCAAAAGAAACAAATGCTGCTCAGCAAGTACTTTTTCAAGTAGCATTGCTTTTTCTATGGAATCTACTTCCACTTTAAAAGGTTTACAAGGAACCTGCGGGTAATGATATATTTTAAATCTCATATGTTTCATATTCTAGACTGTTATAAATTCCGTACCAATTCCGGTCTAAGTCATCTGAGAAAAGAAATGCTCCTAAAAGAGCATTATTTAAACTGTCATGTTCCTCATGTGGCCATTTACATAATTGTAAAGCCTCTTCTGCCCAAGGGTATAACCTACTTCCGTCTTTATGGACTTGTTCTTTAGCCCATTCAAACCATTCCTTTATTGTTTTGCTCATCTATTTCTTTTTGTTTTATTATGCTATAAATAGTTAACCAACTCTCTTTCTTTTTTCTATTAGATGCATTCCAATTAAAAGCATGTAATAAAGCCTGACTAAGCAATGAAACTTCTTTATTAGGGTACTTAGTTATTTTTAAAGCCTCTTTTGCCCATTCTTCATTACATCCTTCAAACCATTGTTTTATTGTTTGCATAAATTTTGTTTGTAAATGTTCATAATATCATCCTCGGAAAATACATCAAAAAATAAATCGTAAACAGGTTCTAAATCGTGTGTGTAATAACACTCATAGTTCCCTAGTTCGTAGTCTATTGCTTCTTCTTTGCATTCTAATACTTCTTTTTTGAACCAGAAATCCAGTTCTATCATGTCTAGTAAGTACGTTTGTTTGTTCTCACTAGGTAAGTACCCTCCACTCCCTATGGCTACTACTCCATTTTCAGCAGGTGTTTGATTTTCTAAATATTGTTTCTGAGAAAAAGCAAAAAACACTTTGTTTCTTTCTAAGATTTCTGAAACTCTTTTGGTTTGTTCTGCTTTTAGTTCTTGGTATGTCATAATGCACTTTGTAAAATTTTTGAGTGAATGGATTTTAGTTCCTTGAGAGACAAGCCGGGTAAAAGGTATTGAAGATGTTTTAATACATGTTTTTTGTCTATTTCATCTTGTAAAACTTGACTATTTGAATAGCATTTGAATTTTTGGTTTTCAAGAGTTTCTATGTTAAATTCTAAATTTTTAAATGTAAACCCTTCCAACTTGAAATAAATATCTCCTATCTCTACTACTTTTGCTTTAGTGCATATTCTTACCCCACCTCTGTATTGAGTTTTTGTAGTTACAATTAACTCTTGCCCTAATTTTATTTTATTTTCCATTAGTGTATCCAGTATTTACCAGTAGCAGCATCACCAGTAAATTTTACATCATTACTGTATCGAGCACCTGCACTGACCATTAATTCTTTGATTTTTGTTCCTACATATTCACTCTCTGGTTCCTTACATACTGCAAGAAATTCGTCGTGAATAATCAATATAACTCTAATTTTGGCTCTAACCATAAGACACAAAGCAATTTTGGTCATTTCTGAACAACCTCCTTGTATTCCAAAGTTTAATGCCCTTCTCTCTAGTTTGCCTTTTAAAGTCATTACTCGTTTCCACAAAGGGCCTAACTCTGGGTGTTTTGCGTACAATTCATCCTTTAAAGCCTGTTTTTGCTCCAATAAATCTGCTTTTTGTTCTTTGGTTAAATTACCTTTGAGAGCAACATTAATCTTCTTGGATTTCTCATTGTGTTCCTCCGTATAATAAGACCTTGCTAAAGTCTCACTGTCTTTCATCTCTTTAAATTCAGGAAAGAAATATCTTTTTTTAGTGTAAGGGCTTATTTCTATCCATCCGTTATCTGTTGCTGCTTTTTTTCTCTTGGCAAAGTTTTCCCTCAAGCCGGGAAAACCATCCAAAAATCCGTCTATAAATTTTATGGCTTCTGATTCTTCGATTCCTAGTTCCTGAGACACTGAAAAAGAACCTTTTCCATAGTTAATACCAAAAGTCAAAGTTTTGCTTATGGTCCTTTCTTTGGGGTGAGTTTTCTTAGTGATTAAAAGAGTAGGATCATTCTTTACAACTCTCATCATATTTGTGGCACTGAACGCATGGAAATCCGCACCAAAGATTTCATTACCTTTAATAAAAAAGTCTTTCATGTTTTGAAGATTGGCCAAAACAGAAAGGTATCTTATTTCCTGACTCTCAAAGTCCACTGCAACCATGTCTTCATTTTCTTCACTGATGAAAAGTTTTCTCCATTCTTTTCCTGCTGGCACGTTCTGTAAATTGGGCGAACTACTGCTCATTCTGCCAGTATTCATATACTGACGGAAATTAGTGTGAATTTTTCCAGTGATAGGGTGAACCCACCTAAGATATTTGGAGCCAAATGTAGTAGTTAACATCTGGTACTTCTTGAAGACTAGGAAATTAAGAATTAAAGCCTGAGTATCATTCTTATCCTTAAACTCAATAGTTTCAGAGTTTTGGAATTTCTCCTTATTCTCGTTTGTAAGGAGTTTAAACAGTGCTTTGGCTCCCACAGTCCAATCCATCTTCCCAGTTTGCTTAGACTTCTCTTTGGGGCAAATATCCAGCCCTCTGAATAGTTTAATAACTTGATTCGGAGACTGCCAATCTATCCCGCATGTTTCCTCGTTAGAGAAGAGATCAACTCCTGACGTATAATTCGGAAAATAACTGATAATGTACTTGTCAAGTATTTTCTTTTTCTCCCTATATTTCTCAAGGTTTATTTTTTCAAGTGCCAACCATCCTTCTATGTCAACTTTAATTCCTTCCCTTTCCACTTGAGCCAAGGCTAAAACAGTTTCGTTTTCCACTGCAAATCCCTTTAGAGGAAGATACAATTCACCATTTACTGTTGTTCCTTGTTTCTGTCGATTGTAGATTTTAAGTGGTAAATCCAAATCAGATGCACCATACAAAATCTGCTTCTCTGTGAAAGGCTTATCACCCCACTCTACAAATTGAGTTCTTATTGACTTGTCAACAAAAACCTTTTCTTCTTTACCGTCTAAAAAATCTAATTCCTCTTCTTCCTCTTCTTCTATATCAAACAATTCAGGCAAGATATTAGATTGAATTAAACCGTATCTTTTTGCTGTTGCCTCCAAGGAGTAAGAATAATTCCATCCGTTGTGTAAGACCCGTTCTATAATCATGGTGTCCCATACATTATAGAGCGTAAGATCTAATTCTAAAAGATGCTTGGCATCAAATTTTGCATTATGAAGAATCTTTAGTATAGGCCCTTCTAACACTGGTTTTAAAAACCTCACATCTATTATTCGTGCGTCAATAATGTATTTCCTTTCTTGGTTTCCTATTTGCAACATAATAATATTGCTCAATTTAGGATCCAATCCAGACCTGTACACTGATTCATCATAAGTACCTTTAGGGTACTTTCTTGTAGTCTCTGTGTCTAAGACTAACACTTGCTGTTTTAAGCACCAATCCAGACATTCCTGTGGACTTGCGTGCTCAAAGTTTTCTTCTGTTTTACCTATGTATTTTATCATATTTAGTCCGTCCAGAAATTTTTTTATCTTAGTCTAGCAATACTGGTTTCCCAATACTGCTAGACATATGATTACTCTTATACTTCTGTTTTTTTCTTTCTTCCTCTTTTTGGTTTTACTTCTTCTGTTTTCTTCACATCCTCAAGTATTTCAACTGCTGCTGCTTGTACACCTTCTCCAATTTCTTCTGGCACTCCATCAAAGTTGTTGAGATATGCTTCATTACTTACTAGAGCATTATTAGAAACATCTACAAAGTTTGCAATTGCTTCTAAGGTGGCATCTTGTGCAGTAAATTTACCATAGCCCATTTTTTTAGTGGCAACCTCAAGTCCTCCACGGATTGCAAGGTTTAATCCAGAATTTGAAAGTTTGTTAGGATCTGTAACAGGGCGGTAAGTCCTGCCATAGGCAGTCAATTTCCTACTTCCTTGCTGGAGAAGACCTAAGTTTTCAAGATTTTTAATATCTTGAGTGCTTGGCTTGAAAGTAAACGTGCCATTATTATATTCTACTTGTTCTCCTCCATTTTGAAGGAGCAACAATAAAATGTGTGTTGTGCTGTGCATAAGTTTAGATTTTTAGGCTAGACAAATTAATGTCTAGATTTTATTAAGAAATTTTAATTACATCTTTTCTTGGAAGTCCTCTGGTACTAGGTCACTTTCTTCTTCTACTTCTTCTTTTACTGGTGCTTGAGAAACTGGTGTACCTTGAATAGTGATTAAATTGCTACCAAGACCCATTTTAGTAAGCATCAATTGCGCCATTTGATTGCTCATTTGCTCAATAACACGAGTTTCCATAGATTTTACGCAACTAAGATTTACTACAATCTTTCCAGACTGTGAACAGATTTGTCCTCCTACCATCTCATCTCCTTTTTCATAGAATTGTACTGTTGCAGTGCCTCCTTGATAATCTTTTGGGTTTCCTTCATTGTTGTTTGCAAACTGTCGTTGGCTTACGTTTGCAATGACTTCATTACCTTTAGCATCTACTCCTGCAATTCTAACACGGTTTTGCACGTTACCAGTTACTTTACTGGTCAATGGGTACACGGAAACTTCTGTGATTGAAATTTGAACTTTCATAAAAAATAGTTTAAAAATTAAAATTAATATGTGAAATGATGATAAAACCCTTTCTTCTTGTAACCTTTTCTTTGCACTTTATTAAAGTGCGTTTTTGTGTCCTGATTTGAAGCATAAAATCTAACCCTATAAGGGTTTTTCCAAGCCTCAATAGAGGCCATAAGATTTTGCTTGTGTTCAGGAGTATCCCTGTATTCTATTTTTGGGTGTTTAAAACCCCAAAACTGTTTCTTTTCAAACAGATACACTTTCCAAGTAACTCCCAAGGATTTAGAGCCAGTAACCACACAAGAAGCCACGTGTACTTTTTCATCAAAAGTACATTCTGGGCATTCTCTGTTGATTAACATGGCTAAAGCCTTTACGGAATCAGCATGAAAAATGTTTTTTTCAGGTTTATAATAGACTATATCTATTTCATTTAAGGCGTATTCAGGAATGATTTCTTCCTGAATTTTGCCACTTAAAAAGATTAGAAAAATAAGATGTTTTAGCATAATAATTGAATTAAGCCCGCTATGAGCATGAAAATAAAGGGAGCCACTAATACTAGCAACTCCCAGTTTTCATTTATCAAATCGGTGGAGATCATATTTTTCAATGACACCAATGAGTTTTTCAGCGTATGTTTTATCCGTTGCATAACCACAAGATTTTAAACCATAAGCATATTTACGGTAATCATTACCGTATTTTTTAAGTTTTGCGTAACCTTTTTTGCTTAATAACTGAGAGTGAGCCTCAAAACTTTCTCTAACATTTTTGTATTTTCTGAAAAAATCTTTATGGCTGTCATCTTTGTGATTTGTGCAATGCCCTTTTCGACAATTTCGAGAAAAACATTTCATCCCAAAATGGTTATTGTTGCCTTTAGCCAATTTACTAGTTCCTGCTTTTCCTTCTATTAATCCTTGAGCAAGAGTTATGCTTGCTGGGATTTTATATTTTGCTTGTTGCTCTTGAGCCAGCCCACTGTAATTTTTTATGTAAGCCTTTGCTAAAACATTAAAATCATCAGTATCTGGTACGTAAGGCTTAACATCATCAGCAGTTATTAAAGTTGCTGTTTTTGTAACTGGAATTGTTGGGTTTACTGATGTATCATGCCAAAATCTACCAGTAGCAGCAAGCAAAAGTACTCCAATAAATGAACATACAGACACATAATTGTAATTTATCTTGAAATTCAGTTTTGATTTCAAGATTTCTTTCCAATTTTTCTGAGGTGGATTATACGGGATAAGACTATTGTTGGCCATAATCATTGATGTTGTTAAAAGTTTTATCTATGCGCTCAAGCCCAGATTGCACTTTTGTGAAATGTTTTATTTTCTGGGCTAAAATGTCTGTGTACCTTTCAGCCTCTTCTGGTTCACTTTTAATGATTAGGGCAGTAAAATGCTGAAATACAGCCTCAAGTGAGGTCTTTATTTGAGCATTTGCTGTGACATTAACAGTTTCAAGAATAGTTTCTTGTACAGTTTGTTTTTTCTTGTTAGCAAGAAAACCAAGGATAAATCCAATTAGGACTATCATAAAATAAAAAATTATATCTGTCATGCGTTTAAAATTTAAAAATTAAAGATAAAAAATAAATGCACCTTAACCCAAGTGCGGGGAATCATTTAACGGTCACTTTCACTTCTATGATTACACCTTGAGGAAAATCCTCGAACCTTCCTTTCATGTGTTATCATAGAAATTCAGTTTTGTTGTTTTTTTGTGTCCAGATACATTACTAACATGAGTTCACAAGCAAGCAACGATAAGAAATTAGTTCCTACCGTGCCTGCTTGCTCCCATTTCACACCCAAATAAATCACAATCAGAACCGTCAAAAACAGTTCTAATAGTAACGTTCTGTTTAGTTTGGGCATAAACAAGTTTTTCTGTATGGTTCACCTATTGCTTGAGTTTTAGTGCTTTCCTCTCTGATAGCGAGATAAAAACAGGTTCTAATTCCCTTTTTGTTAGGTTTTGTTTTTTGATACACTTTGTATTCCACAGAGGGAATTGTGTTGCTTTGCAAAGTTCCTACGAGTTTAGAGTCTTTATAAAGATCTTTTACCACTTTATAGAGAGGTAATCCATCTCTCTGTCCGGTTATTTCCACTTTTTGAGAAAATACAGAGACTGAAAATAGACATAATACTGCTAAAATTAAATTTTTCATATTTAAAAATGTTTAATAAGTGAATTGATGCTCAGCCCCATCCTTATAGATTATGGTAAAAGGCTCAAACCAAATGCGTTCTATTTTTGAGTCTTCATCAACAGGCCAGCAATCATTTGTACCCCTGATAAAATAGTCGTCTACAATAGTTCTGTCTCCTTGCTTGACTAAAATGTGTGCAGAAGCACCAGTTGAAGAAATTCTTACTATTGATTGTACTTTTAATCCAAAATACAAAGCCCCATGCACTGCTGAATGAACTGTAAAAGTATCTGTGTTTACTACCGTAGGAATTTCTGTAACCTTGGGTGTTTGCTGGCAACTAACCAACAAAATTAAAATTAGTAGTTTATACATTAAAGTGATTTTAAGTAGGCTTCTAAAGCCTCGGTGATTTTAATACGAGTTTCATTTGTGTGCACTGGTAACTCAAGCAGTCGTTCTAACTCTGAATTCCTATATCCCAAACCTGATGCTATTGCGTAAGCAGTAGTTAGATCTTGAACAGTTGGAACCCTTGCAGAAATTAATTTTTGAATCTGAGTGATCTCTTCCTCGAAGTTATCTGCTTTAGCATTTACTGCATTGTTGTAGAGAATTTCAAAATCAGTCTGCATTTTTACTCTTTGCCTGCCAGTAGCATCATACCCTGCAAATTGAGTTTTAGCCTTTTGATAAGAGTCAAACTCTGCGAGACATTGTTCAAACTGTTCAGATGCTTCTGGGTTTCTTCGAGAAAAATGCTGGATTAAAACTATAATATTTTCACGAGTATATTGACTACTAATTTCAGACTTTGCACTTGTAGTGCTCACAACACTAAAACCTTTTATACCAAATGCTATATGAGTTAAAGCCCTAACAATTTGGTTTCTTGCAACAGTATAATCCCTAGGATCAAGTAACCCCCTTAAATTTGATTCTTCATTCCTTACCCAGCGAGCAGATAAAAGAATAGTTTGTTCATATACATCGCCATCCATTTCAAGGAATGCGTCAATACACTCTTGGATTTTACCTGCTGCAATTAATTTTTGATATTGATTCATTAAATTAGAAAATTTATAATTTGAAAAATAATAATTGAACCACAATAAACAACGTGATAAACCACTGTCATTACCCCATACAATATAAACGCAGGGTTTAAATAATCTGGAATTAGAGATGGGTAGTCTAAAATGTCCTTAAATGGTGTATTGCTAAGTTTAGCCATTATGTAAACACATAAGACTATTATTGAAAATATAAGAAACATCCAAATATTTTTAAAAGTAATAAAAGAGCATACCAAATCCCCTGAATAAAATGAAAAAGAAAAAACCCAGTCCCGTAAAGAATTAACATTGCTGTAAAATCATCCACTGAGTGAACACTGACAGATTTGTGAAATGGCTTCTTTTTTACTTTAGAAATAAGGTACATAAAAAGTATCGAAACACTTAGTACAAGCCATAAAATGTCACAAACTAAATACGCTTGTTGGTTAATTACAAAGTTCATATAATTTTTAAAGATTCTGAGGCTCTACTAAGGGCTACATATAAACACTTCTTCCTGAGTAAAGGATCACCTATTTTAAGAATGTCCAAAAGATCTACTGTTGGTGATTGAAAAGTCTGCCCTTGTGACTTATGGGTAGTCATAGCATACGCTAAATCAACCTCCGGGTATAAATCTTTCATTTTGAAATACTCCCTCCATAATTTCTGGTCTGCCAGTTTTTTCATGTAAGCATCTAAAACTGTTCTGTCTTCCAAGTAGTTGACTTTAAACTCCTTAAAACTTTTTAGAGTCAAAACTCGGTTCAAAACATTTTTTCCTTGGATTTTGATCTTTTTTTCTTCCACTTTAAGCGGAAAAAAAGTCTTACCATTCTTCAATAAAAATTTCCCTATCTGCTTGTCGTAGCAAATATTCTCGTCTGCAACAAATTTAGTCTCTGTGCTAATTGGGGAATTTCCTCTAATTAGTGTGTTGTAAGTTTTCCGTGTGTTTCGTGTGTAAGTCAAAACCAAATCATCCGTAGTCAGCATGCTTTGATTGATTTCAATTACGTTGTCTTTAAAATCAAACTTAATTTCAGAAATTTCATCTGCTGGAGTTTCATACACCAATTCGATCAAGTCAAATAGTGCATTACCTTGACCACATCTCATGTTCACCAATAATTCATAACAAGGCAAGTGGTCAAAAATACAAAAATTCTCATCTCCAATTGGAGGCAGTTGACCTTTATCCCCCACGAAGAGAAATCTTGCATTAGGGTAATTGGATTTTAACTTCAAGTAATCTTTCTGCGTAAGCATTCCTGCCTCATCAATGACTATGTAATATCTTTTAGTCTCTACGAAATCAGCAGGATTAAAGAAAACTTCTCCTGTGGTAAAATCCCTCTCTTGTTTCTTACCAAGAAGAGAAGCATTTGTTACACAATACTTCCCGGTGGTTTCCCACACCTTTGCTGCTGCTGTATGAGTAGGTGCTGCAAGAATTATATCTGGTATTCCTTCAATAACTGCTTTTAAACAGGTGGATTTTCCAACTCCACTGCGGCCTATAAGACAGCAGTCCGTAAGATGGTTTCTCACGGACTGCACAACCTCTTCTTGATGATTTGTTAGGTTCATTTTGATGATTGTGTAGGTTGTCCCCAATAAAGATGGGTGTTATACAGTATCAACTCTCCATCAGCAATTTGAGCCACTGGAATACCATGGCGAAAAAAAGTGTAATTAAGATAACACTTTTTCATTTCATACCTCTCACGTGCCTCACATTCAAGCATTACACTTGAATATGGAGTTTCAATAAATAGATGACCTGATTTAAAACAGGCTTCTGAGTATTCATTACTACCTGTCTGGGAATAAAGCAGGCTTGTTAGGCACAAGCATAAGCCTAAGAGTAATTTTTTCATAGTTTTATTTGTTTATTATTGTGTCCCCTAAATGAAAACCATTTGGGGCCGTAATTGTACCACCTATAATTACATTTTTTTGATGAGTGGTTTTTGTTTGACTTGAAATTGTAATATTCAGCCGGGTTTCTACATAATTAGTAGATGCTTCAATGATTTTGTTAGTGTCACCTTGAAGTTCATACCATTCTTGGAATTGTTCATCCGTAGCACCCAATTTGCCCATTTCAAAGGCTTCTCTCAACAGTTTTTTAATCGTTAGCATAATTTATCATAAAGTTTAAAAAATCTTTTCGGATTTCAATGTTATTTTCTTTTGTTTTGCCTACTATTGAAAACAAGGAAACATACCCTATTTTCGTTTTCTTGTACTTAGATTGATTGAGAAACTTTCTTGCTGCTTCTCTTAAAGGCTCTTGTTCTGTAATAGAACTTTGACTATAATATTCGTCAAATGTTTTAGAACCTGAACAAATATGAATTGCATACTGGTCTTTAATAGTACTTTCAAGTTCTAACCACTCCAAGTACTCTTTCTGAACTTTTAGCCAAAATTCCTTATTGTGCATTTTGAATTGCATAATTTAAAAAGTCTTTTCTTGTTTTTATTGCAACTTCATAAGAATAAGGGTTATTTACAAACAATAAATTTACTCCTAATTCTACATTAGTTATGCAATAATAATCAAGAAATTCTTTTGCTAATGCTCGGATTTCTTCTCTTTGTTTTTCCCAAGCCTCCTCAAAAAGTTTAGAGGCTCCGCAAATAGTGGTTATTAGTGAATTTCTGTCATTTGTGTAATGCTCATAGTCACTTAAAACCTGCTCCCAAAATTCCTTGTTTAGTTTCATAATTAATTTTTGTTTGTTTTAGCACCCTCTTACACCCTTTTTCGTTTCCTTGTATAAATATAAATACAAATGCGGATTAGTGTATTATACAATGCTACCATTGCATTGCTGTAAGTTAGGGTCACGTAATAATAATTTTCACTGTAACGACTTTAATTAAGAGGTCATAACTTCAATTTTAGTGTTTGTTACTACTTGCTGAGAAATACTTTCGTACCCAAGTCCTCACGGATATTGGCTCATTCACACTTTAAGAGTACATGCTTACTCTTTCAAGACATGGTTTCCTTTCTCAAGGGAAAAGTGTGTCTAGGATTACTCCGTTCAACTTACCCACCTATTAGAACCCAACAACAAGTCGGATAATTAGGTATGAACACCTTGTCAATTCAAGGTTAATATTTTGATACAGTTCCAACTCCTTTTGTGTTGGTGCGTGACTAAGCCCCACATTAAGTATCCGGCTCAATGTTTTGCCGTGTAAATAGTAAAACTTCAATCTTTGTAAAACTACATCTTCCAGAATCTTAATGCCTGATGGACGGTGTAGTATTCTGAGTATAATTCGTTGGTTTCAATTCCACTCATACTCTTATTACATTATTTTATTTCAACTTCTGTGTCTCTGTCTATCCAGTAACTAATTTTAGTCTGGAATTTACCACCGAGTTTCTTGTGGAATTTTAACATTTTTGCTCCTTTTTTTGGAGCAGGATTTTCAAGCCTGTTGTAATCACTTTTTACTATCCATCTTTCTACATCTTCTAGGTTGGCTATTGTGCCTTCTAAAAGGCATTCATAGCCTTTATAAAAGAAAACAGTTCCTACTTCGAGTAGCCATAATTGTTCTTTCATACTTCATAAAAAGGTTTGTAAGTACTAGGATCATTATACTTAAAATCAGTGGGTACTCCATGTTTTAAGAAATACTCAATACGATTGACAGCACCTTCTGGTGTGTTGTTTGCGCATATCCTCTAAAATTTCTTTTTCCTTATGTGTTATCATAGTGCAAAAATGATTAAGAAATCAATAATGATTCCTAGATTGAACATTAATAATGAGGATGCTTTAAACCAAATTTTATCACCTATGTAAATATTTGAAGTACTTCCCCATCCTGTATTTACATAAGCATCGTGACTTAAACCTAAAGCATTACGTAAATCAGTTCCAAGAAAAATCCATTGAAACAGCCAACACCAATAAATAAAATAAATAACTGCTTTTAATTTTTTCAAAAACATATTAATAATATTTAGTTGTAAATTTTAACAATCCCCAACTATCAAGATTTTCAGTACTGAAAGTCTCTCTGACTAAAGTATCTCCAGATGGATAATACCGAATTAATCTTTCCGTGAGGTTGAATGTATCCTTGTTAAAACTCCCAAAATAAAAGTTACCTTGAGTGTCAAACATACCATCTTCACGGAATTGAAAATGATTAACTTCATAGATTAAGGACTGCGGAAAAGCCACTGGCATTGTAGTTGCCATTCTTAAACGGAACTCTGTGTTCCATTCAGTTTTCATTAGTTCCGTTTCAACTTTCAGCGTGTCTTTTTGACATGAGCAAAAGACTAAACTCAACAATAATAAATATTTCATAACGTATATTTTTTGCAAAGATAGAGTATTTGTTAGATACTCTATCTTTTTTAACTAAACTGGCAACATCCAGTTTTTAAAATTCATTGTGTACCCCGGCTCCTCTGGGTAATTTTTGTCTTCTCGAATATCAACCCATAAATCTCCGTTTTTGAAACGTTTATTAGGAACAGATTTAATTGTAGTACCAATGTAACCCCAATCCCAAGGAAAATTAGGAATTTCAGTTCTAAACCCTCCTGATTTCTCAGTAATTAACTCGTTGGCAAAGATTACTACATGGTCTCTATCTGCTGTTTCCTCAATTTTTTCCTCACCGTGTATTTCCATCATATTGAGAAAGAGTTTGTCTGTGAGTTGATTCTGTTCGTACTCAATAAGAATAGGCTGAGATTTCATATCAAACCCCGCAGGAATCTCAACACACAACCAACTGAAATCTTTGTATAATCGAATCATTTTAGGCAACCATGAAGGCACTGTTTGCTCATGGTGAAGCAAAAACTCAATAAGATTTTCAGGCTCAACATCCGCCATTTGATATGCTCCTACTTGAGTAAAACTTTTGCTTTTAGTGCTCCTAGTATTTTCTACTTCTTTCTCACCAACTTGGATTGCCAAAAGATCAAGAAACTCTGCATAAGCAGTAGTATCGTGAAATTTTATTGCATCAGTAGGTTGTGGTAAAAGCAACATGGATTTTTCTGGGGATGTTACTTTCATCTGATAAGCCATCCACCTACGTAACCCTCTGTGGGCTACTAGTATTTTTGTGGCTCCTGCTTGCGTTTCTTTATTAAATATGCACATAATTATTGTTTTATAACCCATTCCAAAAATGGAATACGGGATTGTTTAACAAATTGAGTATTTTCTAAAAGACTGGCAAAAAGAACAGTTTTTTCAATGGTTAAAGAGTATCGTTTAACAAGTTCAGGATTCTGTGCAAGAAATACTTTTCCGAGACTCATTATTTCCTTATTTGGGACAAACTCATCTGGATTTTTTTCATCTGGTTGCCACCAAACTTTTTTAAATGTGGGAGAGGCATGACACAAATATGAACAATAAAAATTGTCTGCTTCATATTCGGCTTTTACTTGTTGCCAAAACTGTTTATTGATTTCCATAACTTTGTATTTTTTGTATCAATTCTGTGTTTCTGTCGTTTTCTAAACGAGAATACAGAACTGATTTGTTAAATGAAGGGCATTTTGAGGTACTCCATTTACCTGTGAAAGTACTTAAAATTATTTCTATTTCCTCTGCTTTTACATGACCAGACAGCAACAAATGTGCCTCTGATACAGTAAATTTTTCTTGGTTTTTTCTCATCAATAAGATAAGGTCTTGTTTTGCATAAGCACTTTCAAGTCCTTTGTCTGCGCATTGAACAAAGAAAAACAAAAGAAAAATAAGCATTAATTTCGTCAATAGTGTTTGACACACGCATAGGAAATTTCCTATCCAACCCGTGCCGTTACATTTTTTGCAACTCATATAATTCGTTTTTTATAATCCAATTAATAAATTGTGTTTTTAGTTGATAATCATTTCCTTCATGTCTGGAAAATAAAAGGTGCTCAAGAGTACTATAATTAAAATTGAATGAATTGTCCTCCATAAACTTTTCTTCAAGTTCTTTTACTTTTAATCTGGACTCTTTATTATCCCACATTTTTTCAAAAGTTTCAGAACCATGACAAAGAAATACTTGCCCTTTGGATTCAGAGTATTCTTTTCGGACTGTAAGCCAAAAATCTTTTGATAGTTTTTCCATTTTTTAAATGTTAAATGTTAAAAATCCTAGTCCCACTTTACAGCAGTCCTAGGTTACCAACCCGTTTCGGGAGAGAGTACTGGATTTGAACCAGCATACCGTATAGCAAATACTGGCCTTTACTTTAAGGCTAACTCCCTCATACTTTTATAGTTTGCTGATTTATAGCAAACTTTTTACCTCAATAGAATCTATTTAGGTATAAGACTGCCTTGCTTTACAACAAGACAGTCTAAATCTAACAAGTTTTTCCAATTATTTCGTAATCAGGAAAGGACTTGAACCTTTAGTGTTAGAGACATTGGTGCATTCCTGCCTTTTACCTAACGTGGTAAACCTTGCATACCACTGCATTTACATTCTGCTACCCGATCTTTTCTAATATTTCGTAATCAGGGAGAGTCTCGAACTCTCAAGCAACTGCATAAAATTGCTACCATCAGACCTTACCTCGCTCAATGCCCTCGCGTTACAACTATTTCTAGTTCAAAGTCTTTTGATTAGTGTTTAACTTTCCACCACCTGATTCCATTCAATAAACTTTTGTTTATTGAATAATTAAACTTTTTGGATCTCCCAAAACAAATACTTTGTTAGGTGATGCACTCAAACTCCAATAAACATCTAAGGCTTTGTTCCTAAGATAAGCCTCAGTGTAACCTGCTGTTTGAACCAACATTTTCTTTTTTTGGATTTGTGCTAGAATTACTTCTGCTTTTGCGTTTTCAACTGCTGCTAAAGTTTTTTTAGTTTGCTCTTGTGCTAGTAACCTGTCATTAATAGCCTGTTGTAAAGAAGCAGGAGGATCCAATGTCAAACTAAATTGACTTAGACTGATACCATACTCCTTGTCTAAACGTGTTGCTAATTTTGTTTGAATCATAGTCTCAAAGCCAGTTCTATTAAATAGAATAGTATCTGATGAAAATGACCCAACAGTGTACCTGATAGCATCCACAGATTCTTTCAAAATAATCTGTGCAATTGCCTTTTGAAAATCTTCTTCGCTCTTATAAGCACTAAATTTAAACGCAAACTTTTGACAAGCCTCGTTAGTCCTAATTAAAGCAACAAGTACGGATGGGTCACAAGTAAATGAAACGCCATCTTTTGTAGATACTTGAAAAGGATCAACTGGCACTCCAAAAGACTGTCCCGGAAATTCAAGATTCCAAGAACTTGCGGACCAATCTGATGGGAATTTACCATAGACTAAGGCATAGTCGGCTGGTTCATGCCCAAAATTTTCTACTCTTACCCCAATTTTGTCTGATGCAATAAAATTACATGCTGTAAACAACAACGGAATAAAAATAAAGAAATTGGCCAATTTACGCCAGTTAACTGCAATAACAGCGACTACAATAAAGAATAACACATAAGGCAAAAACACTACTGGGCCTTTAGCATAAGTTGCAAGTTTCTGCAACCCAAAAACAATCAGCAATAATACAAAAATCAATGAAAACGTTTTTAAATTTATCTATATAATAAATGGTTGGTGACTACTAAAACTGACTCTATTTTCCAACAGGTCAGATAAATCAAAACATGAAAAAAATCTACTTCTTAAAGTATTCTGCACCGAGTACAGGAATACTAATATCTTTTATTGCTGTGAATCCCTCAGAGGCTATCCTGATCCAATCTTCTGGTTTTCTGTCTTTATAGAACAAAATTGATTTCGGGTCCCTGCTTACAATGTGCATAGCCAACCCATGTACATGCTCTAGTCCTACTTTCAAACTCACAAGATATTCTTGTAAATTTGAACATAAAAATCTTTCTTTCCTGTCTTGTGGCCAATCTGAATCTACAATAGTAGAAATCTCTCTGGCGTTCAAATATGTTTTACTGAATATTTCTTGCATAATTTTAATAATTTAGTACCCCGTAGAGGATTTGCACCCCTGTGACTCCCTTAGAAGAGGAGCATATTGTCTGCTATATGAACGGGGCTAGTACAGTTTCACTTACAACCTATTGGGTAGAAACTGATAAACGGGTGTTTGCACCTCACTGGTGTTTGCTTATACCCGAAGTATAAGACAAACTTCGTCTCTGTTTTAATCAAATCTAAACTTGTGGTGTCCTACTTCACTATTTGAAAATTGGAACCCAAGCAATTGTAACTTAGTCACTAATTTATGCCCTACGCCTTGTACATTATAAACAGATACTATTAATGCCCTTTCTGAATTTTTAACAAAACATTTTGCACCTTCTGTGTAAATGCGTAAATGCTCCCCCCACAACTCCTCTTGTTCAAGAAGAGTTAAAAGAATGATTTGCTTTTTAGTTACAGAATCCGTGTTTTCCATCTGTTTCGTTTTTTGTAAATGATACATAGTCGAGTGACCCATTTTCCATCCACAGACTTGTCTATGTAATGATAAACAGTACGCCCTTTATAAGTCCATATAGTAGGTAATAACCCATTATATTGTGCATAAGCCACAGAATCCTCTGATGGTTTAACTAGTTCATTTCCTACCAAACAATAAACATGGTTGGTTAAAGGAAGGGTGTCTTGTGCTGTTGCCATAAAAGGCAAGAGGAGAAAAATAAAAAGGTATTTCATTATTTAAATGTTTTAACAAACTCCATAATAGAATCTAAGGTGTCAAAGGTAGCCATAAACCCAGTATTATGTCGGAAAATAAACCCTTCAAAATCTTTTGCAGTTTCCGGTACTACTTTGTTTACAATTTTTGCAGCCACTACTTGCCATCCGCTAGGATGAGGCATGACTGCAAATTCATATTCCCCTTTTTCTTTCCAAATAGGGGAGAACTTAGGAAACAATGCTATTCCATTTATTACTGTGTGTTCGGAATACTCTTTTTCTGCTTTGGCTTTTTCAAGAGCAGATTCTTTTTCGTTCCTAATAACAGCCATAGCAAATTGAACTGCCCTTTCAAATTGTGTATCTTGACGAACACTATCGAAAGGATCCCTATTAAATCCCGCTATAAGATGTGAGAAATTTCTGAACTCCTGTTTCCACTCACCGTGGCAACCATCCCGATTTGTGTCCCATTTATCAATACCGTTTATAAACTCCTGAAAAAAGCCTTTGGCTAAATCAGAAAGAATATAAGCGTTAAAATTACTCCAAACTAAACCTGCTGCACTTTGTAAGTTCATGTCTTGATGGTGGTCAAGGTTTAACATAGAGATATTATATTCCCCTCCTTGATCTAGCACCATGATTTCTGGGTCAAGCAAAGCCTCAGAAACAATTTGCTTGTCTCTAGTCCTGATAACTGGACAATCCCAGCCTTGTAATCTAAGTAGTGCTACTGCTACTACTTCATCTGCGTGAAACACCCCATCATGGGTAACTATCTTTTTGATTTCTTTTACCATTTATTTAGTTTAAAATCTACCTTCCCATTCTTCAACAGAATTAGAAGGTTTTGATTTGAAAAAGTTAATTAAAAATTTGATTAATTTCATAATTATACATGAGGATTTATTGGTAATAATTGATTTCCAATGTGAGAATGTCCACAACTGGTGCATTTGCGGCATTGCTGTAAAGTTGCTGGTCCTTCTGGATAGGGAATATAACCATTGTCAGTTAATACTCGAAACTTTTGGTTCTTGATTACAGTTCCATCTTTCATTAACCCTCCACATTCAAAACAAGTGTTTTTGAGAATGGTTTGAAGTATTTCCTTGTTAACATGCAAAGGAAAACTAAAAGAAGTTACTTGTTCTCCTTGTGCCTCTAAATATTCTAAAAGGTACTTTCCACCAAGCCTTTCAAAACTCAATCTAAGAGATTCTGCTACATTGTATTTAGTAACTTCTCCTATGAATATTTCATAATTATGGGTTTTGTCATCCTAGGCAAGATCTGTTAACTTTATCATAATTTGTTTTGTTTAAGGTTTAAGATTTCAATTTTTCTATAAAGAAATTCAATAGGAAATCCTTTATTGATGTGATTTGTGTACCCATACCCTTTTAAGCAACCAAGAGCCGCATACTTGTCTTGACAAAATGCAGGGTATCTTGGAAAGTCTTTGATTTGAATATCTAAGTATTCTCCTTTAAATGTTAAACGAGGTGAATTATTACTTCCACCAACATTTAAAAACTTTTTACTTAAAGACAAAGAGTAACCAAATTTCTTTTGATTGCTTAAATGTGTACATAAGCCCCCAAATTTAGAAGATTTAGACACAATAGTTATTTCAGAAATTACAAGGCTTTGTAAATCAGATAAGCAAGTTCGTTTACCTTGGTGAATTCTTATTGTAAAACTGTATTTCATGTTTTTCATGTTTTTAAAGTTTAGCGGAGGAAGCAGGAATCGAACCTGTACTAAATCTATTTAAGTACTAATTTTGTACTCTATTTAATTTAGTTTATAACATACATACTACCACGTATTAGCCATAAATACAATTACCTAGGCTTGTAAGTATGACTTGTTATCTTCCCCCATTTTAAGGACTACTGTTTTACCCACAGCCGGGATAACCTATTCACTATTTGGTTATGAATCCGTTCTGTACAGATTTGGATTTGCACGGATTAAGGCCGTACCACTGCATGATTTTTCTGTATTAATCTCTTCCCTAAAGGCTTTACCTTACTCTTACCTACATTTGCAGGTCAGTAATTTCATTCAATAAAAGCCCAAACCTATTACAATTACTCCGCCTTGTTAGTTTGTTTCAAGTTCCTGCGCAAGTAATAACGGTTGTTTAACATAGGTACTTAATACAGGAACTACTACACTACCACATGTAGATTAGATGGGTTAACCATCGCTGTTCAAGTCTGCACAATAAAAACACTAAACTACTCTGGCTTCATAAAGGCTAAACCTTTACTACTAGGAGAATAATATTCATTGGCGGGAATGTGTATCACATCTTTTTCCGATAACCAATTTATAGTGTCTTGTTGCCCCACATGCTTATTTTTAATTTTAGTTTGAATTTTAAAAATAGGTTATCAAGCCTATCTATAAACAAATAATACTTCACTGTTGCTATTCCAAGGTTGACTCAACTACTCCCTGAGAAGCAGCATCTACATCTCGCAACTATCCTATGAGTTTTGTATTACTTTTGATATACTTTAAGGTTTTACTTTACTGGCATTGCCATGTTTCATTACTGTTAACCAGAGGCTCTGGAATAATGAGGGCTTAGTAAAGATATTGCTTAAAGTTGTTTCTAAATTTTCAGGTTTACGCCTTACCGGATGGCTTTAAGTATTTAAATTCTCCTTCTTGAAAAAATATTTGAGACGTTTCTTGTTTTAGTGCAATTGAAAGCCATTCGATTGCTTGAACATATTTTTCTTTCCATGCTTCTATATCTTTTTCAAATTCAGGATTTGCCATTGCTGTTATAACAACTACATGCTCACCACCAGCAGGGCAGCCCCATTTAGAAGGATAAACAACTCTGGAAAATTGGTAACAAAAGGGAACATGTTCTTGGCTCATTTTCCAAAGTAGAAAATTAACATGTGTCCAATCTGGATTTACATTATTATTGTAACCTGCTACAAGACCAACTGTTGCGGTCATCATTACGCTTTTTTGCATGATTTTAGTTTTTTATTGTGAAAGCAGTAGCCCAACCAGAAAATTACTTCCCGGTTGGGCATCATTACAACTACCGCTTAATTCTTCTTTTTCTGTGTCCTCATTGTGCATTTCCACCATTAAATTGTATTGGTGTACTGCACGAATCAGATTACTTTCCTTGTAACAAAACCTTTGTCGAGGTTTTGTGTTTCTCCAATCTGCTACATATCTGTCAGGAAATACACCACCTGCCCAAAAGACAATGGTTGTGGCTCCTTCTGATTGACTAAATATTTCTGTAAGTTTTTGAGGTTGTATTTCCTCAATTATCTTTTGGATTTGCTTTACTGTAATTTTATTCATTGCTTTTTATTCTTTTGATTGTGAAGACACAAGTAAAAATAGTCCAAAAATAATAAAACAGGGAAAAAGGAAAAACAAATGGATTGTTTTTACCCATTATCCATTTTATAGAATCTAAAAATGAAAATTGTATGTAATAAAAGCCTACTATTACTGCAAAAATAAGCATAGGCAAAAAAAGTACAAGAACTCCTAGAAAGAGTTTTATAATTAATGTCGTAAAGTTCATACGCTTTTAAAAAGTTTATGGTTATTTTTGTTTGTTCCTACTCCAATACTTCCGTGATTTTTAACCCAACTTCTAAAAGTAAAAACACTTTCAGGGTACATAGGGTTTATTTTGTCGTCAAGGATTCTTGTATTAGAGGTTGGTTCCCAATTTTGAGGTACTTTAGCATAGATCAAAAGGTGCTCATTTATTTCATCTGACTCTTCTGTAACGTGCAACCAATGCACTGTTTGCAAAGGAACTTTGCATTCCTTGGCAAATTTTTTTGCTTGGTTGATCAGTTCCTTGGCAAACTCTGTTGCACAAGGATTATGTATGTAACCTGTGTCCCAGATTGCAAAACAATCATAGGTAGTTAATATTAATTTCATACTATAAATTTTAAAGTAGTAGTAAAGCCTTAAACTCTACTACCACTTGATTATTGAATTATCTTCGATTACCAGTACGAATTTTACGTCCAAATATATTGCTAGAGCGTCTTATTTTTTGTGGCTGTGTTTTGTCTTTACGAAATAAAACAGACAATGCCCATCTAATGATAGTTAACCTGTCTTCTTCCCATTCAGGATAATAATCTCCATACAATACTGGTTGACATTTGTCTCCAATTACAATATGGCATTTATTATCCATTACTTGAAATTCCTCCAGTTGTTCTGGGATATGAACAATTATTTTGTGCTGTCCAAGTTGATAAAACTCTATTTTCATATTTTTCTCCTGTTAGCAGAGCAGGGATGCTTTTAATAAAAGTTAACCGAGCCTGATTTTCATCAGACCCGGAAATTAAAATGGCAGAACATCAAAATGATGTTAGTTCGTATATACAGTGACTATTTCTAGCCACAGTTTTGTTTCGGATTGAGCAAGCATTTGCAGAATTGTTGCTTTTGCTGCTTTTTTGCTGCTATAAGCCTTAGCATTCCAGATAACTTTTGTAACAAGTCTAATTTGATGACCTATAAGATAATTTCCAGACACTAATTCTTTTATCACATATTTTTTCATTCCCACAATGTTTTGGGTATTACCCCTTCTTGTTTTATTTGAACAGTTTGAAGATTAACTCCATAAGTTTTAGTCAAACAAATTCAACTGCTATTTTATGTTCAGGTATTGTCTTTAAAAGACTTTCTATATAAAACTTTGAAGCATTGTTAAACGCTAAAGCATCAAAGAATTCTTCTAAAGTATTTTTTTGATTTCTTACTCTCCAATTACCAAGAAGATTTACTTCCAAGTAAACACTATTTTGAGAGCAAAATATTACCCAATGATTATATTGGAATGCAAAAGCAAATTCTGAGTTAACTTGTATTTTTTTCATGTTTTTATATTTAATTGTTTATTACTTCTTCGTGAAAATGCGCTATTGAAACACATTCTCAAAGGTATTTTGAGGTTGAATTTAAAGTGAAAACAGTTAGCGATCCTTCTTAGTTACTGTCATGTACTAAGTAATCTATTCTTATTACTAAGATTTCATAATGCTTGCTAAAGGCATTATATATTACAGACTGCTCATCCTTGATAGGATTTCTTTGTAATTTTACGTTAACTCCCTGTAACGAGATTAACAACTTAACCTACTATTGTTCGGTTAAGAAATTTGAAATAAAGTAGCGGCTGTGCTGTCATTGAAAATCCGCACATTAAATGTGTCTTGAGTTTTCAATAAGTCACAATCTCCAGCAGAGATTCTAAAAAGCCCTTGGCCTTCTACTTCTACTGCTGCCTGAACATCTGCATAGTCCGTTAAATGGACTATGGAATCAGGCACTACTTCCCACATAGAAGAATCAAACTTCCGTGTAAACCATACGTCAAGTCTTTGCTTGACTTTTGCTTTAACTATCATATTTATGAGTGTAGTTGTGCAATTATATCACACAACTACATTTTTTTACTTTATTGCTTTTAAAAACTTATCGAGTTCTATTTGAATTTTGTAAAGGATTATTGTCCATTGCAGTAGAATAGAATTTGTCAATGCTTTCACAATCAACATGCTTGATGCTTGTTGTAAGAGCAAATTCTTCTGAAACCCTGCTATGAGTAAAATCACTTCCTAGATATTCTACTATCCAGTATGTGCTATTTTTTATGTGAATGATTATAAAATTTTCCATGTTTTTGGATTTTGATGTGAGAATCGCGGGTGAATTAATTTACTGGCCTATTACTCTAAAGTAATAACAACTTTCATCTTAGTATGGATTACCCACCTAAGAAATGCTTGTCTTACTTCTCTCGATCCTACCAGTGTATTTCTGAACAATGTCTTACCTTCTGGATCAAAGTAATAATCTGGTAAGTTTAACACTTCTGTAATGAAAACAAGTTCTAGTTGTTTAATCACTTTCCATGTAGGTGTATGGCTCCACGTATATTTAAACAAGTTAGAACCATCACAAAGGTAATTCCTATTGGATTTTAAGTAGTCCTTTTCTACTTGTATCCAGAATTTAGTGCCTAGTTTCATAAAGTAAATAAGGTTAAATAAGCGTAATTAAATGTTTTCTGAAAGGGTATAAAGAGTTATAAATAAAATTTTATTGATCTCTTTCAGAAAAGGGTTAAATGAGTAACTCACCTTACTCTTTCCCTCAAATTTCAAAAAAATTCAAAAATTTCTCAAAATCAATTAAAGACATAGGTTTTACTAACTCATTGATAATCAACAAATTACAAGATAATACGTTGGTATAGTTTAATACCTTTGTTTCATCTCATAACTCATTGATTATCAACACTATTCATAAATCTATGTCGTAATATTGTTTGGGTATTTCTTAACTCTATCTCCTTTAAAGAAGAAAATAGGGTTTATCCAATACACGTTCTCAACTGTTGTAGGTATAATTATAGAAGCATCCATAAGAGATTTGATCCCTGCTGATAAATGCTTGTAATTCGACGTGCATTCCGCTATAAACCGTCTTTTATTCAGTTCTAGGAAATCTTCCGCATAATCAATTTCGTACAACAGCCATAAAAATAAGAGCCTTCCTTGAGGTGATAAGGCACTTACATGAAGCCTATAACCTGCTTTTGTGAATATTTTTGAGTGTTCTTCTGAATCCACGATCACACTTTGCTTAATCTCGGACACATCCCCCACAAAAATACCTTCGGTTATGTCTGCCAAATTCCCCATTTTGTTAATCACCTTATAGGTTTTACATTGAATGGTTGTATTGGTCATAAAAGGGTTTTGAAGCCCTTGCAGTTTGATTCTATCTTGAATTTTCATAATGCAAAAATACGATTTGTCTTTGAGACTGCATAATCTAAAGCAAATAAATTCTGTCTTTGCTAATAAACCCAATATTTTATTTTGTTTTATTACTCTTTTTTTGAGGCAAATGACAAAATGCTAGATGATTGAAACAAATTTTATTCTGAACTCTTTATAAATAATTAAACCTTTTCTAATTTAAATGGTTTAAAGAATATGACGAATTTAGAATTAGAAAAACAATTTTACTCAAAAAATCCAGAAATGTTAAAGTCTGCTAAAAAGCATTTGATAAACATTTATGGGGTTCTGGGTTTCAAAGAGATAAAAGCATTTGTTAAAACAAACTCAAATAAAAAAGGTATTAGGTTTACTAAAAAACAATATAAAGAATTGGTTTGGAAACTTACGGAATTGCAAGACTTGAAATCTTTACCTAATTATGAAAAAAGAGGTTGGAAAAATTACCATTTGGATCATGTATTTCCTATTTGCAAATGTTTCAAGTTAGGTATACCAGCAGAAATATGCAGTGATTTAAGAAATCTTCGTTTCATTCCATACAAAGATAATTTAGAGAAAGGAGTGAAAATAACTATTAAATTATTCTCACTCCCTGACTAAAGGATTATACTAACAAAGACAGAATTTTATTCTGGATCATGCAATCCCATTGCATCTTCCCAGCAATGCTCATCAAGAGACTCAAGATACGCAGCATAGTTTTCCTCATCTAATTGAGTAATTGCTGCCCATTCTACTGTTTCTTCCAACACCATTTCGTCTTCCTTGTGTTGGTCAATAATGTCTTGGGACACTCCAACTCCACCACCTACACATACTACTTTTCCAGTAGCATCCGTTGTGGTTAAAGTAAAATCAAATAAACCTTCTGTATCATTGTCCCAAAGGCCAGTCATAGAAGTCTTGAATGGATACGAAAAATAAGGCATAAAATTAAAGTTTAAGCCACTATCTTGGCCACCCCTTCCCCATTGGGTTAGATGACTAAGATAATGAGTGTGAGAATGAAATTTAACCCACTCAACCTTCATACATAATGTATGCTTACCCTTGTGAAGTAAGAATGAGGTTTTAAGAAAAATACTATAAGTTTGATTAAAGAATTAGTACATTTTTAAGTACCTTTGCATTAAATTTTAAAACATTTTTATGCGAAAAGACACATATAAACAAGAATTTAATTTACCCCACAATTGTAGCCCAGCAATGATTAACAAAGAGACAGGTTTGACAACTGAAATATCCGTAAAACCAAACAACATACCAGAAGGTAAATCAACTTGGGGTATAGAAGAAAAAGGCTGGAGGAAATCTTTTGATTACTCTTGGGATTTTCTTGAGGAAGTACTTACTGATTTAGAATTAAGAGTTGTTTTGAAACTGGCGAGAATGGCAAAACTTAACACAAATTCTTTAGAACCTCTGTCTGACGAAATTACACAAGTGGAAATTTCTGCTTACTTTAAGATTGACCATAGGAACAGCAAAAAACTTTTTACCAAACTCCACCAATTAGGCGTGTTTGGAAAGTTTGATGTAGTTAAAGAAAACTTTGCCTACACAAAGTATTGGGTTTTAAATCCTTATCTCTCTTTTGGTGGAAAACTTATTGACACAGACATAGCAAAATTGTTTGAAGGAACGGCCCTTACAAATGAATATTACAGAAGAGCACAAAAATCTAAATTATAGTCTCTAAAAGATATAAGAGGGTCAAAAATCTAAAGTGCTGAAAACCAACTATTTACAAAGATATGGCTTCGCTTAAACCGAAGTGTTTCTTCGCTTAAACCGAAGTGTAATTCTCACTGAAAATAGTAAAGGGTTGATAACCAACTATTTATAAAATTTGTTAAATAAAAAATTATGAACAAACAAACAGAAATTAAAGGCATACTAACTCAAAAGCAAGTTTCTTTAAAAGCAGACTCATTAGAAGATTTTGCGGAGTTCTACGCTAGAATAGTAGGAATGTATGAAAGATTAGAAAAACCTGCTATTGCTATATTAAAGCATTTCACACAGACTTATGCCACTGAAATGGGTTGTGTTACTTTTACGGATGGATTGCTAACAGGCATTGGAGAACAAAAAAGCCTTTCTTTGGAGGATTTGAAAAAAGGAATAGAGCAATTGTTAGACAAAAAATTAATAATTTTTAAAGAAAACAATACCTATCAAATTTCACGTGACCAAAGTTGGGTTTCGTTACACACAGATGTTCTTGGGCTGAAATACACATTTGAAGTAACTGTATCAACTCATAAAATAAGAAAGAAATAAAATTTGTCCCACACTGATTTTCATCTGTGCAGGACTATCCTCTCATTTTCAACTTAAAATAAAAAGGCTACTCATAGCAAATGCTACTTTCACCTGAAAGAATAAGTTTCACTTACAACCACGCCATAGCATTGGTAGAAACTTAAAAACGCTAGATTTTTCATAACCTAGAAAAGTGGTGCACCTCTGACCAAAGAAGCACCTGTAACCCCATTAGAGATTACAGGTGCATGGATTTATTGAAAATCCCAATCTAAATTGGTTCCAATACTTCCATCAGGGAATTGAATGAAAATACGCATAGAAAACGGTTACTTGTAAATGTAATTGATTATTACCTCCCAATGTTTTGGGGAACATGGACCACAAATAGTAGCAATTGCTTGCTCCTTTGTGAGTCCTTCGCACATTCTGCGAACATGAAAGACTCTTGATTTCCAAGTCATAAAAAAACGGTGTTGTGTGTGAAAAGATACAAGACCCACCCTACATAGTAGAATGGGTCTTGTTTAATGCGGTAGCACTTAATCTTAACCCTTTAATGAGGTTGTAAAAGTGGCTGCAAGGTAACTTGATACAGCATTAACAGTTTCTGGTGCTTGGTTTACTATTTGCACCATATCACTAGCCTGTTTACGGTTTGCCTTGGCTTGATTCCAAGCACTGACCGAGTACGGAGTAACATTGAGGACACTTAGACCACTTGAAGTGTGTGTCTTAACAACACCAGCCTGATCCTTGTAACTTGTGACTCCCTCAATTCTTTTCTCATAACCAACTTTGAGGATAGAACCCGGAGCAAAGAATGCTCCAACTTTCTTCCAATAAGCGATGCTTGTGGAACATACCACCACTGTGTCATCTTCATCTTGCACATACACAAGCACAATACCTTTCTCCTCTACTGGTGCAACACTCAAAAGTTCTCCAGTTGTACTGGATTCTTTTGGTGCTACAAAGGCTGGTGTACCTTTCTTGGCTGCCTTATCTGCGGCTGCTTCTGCAATTTGTTGCTCGTCCATAATAACTTATAGTTTTAAAATTTAAAGTGAAGTGTGAAAAATTGGGCTACTTTAACGTAGTAGCCCTTATATACAAATCCATTAGGATTCTATAACGCCAGTTGATCCACTCAACTAGAAAAATGCTCGTTAATGTAACGATACAGCAATAACCCAATTGCAAGGGAGGAAGAGATCAAAGTAGGTTTTAAATGTGGTTGTCTCCACGTTTCCTATTTCTAGGTTACTACTTTCTACCTTGATTTACCCCAAAACTAATCTCTCGGAATTGAAAGACTAGGGGGTCTCTCCTGAAGTTTAAGAGGGGGGCGGCATTGATAGTACCAACTACCCTAACATTCTACCACTCAATTTTTGAAGACTATTTGAAATTCACACAAGACTAATTCTTTTTCTCATTTTCTACGCAGGGGAGGGGTTTTCTTATACCCTCTAATCCCACACAAATATAAACTTTCAAAAAAACTATATAAAAAATTTAAACACACACTTTAGATTCAGAATTATCCTTATCTTTGCAAAAAATATAAATATATGACAAATACACCCGGCACACAAGGTACTTCATTTACCATTAAAGTTTCAAGAGAGCATTTCACCAACTCCTTATGGCTACCCTCAGAAATGCTTGAATCTTACGTACATAAAATTAGTAGTGCAGAATTTTCATTCTCACCCAAAACCAGAATCCCTAAAAAGAAAAGGGCTTTAAAGAAATACCTCAAAAAACACAGAGTAGTATCACTTCTTCTCTGAGTCTTTCTTTAAAGCCTCTTGTAATGCTTTTTCAAGTGCTTTAGTATCTTCTTCACTTACAGTACCTTGGGTACTAATAATTATTATTTCGTTGTCCTTATTGCTCGTTTGTGCCATAATACAATTTTCAGTAAAATTACTTATAAAAAAGAAACTACTAAATAACTTTTTTATTTACCTTTGCTCCATGAAAAATTTAAAAGAAGAACTTTACTTAAACACAGTGAACAGTCATATAAGATTTGTTCAGGAAGCAGGTCAGGTTTTAATGGAACTGGACTTACCTTTAGAATACTCCACAATTAAATTCATGTCCAATTTAGACAAGCATGACAAGTCTAAATACTCTAAGGCAGAATTTAAGGGTTATGCTGATTATTTCTTTGGAGAAGAAGGAGTACCTAGAACCCCAGAAGTAATTAATGCTTTTGATCTAGCGTGGCATCACCATTACATGAATAATCCTCATCATCCTGAACACTGGTTCATGGTAGATAAATCAGGAATAACAAGCCCTTTAGAAATGCCCGACATTTACATCATCGAAATGCTGGCTGATTGGATAGGAGCAGGAAAATCATACGGAAATCCTTTTGAAACTTGGGTACAAAGTAATATTCACAAATTCGGATTTGCGGAAAGTACAGCAAAAAAAGTGCATGAATGTGTAAAAATTATCCTAAATGCTAAGATTTAAAGTAGAAATATACAATGCTGCAATAGTCTTCATCACGGAAGACACTATTGAGAAATGTGCGGAAGTATTTAAAAAAGTCACAAAAAAATCAATAGACTATAAAAATGCTTGTGCAGTCACATACTACGATGAGGATAATCATACTGTTTACATGTTGGTTCCTGATTTAAATTTTCTCTCAAACTTAAACCACGAATGTATTCATGCTACTTCTTACATTCTTCACGCAGTGGGAGTACCTATTTCTCAAGAGAATGATGAAGCATTTGCTTATTTGAACAACTTTATTTTCAAAAAAATCATAAATAGATATGTCACATATACGGTTAAACACTAGGGCAAAAATAAGTATAGTTACATACTACAAAGTTATTTACAAATTGTGGTTTCCACTTTTATCAGTTAATTTAAATCAAAAATTATTAAATGCAAATAACACCATTAAAAGATAAACTAGGAGTAGAAGTAGTCATAGATCAGGGAGTCTCGGTTAACTTTATGGAAGAAAAACTGTCTAAGGTTGAATTTTATAAACGTCAACTAGACATTATTCTCCAAGAAAAAGGAACCACAGAGACTAAAAAATACATTTTGGCTTACTTTATAGTCTATGGCAAAGATTATAAGGAGAAAGTCTTAGAGTCTCGAATCAGTACTTCTCCAGATTCTATGAACAATTATGAAAGTGCGCTCCGCAGGGAAAACCTAATACATGGGCATTGGCCTGATGCGATTTTAAACCCTGACATAAACTTAGTACACACTCCTTATGTTTTAATTAGTCAGTACTCATTTGATGAAGAGCAAGACCACGTTAACCATAGAAACTTTAAAAACTAAATATCTTGATCTTATTAAGGAGTTACATCCAGAACTAGATCAGGATGAATTGTGGAGTTTTGTCAAAGGATACTTTAAGCACTTTAAGTCAAGAGTAGAAACCACAGACAAACTTGAATACAGATTCTTAAACTTAGGGACAGTGGCTACCTCTAATAAAAAGTTAAAAGAAGTGGTCAACTCAAATAGAAGAAAAATAAAAGGATTTAATGATTTGTCTCCCAAGATTAAGGTCTTAAATAAAAACGTGGAAAGGAACCTAGAAGAGCAAGAAAAATACTTAGAATACTCAAACACCCTTCTTACCAGAGGAAGGACATTTAAAACAAGGAAAAAATAATGAAACTAAATCAAATAACACTTAAAAATATTTACGCATTTTTTCAAGGGCACTTTAGATACAGATTTAAAGGACTTCCGGGTTACATTCGAGAACAAGTTGTACTCAGAGAAATCCTAGTCAAAGAAATATCCCCAGAATGCCTCAATGGACACTGCAAAATTTGCAAATGCAAAACACCAGAACTTTTTTACTCAAGCAAAGCATGTGAAGGAAATTGTTATCCTGAAATGTTAAATGAGAGTGAATGGAAAAAATTCAAACTTAAAAACAAATAATATGTTATTAGATATTCAAAGATTAAAAAACGGGCAATTTGCAAAGAGAAAATCTTGGGATCCATTTTTCTTGGGGATAAGAAATTCTACTTTTTTATTGCACGAATTAGAAACAGAAAATACTGCTACAACTTCTACTAGTAGAGTGTGGAACCCATTAACAGAAGATTTATTAGCGGATGACTGGGAGTATTTTTTAGACCCTTATGGTTATACAAAAGTAAAAGAAAATCTACCACCAGTTATTTGTGCTACTAGTTCTCATTATTATAGTGGTAAACAAAACCCGCCTATTCAACCAATGTTTTTTAAACCTTACACAAAATAATATGTATCACCAATATCCAGTTCATCAAAACCCACTTATGAACATACAAGAACCAATAGAAACTACTTTTAATTACCAAAGGCTAAAAAATGGTTATTTTGCTTTTAGAAGAATATGGCGAGATGGGGCAGAAAAACTAACCATAGGACTTATTAATGGTAAATTGTACGAGTTTTACTTAAATGACGCTGGTGAAAATAAAGTAGAAATCCACAAAAACTTTATTGAATCTGTTTCCGCAGAAAACCTTTCAGCAAATGATTGGCTTTATGCTACTGATCCTATGGGATTTAATGTTCTAAAAAATTCCCCAAGATTGACATGGGGGGTTTCTTTGACAGACACTGATTTGTTTACTAACCTATTTAAAGACAACCCACCATGCTAAGATTTAACACAAACACACTTCACAATCAGATTATAAGCAGCACATCACCGAGTACATTCTTCTTTGCAGGAAGGAACTTCGGAGACATTTTAACCATAGAAGATTCAGGGGTTAGTTGCAGTTGCACCACTGTTTCATTTCCTAGGATAGTAGAAAAAGATGAGGCTTTTAACGTAATAGTTACCATAGATAAAACAAATCAATTTGGTGTGGTGGATGAATCTGCTTGGATTAAAGTAGGGGGAATTACACACAATTTTATCATTAAAGGCAAGATTATATAATGTTATTATTTAACGAAGAAGAACACAGATACTTTTGGAGAGATGCCCCTGAGAAAGAATTGACTTCTGTCTCAAGGCTCCTTGCTCAATACCACGAGCACTTTGACGCAGAAAAAATGTCTGTTAAAGTGGCTGAGAAAAGAAAAACCACCCCTGAGTTAATTCTCAAAGAATGGAAAGAGGAAAATGATAAGTCAATAGTTAGGGGGAAAGCGTATCATGCTTTTCGAGAAGAAGAATACTACAAGGACAAAAAAAGAAAAGTATTCAAACACGAAGAAAGGAATGGCTTAAAAGAAGCATTCGATATTACCAATCTAAAACCGGGTGTGTATCCAGAACTTATGGTTTACTTGCCTGAGTTCGATCTAACTGGTACAGCAGATTACGTAGAGATATTTGAGGACAAAACATTTATACTTGAGGATTTCAAGACTAATAAAGAATTGAAGTTTAGCGGGTTTATGGTTTTTAACCCCGACTCTAAAACTCGAAGTGAGAAAAAAATGTATCCACCTATTTCACATTTAGGTGATTGTAACGGGACTCATTACACTCTCCAATTAAGCATATACGCTTACATTTTAGAACAAGCAGGGTATAAGTTAAAACCAAACGGACTAACCATTCATCATATTTTATTCTCAGAAAATAAAGCATTTGAGTCAGTTCCATATCCAGTTAATTATCTAAAGAAAGAAGTCATAGCATTACTAAATCATTTTAAAAATGCAAAAAGTACTAACAATAAAAGAAAATAGAGTCATAGTAAACGAGGTTATATTAGTAGTTCCTGCTTTCAGAAAGGCATACGATTACTATGTAAATAAGGACGAGGTAAACGGTATGAACAATGCCATATCAGCATTTACTTATCTTCATTTTATGTATGACCCGGAAAGCCCCCATCTTTTGCTTCACGAAGATTTTAGGAAGGAAAGAGTTATGAAAGACTGTCCGGGTGATTACAACCCTTCTTTTGATATTCCTCTCATAGAAGCAGCAGAAAAAATGAAGGAATTGTGTGAAACACCCACGCAAAGATACCTTCAATCCTTAAAAATAGCAATGGATAATGTGGGTGATTATCTGAGAACTGCTCAAGTAGTGGGAGGAAAAGATGGAAACTTGGCAAATATCCAGCAAATTCAAAACAACGCCTCTACCACTATCAACAACTTTAATGCAGTAGATGCTGCATTCAGGCAAGAAGTTATTAAACGAAAAGGTGCATCCAAAATAGCAATTGATGAGGATGATACAAACTCTGATTTTTAATGTTTACAACAAAGCGAATACCTACTCTTAAAAATGGAGTTTGGTCATACACTATTTACGAAAATGACAAGGAGTTTCTTGCATACGTAAAATCTCAGTTCAAAGAACCGGGTAAATATGGTTTGTATGACACTTATCTATGGGTTGAACCTGCCACTAAATTCCAAACGACAGGAAGGTATTGTGACTTCTCGGAAGACTCAGAACAATACAAAGAACATTTTGCTTTTGAGAAGAAAAAAATAGGTCAAGGTGTAATCATTAACGAGTTTTATTTACCCGGAGATTTTTATTGGTATCTTAACTACACTCCTATTGTAGATAAATTAAAAGGTAGGGAGGATTTTGCAGAATTATGGGATGGAGATTACCATTTTTATTTGTATGACGAAATTGCTAGATTATCTGATCTAAACTCTGCTGTCTGCAAAGCCCGCCAGAAAGGCTTTGAACAACCTAATTCAGAACCTGTACTCACAGAACATGGTTTTAGACCTATTGGAGATTTAAAAGTAGGAGACAAAGTTTATTCTAAAGATGGCAAGTTAACCAATGTAATAGGTGTTTATCCACAAGGAGTAAAAGATGTTTACGAAATAGAATTTTTGGACAAAAGAAAAGTAAGATGTGGTATTAATCATCTCTGGGAGGTGCGAGAAAGGAATACTTTAAAAGTTTTGTCTTTGAAGCAAATGTTAGAAAAAGGCATAACTTATAAAGCAACAGCAACTTTAAAAAGTGGGGAGAAAAAAGAGTATAAAGGTTATAGGTATGGAGTGGAGGAAATTGATCCCATTATTTATCCTGAGAATACTGTGCCAATCCCTGCGTATGCTTTGGGTGCTTTACTAGGTGATGGTTCTTTCACCAAATCTCAATGTAGGCTGACCTCAGCAGACCAAGAAGTATTTGATTTAGTCCTTGAAGACCTTGGAGAAGATTACCATACAGGTGAAAGAGAACAAGCAGAAAATCATTACCGGGCCACTATTATGTATGCAAAAAGATTTACATCTTTAGATTCTAAATATGTAAACGCTCAATATGGTGTAAATCCTTTGTTAAGAGAACTAAAGGAGTTAGGTTTAACAGGTACGACTTGCTACAACAAATTCATTCCAGAGGTTTATTTAAAATCTAGTGTAGAAAACCGGATAGCCTTATTACAGGGGCTTATGGATACAGACGGGTATATTTCTGAACAAGGTTATGATATTCAACTTACGACTACATCCGAAAGACTTCAAGCAGATGTGGTAGAATTATGCAGGTCTTTGGGGATTCCAGTTCATAGTTGTGAATTTCCACCAGCAAAAGAAACTGACCACATATTTTGGAGGGTACGTATTGGAAATAAAATAAGGTTGTTTAGATTAAGGCGTAAGAAATACAGACAAATACTAGACAGAGAAAGACGTACAAAAAACAGTATTATTAATGTAGTAAAACTTGGAAAAGAAGAGTCCACTTGTATTGAAGTTGACCATCCTAGCCATACTTACATTACTAAAGACTATGTACTTACTCATAACACACTGAAACTAATGTCAAAGTTAATGAGAAAACTATGGTTTGTTAAGCAGAGTGTTTGTAAAGTCATAGGATATGAAGAAGATTTTGTAAACACTAATGGTTCTTGGAAATTTGCTGTTAACTACCGTAACTTTCTAAATGAGCATACTCCTTGGTACAGATCATTTGAACCAGATGCAGGACTAGAATGGGAACAGAAAAGAAGTGTAATTGAAGGTACAGTTAACACAAAGAAAAAATGGGTAGGATTAAAATCTCGTTTAGTGGCAGCCACCACTAAAAAGAACCCTGCAAAAGCAGTAGGTGGTCACATAACTGATCTTTTTCACGAAGAAGCAGGCATTGCTCCAAACCTAGACAAAGTGTTGGAGTTTGCAGAAGCAGCCACAAAAATGGGAGGTGTTAAAACTGGGCACATTACAGTATCAGGAGCCGTGGGTGAATTAAAAGATTGTGGGCCATTAGAAAACATTGCTTTCAATCCTTCTGGTTATGGGTTCTTAGGGATCAAAGATATATTCTCAGAGGTAGAATCAGATGAAGAGATTTGTTTCTTTTTCCCAGACTTTTGGAATTATATAGCAAGTGTTGATGGTAAACAGATTAAGTGTTACGATAAGGATGGAAATTCAGACATAGAATTAGCCAAGTACTATCTTAACTTAGAAGACGAAAAAAGGAGAGAAAAAGACAATTACATTCTTTGGAAATCTCAGCATCCTTTTAATCTTCAAGATGCTTTTGCTATCCGGGAGGATAATATTTTCCCCACTCGAATCATAAAAGAACACCAGACTTTACTTCGTCAAACCTATAAACCTCTTACAGTAGAACTGGAAGTTACTGACAGTAAAATCACCCACAAAATCTCGTACAACAAACCTATCTCAACTCTAAAGGTTGACCCCACTAAGGATAATAGAGGAGTAGTAGAAGTAGATGAACTACCAATAGATAATCCACCTTGGGGTTTATATTACGCAGGAATTGACCCTATCAGACAAACCAACACCACTACTTCTAAGTCTTTGATGTCAGTGGTTATATTTAAGGCTGCTCACGTAAATGCTAATGGGCAAATGGTAAGTGATTTTCCAGTGGCCAGATACACAGGTAGGTATCCAACTTGGGAAGAAACTTACGAAACGTGCATGAACCTTTGCAAATATTACAATGCTCGAATAGCAGTAGAATCAAACGTAACAGGTTTTCACGAATGGGCCATAGGAAAAGACTTAGGGCACATGTTTATGAAAAGAAAAGAAATATACCTTCTAAACGAATGGATGCCCAATTCTACCATAGTAAACGAAATAGGAATTAGGATGGAGGGAGAATTTAAAAAAAAGGCTTTAGATTTTGCAGTTGCTTATGTTGATGAAGTTATCCTTAACATAATGAAAGACGGGGAAAAAACTCCCGTGTATGGAGTTACAAGACTAAGAGATGTTATGCTCCTAGAGGAGATGCTCAAATACACCCCTAAGTTAAACACAGACCGATTAGTTGCATTTACATTTGCCTTAATTGCAGCCAGATCAAACACCAATCGAAATCTAGTAGTAAAAGAGCAAAGACAAGTAAGAGAAAACGGAGTAAAAAGAGAGCAAAAAGTAGTAATGAAAATGGGTTCTCCTTTTAAGAAAAGAAAATAATAAGCCCAAGGTTAGTAAATAATAATAAAATTTATTTGCTTTACTACCTTGCTTAATAGAAATATACTAAATTTGCGCACAAAATATAGATTATGGACAAATTAGGGTCAAAGACAGGGCCAAAAATAAAAATACCTAACAAAAAAGGTTCTGATTTTTCTCACGTATTACACAGGTTCAACGAAAACAAGTTGGTTCTGACTGAGAAAGATAAAACAGAAAATGATTTTAGGTTATTAAAACAGAACGTATTAATATACGAGCAGAAAGGAAGAAGAACCATTGCTGCAAATCGTAACAAAATTATAAAAAATCAACAAAGAGCCAATGGTACTCTTGACCTTAAAGATTATTTAAAGGACACTTCTTTAAAAGAGGAGTTGTCTTTAGTGGACAACGTAGAGGATGAATTGGAAGAAATAGAGTTTTTCCCTTTAACCTCTAAAATAGTCAATGTGTTAACTTCTTTTCTCTCTAAGACTAAAGTAGGTTACTCAGTACTCGCTGTAAACAGAGAGGCCCAGAATGACATACTTGACCGCAAGAATGGAGACATTAGAAACCTTCTAGTTTCTAGTGCTATGCAGTTTTTTAACCAAGACCTAGAAGCCCAAGGGATTACACCTGAAAGTCAACCAGATGTCTATGAGGAACAAATTAAAATATTCCAACAACTCCCAAAAATTCAGAAGTATTACAACACAGAATTTAGATTAACTATTGAACAGTGGGCCAATCATGTCATGGAAAACGCCAAAAGAAAGTTTAATATGCCAGACATAGAAAAACAACTCTTTAGAAACCGGATTATTAATGACAGACCTTTCCTACATCTTAATCTTAAAGAAGATGAAGTAAGACCAGAAGTAATCAGACCAGAAAATGCTGCCTATTTAAAAAGTCCTCACAACGATGATGTAAGTCATTCTTACATGTTTATGTGGTACGAGTATGAGGCTCCTGAAACTATTATTCAAAGGTTCGGAGATAAATTAAATGAAGAAACCATTCAGAAATTACACTTGAGATTTGGCAGTACTAACTTCACAGCAACGACTGCTGCTAATTTTGAGTTTGAGACTAAGAAACCAGTAGAAGCAGACATCCAAAATTATCTCGCGTTTAGAACAGAAGAAGACACTACTCACAGACACAGGGGAGAAGAATACAGAGAAAGGTTGGTTGAGATATTGAATATGTACGTGCAAATTCCACGTATTATGAAAAAAGTCACTTTCCGAGTAGGTGAAGAGGAAGTTACTAAGATAGTGGATGAAACATACCTTCCAGTCTTTAAGCCCACTTATTTAAAGGGTAAACCAAAAACAGCAGAATATCTTCTCGAAGGTGAACATGTGGAAGTATTTTATATTAACGAACTCCACAGAGTCCAGAAATTAAATTTCTCACGGAATGCAAATCCTGACCTCAGTGATGATGTTTGGTTAAGCATCGAAAAATATAAAGTTCAACTCTCAGATCCAAAAATAGGAAGGTTTGGATCTTACATTCCTGTACACGGTGGAGCCACTACCAATAAGTATTCAGAGTCTAGTCAGATTGTGGACAAAACAGAAGTATGGGAAATTGCTTTTAATTTTGTGTGGAATCGCATCATGCAAATTCTAAAGACTGAAATAGGTCCATTCTTTGTGATGAACCAAAATGCTATTCCTTCTGAATCTATGGATGGTTCTTGGGGCAAAAATAATCTTGTAAAGTTTGCAATGACAGCCCGTGACTTAGGTATTGGTGCTGTGGACACTTCTCCTTCTAACATGCAAGGAGGAAGTCAACTCACTGGTGGGTTTGGTCAGAAAGTGGATTTGAGTAGAATGGATGAAATTGCCCAAAAAGTACAATTGGCCATGTCTATTAAAGAAGAGTGCTATTCGGTCTTAGGAATTACTTCTCAATTCCTTTCAGAAATAAGTCCTCAGGAAACAGAAGCAGGAATAGCACAAGGAGTGCAAAGAACTGTAAACGCAGTCAAAGAGGTGTATGATGACCATTATTCCATGATGGAAAAGGGTTGGCAAACTTTCCTAGAGATTACCAAGTATCTAAAAATCAAAGAAGGAAGTACTGCTGATTCTTATCTTAACTCTGAGGGGGAAAGACAAATATTTCAGACTACTACTGAGGATTTTCCTCTTTACATGTTAGGAGTTTACACATCCTCAAGTTTTGATGATGCACTATTAATTGCAGAGATGAAAGAAATGGTACGTAGGGACAATACTATGGGTGCTGATTTAGAAGACAAGATTAAAATGTTAAGTACTCATTCTCTTTCAGACATATATTCTGCTCTTAAAGATTTGACTGTAAAAAAACAAGCGGAAGTCCAGAAGCAACAAGAAAACGAACAAAGACAATTACAAGCAAAAATTGAAGCAGATGAGAGAATTAAGGCTTCTGAATTAGCGTGGGAAAAAGAAAAACTACTTCTCAAGATAGAATCAGATGAATACATTCAAGAAATGCGTGTAGTAGGCCAGTCTTCATTTGGGCAAGGTACAGGAGTTGAGGAATTACTTAACTTAAAAAAGGCAGATCTTGCAGAAAAAGATTACTATATGTCTGTCTTAAACCAAGCAAAAGAGGCTGAGTCTCAAAGAGGTGCTATGAGGGAAAAACTAAAAGCAGACAGACTTACTAATGACACCAATGAATCTCTAAGAAGGGAGGAATTACAAGTAAAACGTGAAGAAATTGCTGCAAAACTTAAAATTTCTAAAGATAATTTGAAAGTAGCAGTAGTAAACAAATAGTAAACAAGTAATTAATTAACCAAATTAATTAGAGTTTGCTTTGCAATCAAATTTAAAATAACTATATTTAATAACTAAAAAATTTAAAATCACTAGATTAAACGACGTACATTTATGTTTAAATCAACACAATCAATAGATTTGGGGTTCTCAGATCCTTTGGTAAAAGCAACAGAACTAGACTTTTCAGACACTGCACCAATAGATAAAGTGGTTACAGTAGAAGGAGAAAAAACACCAGAACCAGTAAAACCAGATCCTACTAAAGAGGATTTTTCTTTGACATTAGATAGTACAGTAAATAAAGACGATTTAAGTTTTGATCTTGGAGAACCTAAAGATGCTGACGCAAACGCAGAAATAGAGAATGAATATGTAACCATAGCCAATTCTCTTGCAGACAATATTTTCGGAGGTAACTTAAAACCGTATGAAGGATTTGATGACACAACAGAACCAACCTTGGAAGTAATTAGTAAATTAATTGCGCACAATGTTGACCTTGCAAAAGATGAAGCCATTCAAGATTTTTACACGAATGACATTTCACCAGTCACTCAAAGAATTATTGACTTTGATTTGGAATCAAAAGACCCTGCTGAAATTTTAAGTTTTATGCGGGTTTTAGTCGAAGAGAGTAATATCAAAACTCTTTCTTTAGACAATGAGTTTGACCAAGAAAAAATAGTTCGTACTTGGTTTCAGAATGAAAATTGGACCAGTGAAGAAGTAGATGAAAAGGTAGCAGACTTAAAAACAGCAGGTTTGCTTTCTAAAGAGGCTACTCGGATTAAACCTAAACTGGACCAAAAGACGGAAGAAGTTGCAAGAAAAAAAGAAGAAGGAGTAAGAGAGATGAAGGCTATGGAACAACAACGCAGACAAAACTTTTTGAGCAAAGTACAAAACACTTTAAAGACTCAAAAAATAGGTGAAGTAGCACTTACAACCGAAGAAACCAAAAGGTTAACAGCAATTATGGATTCTAATCCTATTTCGGTTAGCCTCCCAAACGGTAGTAAAACAGAAATGCCTTACCTTGAAGCCTTGATTGCTTACAACAGATTCTCGGAAAAAGGAGACGTAGAGACTTTAGCATTAGCAGCCTTACTTCTTTCAGACAGGAAGGCTTTTGATGAAAAATACAGAAGAGTGGTAGAAAATAAAGTTACGAATGAATTTGTGAAAGACCACAAGTATGACACAAGTTCAAAAAGTGGCCAATTAAAAACCACTCCTAAAGAACAACCAACTAAACAGGTTTCAAGGTGGAATTTAAAAGTAAATCAACCACGATAAAGCAAAGTAGAGAATAAAAAGAATTAAAAACATATATACAATATGAATTTACCACAGACGGGTTTGTACAATGGCATCTTTTTACAAACCAAAGAATTTAATGCCGAAATGCACAACTTGGACACTGGTCACTTGTTGCGCATGAACTCCCAAACTGACCGTTTTTCGGACAGTACAGATTTGGGTATGATTATACCTTGGATTACAACTGGCTTTATGGAGCGTAACGGTATTTGGGACATGATTAATACCAAACAAGGTGTTAAGCGTACCATGATTGATGGGCATATTGCTCGCTTTCAATACCCTATTGCTTCTCAGCCTACCAAGTTGTTGAAAGACATTTCCAACACAGAAACTCCGGGTATTGATGGAACCACCTTTAAGATCCTTTCTAACAAGCGTTCTTTTGGTAATGGTGCAATCATCACCCCAGATAAGCATCTAGCATTGGAACTTGTAGTTACACCTGATGAAATTACGGGCAATCCAGCAACAGGTTTTGTGTACACTGTACGCATGAATTCTACTAACGGAAAGTACAAGTACTTCCCCAAGGAGATGTTGCAAGCAGGTACTATTTATTTTAGGACTGGTTCTATTGGTTCGGAGTTTTCCAGCACTTATGACAGTCTTGCGCCTATCACCAGTGGATTTAAAGAGTATTACTTGCACGTAGGTGAGGGTCATGCACACAAATCTTTCAGTGTAACACGTGATGCTGCTTATTCTCAAGTATCAGGCCATATTACTAAGTCTCTTCAAGAGTACCGTCAAGTGTGTGAAATGTATCAATTTGCACCCGGTTCACCAGCAAGTGATGCTTACATGCGTGGTACTAGTCCTATTGATGTGTACATGAACCACTTCAAGACTGACAAAGCAGCAGCAATGGGTCTTGTTAAAAAAGACATTGTAAAAAAAGCATACATTCCTCTCGTAGAAGCAATTGCTATGATGGAAGTAGAGCGTGATGTGGACTATTACGCAATCTGGGGTTCTGGTGGCACAATGAAGGTGGATGGTAAAACTGAGGTTAATCTGCCAATCGGTTTGTTCCATCAGTTTAACTTGGGCTCTTACGCAAGTTTCAACATTCCTAAATTCACTCTTGAGCGTCTTGAAGCACTTTTGTTGTCTCGTTTGAAAGACAAAATAGACCCTTATGGAGTTCAGGAAATGACCATTGGTTGTGGTGCTGGTGCACTCAAGTTAATCCGTACCCAAATTCGTAACAGGTTCTTACAAGCAAACATGATTACACAAGCCAAAGATTACATCAAAGGTGCTGACAATCAGAAGTTGTATCTTGACACTCAAAACTTTATGTCTTATCGTTGGGAATATGGTATTTTAAACTTTACACACGTACCAGCATTTGACCCAATCGTTTCTAATGAGTACAACAACCCTATGTATGATGGACACCGTTTAAGTTCTTATATGATGGTCATTGATGATCTTTCTGGTGAAGGTGGTAACGTAGAAGAATTGGTTTATGGTGCTGACTGGGATTTCAACCACTTCTATACCAATGGTAAATTAGCATACGAAGATATGGGTGGAAGGCCACATCACGGTAATAAAGACATTCCGGGTTTTGAAGTTTATGTAGAAAAGAAATTGAAGGCTTACCGTTTGGTAGATCCTACAAAATCTTTGATTATTAAACCAATCAATCCATTCACAGGTAAAATGATTTTTGAACCTGTTTATTAATAACTTAAAAAAACTAGTGGGAGGTGAAATATCCTCCCACATATTATATTATGACACTTATAAAACAAAAAGCACAAGATAACCCAAGGGTAGGATTTGAAAATCTAGGGTTTACTGTACACCCAGACTGCTCTAGTAGTTTAGCAATCCCTTTTGTGGGTGGAAAATACGTCTTGAATCTGACTCCAGAAAAACAAGAGTATTTTGAGAATAGTCTAGGAGTAAAGTTTGACTCACCAGAAGGTATTAAATTTTTGGACAGTTTCAGTATTGAGATTGACCACACAGACTGTATCATAGGAGATACTCCAATAGACCAGTTCAAAAAACATTTGCTTACATCAAACAATGGTTTTGGTCTGGTAAAAACTGGAGAAATTACAGGTCCAGTAGATACTACTATTTTTGAGTTTTTTGACGAAGAGAAAAACACAGAAAAAAGAGTCAACAAAAAACAACTCTTGAATGAAGCGATTGCTGCACTTCAAGAACTTTGGAACAACAAACGTACTCAAATTACTTTGTTTGCCCAATATTTATTAGAAATTAACAGTGGTATTACTAACGAGATTATAGCGTATGATAAACTGACTGATTATATTACTCAGGAAGCAAACGCAAGTAGGTTTTTACGTGCTTTAAAAGAAGACGTAGAACATATAGACCTAGTGGTGACCATTAAACAAGCAGTAGCAGTAGCAGTGATTCGTTCCGTAAATGGAAAATATCAAAACCCTGTTACCAATACTGGATACGGTAGAACAATAGAAGAGGTGGTTGCTTTCTTTTCAAACCCTGCTAACCAAGACGAACTTGGTACAGGTGCTGCAAATGATGAAGCATACACTATAAAGGCACAGTTACGAAATTCAAACAGGATCTAAGTTAGGTCCTATTAATTAATTATTAAATAAACAAAGAATGGCTAATTTCTCTGACAGAAATGAGTTAAATTGGGTGGTTCAATCAATTGCTCCTGCGGGGGTTAAAACTGTTGATTTGAAACCCTTTCAGTTTGGTTTGGTGGACAAGGAAACCCACAAAACAATCAATGTGAGTGCACTAACTGGTGATGCTTACTTTGCAGTAGGTTCTCCCAATGCACCACAAGCAACTGATGGGCAACGAGTTAACAAATTGTACAACTCTCTAAACTCTGATATTTCTTTCAAATCTACGGATTTGGGCAATATCGCAAAGTTGAAATTTGTAAAACCACAAAAACAAAACCTCGAACAAGTTTACTACCTCGGCTGGAATGGCTTGGATGACTGTGAAAGTTTGAATTTTGAATGTGGTAAAAACTACAAGTTTCAAATCAATGTACAAGGCCAAAATGTACAGAATGTTTTTGGTGCGTATGAGCGTAATGAAATAGTATCAGTAGATACTCCATGTTGTGATGCTTCATGCGGTTGCGTGGATGGTAAAATTGATTGCAGTTATGTAATTGATGACCTTATGGCACGTTTTGACTCGGATCTTTTCTGGGTAAAACGTTTTTACAAAGTAGAAAAACTTATTTCTTGTTCCCCTGCTTTGAGTGTTCCTGCAAAAACTAACTTCACTACTTACACACTTACTGTGTGTGACAACGGAGACGCAGTGGACATGGCAAAGGTTCAAGCACAGTACACTCCCACTATTAAAGTGAGAGAACGTAAAGCACCTTTTACTACGTATGAGTTTACTCAATTGGCTGCTACTGCTGCACCTGCTGCATACAGCCAGTCTTTGACTACTGTGCGTGACTGTACAAGTTGTCCTGCTGGTTTTACATCAGTGGCTGCTGGGTTTGCTTATGTGGTTGAGATTGACAACACCAATGCTGATGTAACTTTGGGAGCACAGTTGACAGCAGTGCAAACTGTTTTTGCAACTGCTACTTATGCTAAGAAAGAAAATTTCAGTTTTGGAACAAGTACTTACTATGTGGTGAGTTCTGCTAAACTAACTGCTCCTACGGGTGATGCACGTATTGTAAAAGACTTAGACTTGACTACTGCAAAATGTACTCAAACTGCTCCTATTACTACTGCGTGGGTTTCTGCTGGTACTAGTTTCAAAATTACTCGTGCTTTGACTTTGACCAAGCAAAATGCTGACTGTCAATCAAATCCAGAAGAGTTGGCTGAAATTCAGGCTTATTACGCTGGTAACCCTGAAATTGTACCCGGTACTCTTTTGGTTGATGCTGGTAGTACCGCTTGTATTATCCGATTCGATGTAACCCAATACTGTGACAATCTTCTTGTAGATGGTTGTGACGTATTTGGACATGATGGGGCTAAATTTAACAGTCTTCCATCTTGGAAAGGTTTCAAATGGGAAGTAATTCCATGTGAAGGTTGGACTGTAAATGGTTCAGGTTGTCCTGTTCCTCCTGCTCCTGCTGACAAATGTTGTAAGTGTGGTATTAAGTTTACCACTTTGACCATGCCTGAACCGGGTCTTCCAGAAGGTATTTATGATCTTAATTTCTACCAAGAAAAGGATCCTGTAAATCTTTCGGTGACTATTTACAAGCCTGATGGTGAACCTTATGTATGTGGCTCAAAAAGCCCTACATTCCGTAAAACTAAGAGTGCTGAGTATCAAATTTTGAAAGGATATGACGTTATCAAGGAAATTCTTATCACTAGGAATGACCGTCAAGAGCGTTTTATGAACCTTACAGACAAAGATTCTCTTTTGCTTTTGGCTCGTCAAGGTACAGAATTTGGTGTGAAAGTAAATGACTTTTACTACGCTATCAACATTACCAATCACATTTCTCGTTTTGAAAACCATCCTATGGCTGGTAAAAAAGAGGTAATTACTCTTTACATTCACGAAAATGACATAGTGTTGTTTGAAAACTTGAAAGGTCAACTTAGCAGTGGTTTCCCACTTGCAAAAGTAGAACAAGTGTAATAATTAAAAATACGGCAGGGGTGTAAAAGCCCCTGCTCCTTTATTATGACAATAACAGATTGCTATTTATACATCCAAGACAGGTTAAATGCTTTATCTACCAATTACGGTAATAATGTACCAAAACACATTTTTGTAAGGACTTTTAATGCTGCTCAAACTACTTGGGTGGAAGAAAGGTGTAAAATTTCAAGTTCTAACATAATTAGGACTGATGAAATAGACATCTTATCTACTACGTATGAATTTGAACCAGTCAAAAAGGAAGGCTACTGGGAAGGTCTACTCCCCGGGGATTACTACCACTTTAGAAGAGCATTAGGATTTACACCTTGTCAGTTGTTTCTTTACCCTAAAAAAGAAGAAGAAATAAACAGACTTCTAAGTGATGACAATTGGAAACCTTCCTTAGAATGGGCAGAATCCATTGTAACTATAAGTGGCAAAAAGTTAAAAGTTTATGGCGATTTCAACATAAACAAAATAGAACTGCTTTATTACAGAGTACCTACTTTAGTCAATATGGAGGATGGCTACTCAGATGAATTTGGAAACCTTAATGTAAACATAAACCCTGAATTTCAGGAATCTTCTCTTATTGAAATTCTAACAATGGCAGTCAATCAATTGGCTTCTGACAATGGAGACTCATTTAGATACCAGACATCTGGACAAAAAGCAACAACTTAATGAACAAGACAGTATTAAATTTTGAAATTAAAGACACAGAAAAAGAATTTGTGATCTGGGACTGTTCTAGGTATAATCCTGACGTGCCAATTACTAACTCTTTATTGAGTGTAACGCCACCCAATTTTACCCAACCATTCAACACTTTTTTTGTTCCTGAGCACAGACTAATGCTAGGAACACAAGAATTAGGTTGGGGGGATACTACTCTAGGAGATGGTGTTTACAAGTTAATATTTTCTGTTTGTCCTAATGAAGAGGTTTTTATAAAAATAAATTATCTTCGTTTTTGGAATCTAAGGAAAAAGATACTTATCTTTGCCAACAAGTGCGAAGGTTTGGAGGATTTACTTTACTTAGAAGTTGCAAAAAGTCTTGTTAATGGTACTAGTGAAGAATGCTCAAAAGGAATTATAATCTTTAATCAAATCAACGCAAAATATGGCATGTACTAGTTGTGCTGCAAAAGCAGCCTTAATGAACAAAGCAAACAAAGAAGTAGTTGCAATACCTCAAGATTGTGTTTACACTCAAGAAGAGTTGTTGACAAAATTGGAGCAGGCAATAGCAAACGAAAATTTTAGTCAAGTTTCCTTTATAAAAAGTGCTTTAAACCTTTACTCTAAAGATTGTAACATGTTTAATAATTACATATTATGAACACAAAAGTTTATGCTTTTATTCTTAACAAATATCTAGGAATAGGTAAACAAAAAAAATTAACTTGTGAAGAGTTAATAACTATATATGAGCAACATTATTAATCCAATTTCAACAAATCAAGTAGCAGAAGTCAGCCTTATGAAGCCTGACCATGCTAATTTTTGTGGGAATACTCTGAATGACTGGCTTAAATGGCTGGTTGATAAGCAAGGAGAAATCAACTGGAAAGCAGTAGATACTGCTTGCCTTACTCTTGGTTGTGATAAAAACCTCAAGTCAATCATAGAAGCACTCATAGCCAAGGTATGCACTTTAGAGCAAGATTCTGGTTGTGGGTGTGGCTCAGGATGTGGGCCTTCCCCATTGCTAAATTATCCTCTTGTCCTTTTAGAAAGGTGGGCCAATGTGGAATCTAATAACCCCGCAACTGGATACATTCAAGACGGTTGGGTAAAACTTTCAGGCACTATTAATGCTGGTTCTACTCTTGTTCCCATATTTAATGTACCTGCGGACTTAATTCCTACCAACACTAAAAGATTAACATTTTCTCACAGTTACTCTTTGCCCAATGTAGCAAACGAGCAACCATTTCTTCAAATATCCACCTCTGGTGTAGCAACTATGGTTTGGACAGGTATAACTCCTGTTACAAGTTTAATTGGTTCTATATTTTTGGACGGAATACAATATAAAAAATAATGTGTAACTGCGCTCAACCTTGTACTACTTGTACTCCTATACAACCTTGCTTGGGTTGTGGAACAACAATCAACACTGATTGTGTTATATTTAACAAAGAACCTTTATTGGGAGAAAATGTTGTACCCAATTCTTCTAGGTCTTTGACCAATATCCTTCAAAGTATAACAGGAAATCCTGCACCATTGGTGTCAGAATTTCACACAATAGGGGATGGTAACTTTACTCTTGGAGCCAATTCCAGTGTAATCTTTTTACAAGACCTTGAATCTGTAACCAACGTAAATGCTACTGTAACTCTTCCTGTGGGAAATCTTGCATACGCAGATAAAATTTATACTTTTATAAACACAACTCCTACTGCGTCGGGTGCTTGGAGTTTTAACATTCCTTTGCCTTATGGTTATAATCCAGTATTGACAAGTCCTTCCTATAATATTATCGTAGGAGCACTTCCAAGTCGAGTGTTAAGAGTAGCATACATTAAAACAAATGCGGCTTCCTACGGATGGGTGGTACTTTAAGATAAAATAAAGAACGGCTTTTAAATTTTTTTTTTTTCATATATTAATAGGTTTGGAGGGCAAGCAGTAATGTTTGCCTTTTTATTTATATGCTACCCTTAATAATTTTATTTATTAGTTCCAGAAATATAAAAACCTTTATAACAATGGAAAAGTTTGTAACTTTGCAACCATGCTAGAAAAAATTAAAGAAATAGTACTTGCATTTACTGAAAACCCAATCAGAATTACGTATTCTTTTAACCAATTGAAAGCCACTTATAAAGCCACAGAAGATGAAATCAGAGAAGCAAAAAAGCAATACAAAGAAGGTTTAGTAGAAAAAAGCCTTCCAGATATGCTTACCAATTTGCCTGAAAATTCAACCATAGAAAGGGCTTGGGTAAACAACAAAGGAAAAGTTTCTTTACAAGTCCGGTTCAATGAGGAAGAAATAAAAGAAGTTCAATTTGAGCCTTCTATTCTCCAAGTAAATCCTAAAGAGAACTCAAACGTTCTTTTGGTGTATCTTTCAGACAAACACATAGGAGCAAAAGTTAGTGAAGACTCTATGTTAGAAAATAACTATTCTGGAAAAATATTTCAGGAACGGCTTCAATTGGTTTTAAATGAAATAATTAACTTAGACACTATTTTTCATTTCTCAAAAATAATAGTATGTGATCTAGGGGATGCAATTGACGGGCAAGAAGGTTATACAGGTTCTAGGAGTCACAGGCTCCCCCAGAACTTGGACACAAAAGAAGTTTACAGAGTGTTTATGCAAAGTCATCTTGACTTTTTTACCACACTTCAAAACCATTATTCTGGAGCCATAGAGTTTAGGTCAGTAGGAGATTCAAACCACGGAGGGGAATTAGAGTGGGTTCTTAACAATAACCTTGCTTCTCTCTTAGAATTGAAAGGAATTTATTGCGTAGTAGGAAATAAGTTTATTGAGCATTTTGAGATAGAAGATCACACATTTTTAATATGCCACGGAAAAGATTGGAAAGACATGAAACACGGTTTACCATTAAATCTTGACCAGAAGACAGAACTTTACATCAAGTCTTACATAGACCAAGTAGGGTTAAGTTCTAAATACATTCATTTTATTAAGGGTGACCTTCATCAAGCCAACACCCAATACAACAAATTCTTTAGGTACAAAAATGTTCTCTCTTTATTTGGTTCTTCAAAATGGGTCCAAACCAACTTTATGTCCAACACTAGAGGAGTTTGCATGGACATATTAAGCCTCTCTGAAAACAAGATAACAGAGCATTACTTTTTTATCTAAAAAAATTAAACAAAATTTGCCCCAATTTAAAATAAATTCCATATCTTATGGTCAATAACTGCATAGCACCTCACAATGAATACAGGTCCACAAAGAATCAAGGTGATTACAACTTTTACAGTGAGGACACAATTAGTACCTACCTAAAAAATAACGTGATAGGGACTAAAGGAGTATCCGAAAATTGTTTGAGGCAACTTGGTTATTTAATAGCCTCTGAGGTAGTAAACAATACAGACGGGGTTTATTTCGAGGGTTTGGGAACATTGAGGGTAAGTGGTAATTTACGCAAAACAATAGACCACAAATCTTCAAAAATAGCCAACAAAAAAGTGTACCTTAGGAATGTACAAACAGGAGGATTAGTATTTAGAGCACACTTGTTGTTAATTCCTTCAAAATGGAGTGGTGTAAGATATTTTAAAAGTTCTTACTCTCTCCGAATGTCATTAAAGGAAAGAATCAAGAAAGGTTATATGCACTTTTTGGTGTTTCCGAATCTAAAATCAGTCAATAATCCACACAGGTAATTAAATGGACACAATAGGAACAATAGTAGCAAGGTTAAGGTCAGCACTCAAGGAGACTACATCAGACAGCATGTACTCCAACAGAGGTTTGTGGAATGAGTTCGTTTCAGAGGCCAAGGTTTTTATTAAAAGAGACGCGGACAACGAGAGAAAAATTTATAAAACCACAGAGGCTTGGCAGAAAGTCTGCTTGAAAATGGAAAAGAGTTCACCTCTTTTGTGTAATCTGAGCATACCTTTAACTTATTCGATTTATAAGTCACTTTTTAAAATACCTGACTTGTTTGAAACATCAACAGGTCCTTTGGTTCAGTTTATTTCCACACCTGATAATTCTGTCAATATAACCTTGGTTACGCCTTTAGAGTTTCAGATTAAAACTAATCTGCGATATTCTAAGGGAAGGTTTGCATTTATTTATGATGGGTATTTGTGGACCAATCTATCTTATTCTAATTTGGTGTTAAGTGGGGTATTTTTTGAGACTAAAGTTGACTGTGAATGTAACCCCATAATTAAGCCTTGTTCCAGTATGTTAGACAAACCTTGTGGAGTTCCTAGTTATTTGGTGGCTCCTGCTGTAACCAGCACTCTCCAAAAATTGTTACCTACTTTAAACAGACCAACTGACAACGTGGTTAACATGTCAGAGTCACAAAGAGAGAACTCAATATGAATTTTATAAGCAGTGAAGTACTCGTAAACAACGTAAAAAACAGACTCTCCACTTACTTTGCCCAAGGTACAGTAGATGAGTCTCATTTGTACAAAGCAATTAAATCTTGCCTTGACAGAATAGGATTTAAGGCTCATCAATTAAAAGTGGTAACTCTCAATATTCAAGACAAACAATGTGATCTGCCTTGTGATTTTTTCAAAGTAGAAAGTATTATGGGCTATGAACAAGTCGAGTATTACGATTTGAATGAAAGAGAACAAGGAATTATGAGAATCTCGGAAAGGGAAGTAGTAAGTATTCCAGTATGCAAAACTAAATTTGATTATTGCCAAGATACTTGCGGAAATCTTATAGAGATTATACAGGAGTTTAATCTTGAAAAAATCAAATACACTTCTTTGTTTCCGGTCCATTTAGACAGCAGAGTAGGCGATTCTATTACTATTCAGAACGGTAAGATTTATGCAAATTTTAGCGGGAATATTATTCTTACTTACCTATCTGACAATTGGGATGGAGAAGAGTTTTTAGTGCCTGACCATACCCAGATTACAGATTGGATAGAAACAGCAATGGAGGTTGAGTGTCTTGAGGTGCTCTATCTTAATCAGGTATCTGACGCTATCCAGAGGCTCCAATACCTCCAAAATAAATTGGTGGAAAAACAAGCAATAGCACGTTCGTTTTATAAAATGAATGAAGTTAAAGACTTTTACAATTTAAGAGCAGTCTTAAACAAAAGATATTCAGCCTATAAGAATTTCATCAGACCTAGAAACACACATTATTTATGAAGACTGTAAAAAATCTTGCATTTCCTAAATTAAACTTGGACTCACATTTCTCAGCCTTAGAGCAGAGAGATTTGGTTTATATGTTGAACGGGACTGTAAAAGGGCACGAAGGTAATTCAGAGGTGTTTATTCAAAACATGCTCTCCAATGAGTTGTGTGTAAAATTTACAGACACATTTGTAGGAGCCATTTCATTAGATAAGTTTCAATACATAGTAGGTCTTAAAGGTTCTAGTTCTAAACTAGTTTTAGTAAACTTGGAAAACTGCACTCAAACAGAATTAATAAATGATCCTTGTTTGAACTTTGACCCTTTGTTTCCTATTCGTGGTGTGTCTAAGAGACTCAATGAAACAAACGAAAGAATAATTTACTGGATAGACGGAAAGAATCCTAACAGGTATTTAAACATAGATCAAACTTTATTAGGAAATTACCCCAAAGTTACTAATGCTAGTGATTGTTTGACGTGTGGGATTATCACAACTGATGCTTTGGATTGTAATAAAATCAGATTGAATAAAACTCACAAACCTCCTTGTCTTAAACTCAAGACAAACAAACAAGGAAGTTTTTCCACAGGAACCTATCAAGTTGGAATTGCTTATTCTGAGGATGGAATTACTTTTTCTGATTTTTATTTCAGTGACGTGGTTAAAAACCAAAGTTACAAACAAGACATAGGGTTTGATCTCAGTGTAGAATGCGTATATTCGCCTTTTCAATATTTTACAGTAATCCTAGTAACCCAGACCAGAAACGGACAAGTAGTTTACAATTTTGGAGAGTATTCTCAGGGAACTACTTCTATTAACCTTTCTAATTTCTCGAATGCAACCGTCTTAGACATCAACACAGCCCTTTCTAAACGGGTAGTATATGACACTTCTAGTCACATAGTCACCAATGATGAAACGTTGTTATTGGGGAAACATCAAGCAGTTGAACCTTTAGAATATCAACTTCTGGCCAACAACATTCAAGTAGAATGGCTAGAAAAGAAAGTACCAGCAAAAGAGGCACATTTGTTTAAAGGGTTTCTTAGAGACGAAACTTATGACTTTGCAATAGAGTGGCTGGATGAACTTGGAAGAAGAAGAGGTGTGTATCATATTCCCGGAAGAGCATTAGGTCCTAATTACATGTTGACCACACCCACAGGTGTAGTAACTGAGAATGCAGACATTCCTGAATCCTTGTACACGTATGAAAATTTAGAACCTTGTGCAGATGTACCTACTAAAGTGTGGGAAGTCAAAAACACTGCTTATATAACGAGTGTGGTAGCAGGTGATTGTATAGCGTGTTTAGAAGTTCCTACTGTAACCAAGGTTGGTAAAATGGGCTACTATGAATGCAAGGATTTAAAATATCCTGATGAAAACAGGTGGGGAAACCTCCGTTGTCAACCTATACGTAGGCATAGATTTCCTTCTAGTGATCTTACGCACATACATAATAATGGAACTTGCTTTACGGAGACTATTACGGAAATATTAGGGTTTGATGAAGATAATCAACCTGTGTTGTCCTCTTATGATGTAACCAAGTTTGTACCGGATAATTGTGTAAACATACTCGGAGTAAGGTTAAAGAACGTGTCTCCTCCAGTAGTTAATGGGCAGTCCATGACTGGTTGGAAATATAGACTTTTATACTCTGACAGAACAGGTAACAAGTCTATTCTTCACAAAGGTTTACTTTATAATGTCAACAAAGAAGTTGACAAAGGTACTGAAATAATGTATCCCAATTACCCTTATAATGACTTAAAGAAAGATGTTTATCTTTCTAAAACTCAGACAAATGAATCCACTGGTTTTCCCAACCATCTTCATGCTGACTTATATTATAAAAATCGGTTTACTTATCATTCTCCTGATATTCATTACAGAGAAACTAGGAATGAGTTTGGCACAGAGTTAAAAATGTACACTGAGGAGATAGGGAAAATTACTTCCAAATTTAACGAGGTTTACAGACACCCCAAAGTAGGCATAGGAGCAACTGTGCCTGATGTAAAAACAAGTCACCCTTACGCACAACAGTTTGACTCTTACGCACAGTTTGAGTCATTTCAAGTATTCCAAGAACCTCTTGACGAAAGGAGAAAAATAGAACAATCTCAATGGTTGTATCCTATTAAACAATTTGTTTCTAACGGAGAAAGGTTTAATAATAAAGAAAGAGAGACTTCTTACTACTTAGAGGTTGAAAAAGACGTACCTAACCCTATTAATGAAGACACTTCCAGATTTACTAGGGGAGATATAGATTGCAGAGACAGCACGCAGCCTTGTGACAACATAACCATAGGAGGCGTAGAGTATCCTATACAAGCAGTTTCTTATTACGTGGGAGTACGTACTCCTCAGAAAAACCAATATGGGAATGTAAATCAACCTACTTATATTCCGGTTGAGTCTTGTTTTAAGAATTATAACTTACAAGCAGACTTTTTTGGGGGTGACACTTACATAAGTCGTCACTCTGATTTTAGAAAGATGCCTATGTTTGATGAATATTTATACGATGTGCCTTACAACACTGAGTATAATTACCGAGACAAACGTAATGTGTGGTATCCTACTTACTGGTATGACAACCTTACTAGCGCAGGAGACAAGGCTAGGTTGAGTTGTTTTATTAATAACTCGTTAGAATCTGGAGCAGATTTTGGGTATTTTTATCTTTGGGTAACAGGTTGTCCTTATTATTGGTGTGAGAGTGAATTTATAGGAAACTTTAGGGAGCAAGACATGACACCTAACTCTAGGTTTTTTCCAGAAACTACTTACTTTGAATTGTCAAAGGCTGATAATATTCGTTTACAACCTACTTATCTTTATGACTTTTCATTACTCAATAAAACAGTCGAAGAAATTAAGTTAAGCGGTTACACTAAAAGTGATGCAAATTTCACTGTTACTTACTCACTTAAAAACGATTTACAAAGTGCAGGAGATAACTGGTTAAAATTCTTACCACTTAACTACACAATTCTTCCACAGATTTACGGAGAATTTACAGGGCTGCATTATATAGATCAATACTCTATATTTTTTCTTTTTGAAAATATGATTTTATATTCCCAAGAAGATTATACTTTTCAAACAAACGAAGGTAACACTATCTTTTTGGCCCAAGGAGACATTTTTTCCAAAAGGTTGAGAAAAGTAGCCAATGAGTTTACAGGATACTCAGGATCAGTAGATCCTAATTCCTTTATTAATACTCGATTTGGAACTTTCTACCTAGATAGATACAGAAAAAAACTTTTTCAATGGACTGGTCAACTCAAGGAATTGGTAGGTGTAAGTTCATTCCTTGAGACTTATCTCTCGAATACTAATCCCGGATATAAAAATTCCTTGGTAACAGTGTATGACAATTTTACAGGAATGCTGTTTTTCACGGACAAACTGACTGGTTGGACTATTTCTTATTCTCCTTACACTGACGGGTTTATTTCATTCCACTCATTTGTTCCTGACTGGTATCTTACTATGCCTAATAATTTCTGTTCAGTCAAAAACAACGGAATATGGAAACACAATAAAAAATACGATTATCAAAGGTATTATGGTTCAGTAGAATTATTTGATGTAGGATTCGTAGAAGTGCAACAAGAAGATTCTGAATTGCAAAGTATTTCGGTTATAGTAGATTTTATAAAGGTGGAAGGTTACAAAAAGTTTGCTTATTCTAAGAAATTTTTTGACCAAGTATTTGTTTATAACAATAACAGTTCTACTGGTATTCTTACCCTCTTACTCAAGGATAGAAATGACAGAACTCAAAGTCTTTCCCAAAATAGAGAAGGTCAAGCAGAGGTCACTAGAATTAAGGGAAATACTTTTAACATTAACAAGTTAGAAAATAACCACAGTCAAGGAGCCATCTTAGAATACCAATCCAACGGAATGTATTATTTTCCTCTCAATATAGTGGACAAACCACCTACGGTTCGTGAAACCATTAAAGGAAAGTGGAATGTAATTCATCTTAGAGCAGCACAGTCCGACAAGATTATACTTCAATTAAACGAGCCTCTCACAGATGCTATAAATCAAAAGTAATGTTAACAGAAAGAAGTAAAAAGTTTTTAAAAAAATATCAAAGTGGTGGAGTTATCCAGCAATTACCACAGTTACCTTTGGGTCAAGTACAAAGCATGACTGCTCCTGCAATCCAGCAGGCACAGCAGGCTCAAGCATTACAAAATGCTCGAATTCCAAATATGCTTTCTCAAATACCTCAAGGACAAAGTTTTCAAACACCTCCTACTCAATCCCAATCCCAATCTCAATCTCAATCTACGCTTGACATAATAGGGCAAACTGCTGGTTCTATTCCTATTCTGGGGATGTTTGCACAAGCAGGTTATGGTGGTTATCAAATAGGTAAATCTTTCAAAGAAAAAAGAAAGCAAAAAAGATTAGACAATGCTTATAAGGCTGATCTTGAGGAAAGAAAACAGGATATAAGGAATAACGAGTATGTAAATACTCCTTATTCTTTTCAAGAAGGCGGGTTTAATCTAAATCTTCAAGACACCAATCAAGACATCCAAAGACAGTGGGAAGAATACTATCAAGGGTTGAATCAACAAAACATCAACCGTTACAAGCAGACCCAACAACAAGGAATATCATCAGTAGGACAAGCAGCCTCTCAATATGTAGGACTTGCTAAAACTATGGCTTCTGGAATGGCTCAAGAAGGTGGGGATGCTTCTCAAATTACAAACCAAACAGACATTTACTCCACTGATTTTGATCCTAATGCTTTTCTTGGTACTGAAAACTCAGAACAAGAAATGAAAGTAAATCAAAACCAAGAACTGTTAAAATGGGTGTTTGAAGACGAAAATGAGTATTCCCCAATTCAAGACGAGTATGAAAATTACTCATCAGATTCGGGCATGAGTGCAGACGGAGTAATTGCAGGAATAGGGCAGAGCGAATCAGGAGGTGATTATTCTGTGATTAACCCTACAACTGGAACCACAGGTAAGTACCAATTCCATCCTAAGTATTGGGCCAAACAAATAGGTGAGTACATGGGCATAGATGGAACCAATGAAGAGATAATGAACGAGTTCAAAAACTCCCCCAAAACACAAGAAAGTTTTATGAACTACGTAGTGAATGATATTTACAAGCCAGAGATTAAAAAGTTAAAACCATACGCAGATAAGTACGGATTTACAGAAGAAGAAATGATAAGATTTTTGCATTACAGGGGATTAGCAGACACTAAAAAAAGGTTAGTAACTGGTAATTTTGAAGTGTCTCAATCTGAGAAAGAGAAGTACGGAAACCCGAATATATTAGATTACATAAAAAGATAAAAAATAATATGTTTAAATTAAAAGTATCAAACGAAGTACCATATAGTCAAGAAGAGAAGGAGTTACAACCTGTAACCATTTCCTCTTTCCTTTCTAAATTATTTTACTTTCAGACAGCCACCAAATTCCTTCATCTTAAAGTTACAGGAACAGGTTCATTTGCTGCACATCTTGCCATAGGAGACCTCTATGACACTCTATCAGAGTTGTGTGACAGTCTTACTGAAACTGCTCAGACAGAGGAGATTTTGAATCTTACGCACGAAAAAATAGTATCCTCAGAAATAAACAAAGATATAATCACAGAAATGTGTACTTTTGTGGATTCTAATCGTTATGTTTTCCCTCACAGTTTTCAACAAAACATGATTGATAACTTGACAGAAAAACTAGCATTGACTAAATACAAACTTAAATTCTTGTCATAATGAAAAAATACCAAGCAGGAGGCTCGAATATTCAAATGCTGGGGAATATTAAATTTGATTCTAACAAAGCAAGAAAAGGCAATGCAGGACAATTTATTGTAAAAGATGAAATTACTGGTAAAGACTTTGGTGTTGTTAGAAAAAAAGATGGTACTTACGATTGGTATCAAGATCCTGCTTTGGACAAAAACCCGATAAAAGCAGCATCTAATTTTTTAACCAATTACTACGATTCCCCAAAAGCAAAAGAAAGACACGAAAAATCTTTTCCTAAAGTTCTAATAGATGAAGTAGATCAAGCATTAACATCTCCTAATTTTAAAAGTGCTAATTACTCAGACTATAAAATCAAAGATGTAGCAGAACTTGACTGGAAAGATAAATTAAGAAAAGATTGGATAGAAAATGGGACTTCTTACAATGTAATAGAAGACCAAATTCTTATTAACACAAAAGAAGACAGTGCAGGTACAGTAGCGCATGAAATAAGCCATTTATTAAACAAAGGTAAAAGAGAAATGAGCAAGAGGGATCAGGCTATTTTTCAGAAACTAAAATCTAATCCAAAAGGAATGCACGATGCTAGTCACGATGACACTCCAACTGAGTACAAAGCAGATGTGGATGCAGTAAGATTTTTGTTGTACAGAAATGGTATTTATGATGCTAATACAGAAGACTTTACAAAAGAACATCTTGAAAAAGCAAAAGAAAAACTAAAAGGAGATTTTCTTTTTGATAGGTTGCTGCAAAATACAAAAGATGAAAATAGTGTTATAGACGCTCTGAATTTTTTTTCCAGCACTCAAAAAAACTCTATGGGCCAGTACGGGAAAGAAGGAGGAATTTCAAAACTGGGTTACAAGAAAAACTCTCCTTATAAGGATAGAAAGTTTCTTGATATAAACTTCCCATTAATCACAACCAAAGATATGGCATTTCCAATACTTGCAGTAAGTGACCAAGGAGATGCAAAAATATTACAACCAAACACAGGTATGCACAAATTCAAAGGAAATAAAGTAAGAGAATATAAACTACAATCTGGTGGTGTAGATCCGGGTGCAAACCTTTTAAACTTTATGGACAAAAGAAGCCAAAGACAAAGAGTTGAAGACGGTAATTTTCCATCTGACACTACTGGTTATGTAGGGAGTAACCAATATTATTTGGACATGGAAGCAGGTAAAGTGCCTCACGTAGCAGATATGTTATTCTTTGGTGATATACCCCGTAACCCTTCTGGAAAATCTAAATCAAAAGACAGGTTTAGAGAAAAACAAGAAGGTGGTGAAATGCAAACTTATTTAAGTGGGTTAAGTCCAGAAGAACAAGATGCTTTTTTAGACCAGTACGAACAAGTATTTCAAGATGGTGGTCAACTGCAAGTGCCTGTTTCAATATCCAATGCAGAATTAGAAAAAGGAGAAACTGTGCTTGGGCTAGATGGTGCTTTAAAACACGTAGATGGTAAAAGACACAGTTCTGGTGGTACTCCTGTTATCCTTGAAAACGGAGAAAAAGTATTCTCTGATTATCTGGTTGTCCCAGAAGAACTCCAAAAAATACTGGGTGTAAAAAAGAAAACTACCTTTGCACAGGCTTCTAAAAAGTACGACACTAAAAAGGAGTTCAAAGTATTGGAAGATTCTAAAGACCCTTATGCTAGGGAGACGGCAAAGTTTTCTTTAAACAATAAACTAGCCATGTTAGAGACTGTATTTCAAGGTCAAGAAAGTTTGAAAGACCAAAAACAAGTAGGCAGAAAACTTCAAACATCTTATCAAAAAGGTGGTAAATACCAAGAGGGTAAATACTTTAACCATTCAGGAATTTCAGACAGATTTGAGACTTTGCCTGATGGTAAATTGTATGACCCTGTTACTAAGAACTTCTACAAAAGAGAAAGTGATGGTAACTATACTAAAGTTTATTCTGCGCCTGTACAAGAATCTTCTTATAGAGGTCCAGAATTCCCTCTAGTTGGGAATACGCCTGAAACTAAAACTGGTTATCAATTAGGAACCAAGGATAAATTTCCAAGCATGAGAACTCAGCCTGTTACGGAAAACTGGGACAATGGTTACAGAGGTCCTCAATTTCCTATTGCTGGGCCTACTCAAGTCTCTCAACCAACTCAATCAGTTGTTGAACCTGTTCAGCCAATTGCTCAACCTACTACGCCTGTTCAAAAAGCAAGGACAGCAAGAAAATTGTCAGGTAATTCAATAAAACCAGTAACTCAGCCCAATGCTCCAGTTATTACACCAAGAACAGGGTTTAAGCCTACTTATTCTGAACAGATGCCCACACCTGCTGAACTTGCAGAATTAGGCTCTGATACATTTCAGGAAAAAATGCCCTATCTACCTAACCCTAATGGAGTAGATGAAAGGACTGTTACATTCAATGAACCTACTTCTAGTGACCCAAAAATAGAGGCTAGACAAAGTTGGTTTGCACGAAACAAAGACAAATTTGGAATCAACTCCAAACTTGCAGGAACTATATTAGACATAGGAGTAGTACTTTCTGATAACTTACAAATAGACAATCCGATATTGTATGACCACCAAAAGCAGCCTTTGTTTAATCGGTTTTATGATTATGATAACAAGGAAACTCAAAGAGTGGCTCAGACTCAAATTAATGGGATTATGAACTCCAATTTACCTGAGAGTGTTAAACAGGCTCGCATAGCAGAAGTTACTGCACAGTCTCAAAGTAATCAATCACAGGTTGATTTTAACAATGCTCAAAGGTATGACCAGAAACAGAGTGCTGATTTGAACAAATTACAAGGGTATCAAGATTCAAACATAGATGCTCGTATAAATGACATAGACAATTACAGACAAAGAAAAGCACGTGTCGAAGACCTTAAAGCACGATTTAAGAATAACCAAAAAGAAGCCATAGTAGGGTCTGTTAAGAACTATTTAGGATACGCTGATGAACTTAGAGTAGCAAATGAATTGAGTCCTTATTTTGAAACAAGTGCTATTACTGGTAGAACTAAATATAAGCCTCAAAGCACCTCTAATTTAAAGAGTAATGTTTTAGACCAGTTTGCTCAATCGGACCAAACCACACAAAATCTCCCCAATGGGGCCAGTTTAGTAAAACAGGGCAACATGGTTATTCTAGTAAGTGCAGATGGTTCTGCAAAACAAATAGACATAAAATAATGTATATAAACGAATATAGCCAAGGAGTACTGCCTCAATACCAGAAGTCAAATTATGACTTGAATCTTGAGATGGCCATACTCTCAAAGAAGAATCAAGAACAAGCCAATGCTTTAAACACGGTTAATCAACTCCAAAACAGGAGTCTTAACATTTCTATGCTTAATCTTGAGGGAGCAGAAAGACTTGCTGAGTACAATAAGCAATTATCTGCTGATCTTTCAGGGGATTTAGGGGATTTGACCATTATGGAAAATCAAAACAAGGTGGCTGAATTGTTCCAAAAGATAAGCACTGACACTGAGTTAATTAAAGCAAGCCAACTCTCTAAACAATACCAGAAAGAATACAATGATGTTCAGACCCTTAAAAATTCTGGAAGAAAAGACAATGGGTACAATGACATAAATGAGTTTGTGTGGATGAACTGGGATGGAGGTTATTACGATTTTATGCAAAAAGGCTTGTCTCAGGTGACTGATCCTAACTTTAGGAAATCTAGTTACACTCCTTACAAAGATTTAAAGGTTCCTCTTGCAAACCTGAGTAAATTATTACACGCAGACTACGTAAGCAATGATAGACAGTCTGTGGATGAAAAAAACAGTCCTACTGGATACTTAACTAAACACATCTATGAAGGAGTCTCACCGGAGAGGGTTAAGGCATTGTATGATGAACAATTTGGTGCTGATGACATCTCACAGTTGGAGGTTTTGAGTAAATACGAGATTCTAAAGGCTGGTGACAAAGGTTATCTTTATGACCAATATAAGTCAGTAGCAGATGCTGAAAACCGTGTAGAAACTGCAAGAATTTCAGAAATTTCTCAACGGATTCTGTTCAACAACGAAAAATTAAAAACTGTTCTCAAACCAGAGGAAGAGGCACAATTAATTAAAGAGAACGAATTGTACAAAAACAACCTCCAAATCCTAGAGTCAAATGTTGCAGGAAGAGCAAACGCGGAAAAAACTAAAGAAGATTTCTTGAAACTATCCAACAACGAAATGTTAGGTTATGTGTATCAGGTAAAAAAGGCTGAAAAAGTTAAAGATGCTGTGAATGCTTTCTCGTGGAAAAAAGAAGTAAACGAGATAAACCCGGATGCTAATTATCTTGCCCAAAAAAAGATAGATGCTATGATGGCTCAAACTAAATTCAGAGAAGACAGCCAGACTAATAGAATGTACATCAAACATAAGTTAGATCAAGAAGTAGCAGCAACTAAAGCATTAAAAGAAAAAGAAGGGAAAGAAGACCCTTCATTGTGGTCAGATGTAGCAGACATTTCTAAGAATGAACAAGAATTGCTGAGTGGGTTTAATCGCTTGGTAACTTTACAAGAAGAATATGCAAAGAAATCAGACAATATAATTGCTGCTCCTACTCTTGACAATAACACTATTAAGGCTGAAAATTGGAGGAATTTTTACGAAAAACACAAAGGGAATTATTATGCGGATATGTGGGACATATTCCAGACTAACAAGAATTTGGCTTATGATGTAAACGGAAACCCTAATAAAGAAGCATTCAGAGTTTGGGAAATAGAACAAAGAAACAACCCTAACTCTCTAACAGAGGCTTTGATTAAAAACAAATCAGACAATGATTACACCTCTGAATACTTAACAGAAGAGTTAGGAAAGATTAATGGGGCACTCAGATCTGCAAAGACTGAGACTAAAAACATACTCCCATACGCAAGAACTGAAAATGGTGACCAATTAAGTGAAGCAGATTTTCTCTCAGGTAGAGAAGTATACATTAACGTACCAACTAGTCCTAAGATTAATGGCCAACCTTACACTGGAAATTACCAGAAGAAAAAACTGAGTGAATTATTGTTTGATTTAAAGAAAGAAAGACAAACAGAAAGTATTGAAAGCCCTGCTGCTGGTGCTATGTATGGTGTTACTCCTCGTAGTAAAGTCACTGCAAAAACTTACTTAGACAATGATGCTGGCTTAAAACAAGTCCTAAAAACTTATGCTGATTCTCAAGAAGACCCAGTATTAAAGTCTATGCTTGCAGACAAACTCCCACAGTATCAGCAGTTTGGTTATGTGCAAACAAGTTCTCCTGATGAAATAATCCCTTATCAGGGGCAGATTAGTGCTGCTACTAAGTTAGGATCGGACCAATTTAGGACTCTGTTTGGAGTTAGTGCCATTGAGTCAATAGCTATTCCTTCTGGTTCTGGTGATAAAGGTGTTGTAAAGTTCAAGAATGAGTACGCAAAACAACTGGATGATGCAAACATAATGATGCCAACAAGAGATGGTAATGTGATGGAAAAAGTAGTACCGGGTAAAGCATATTTGTTTGAGACTCAACCCAAGGATGGTAGAAATGTTATGATGAATACTGCTGCTAAATACAAACCTTACAAATCTAACTATTTAGGGTATATGTTTGAAATAACCCCATCTGCTAGTGGCACTAAAGTCATCAGGGTAACTAAACCTGATGGCACTGTAATTCCTGACAAATTTGGTGGAGACAATTCAACGGACATTAATGTGTTAATTAACAGCATTCAATCATTCATAAAAACAGATTACAATGCCACCAGAAAGCCTTAGTGAATTTATAGTGCCTCAATCCTCGGAGTTTGTTGAACCTCAAGAGATTCAACCTTCATTCTTGTTGCCTACTGTACCAGCGAGTGTAGTTAATTACACTCCTACACCTGCGGGGAAAGTAGCACCAGTTGTGGACAGTAGTAACCTCTTAGACACTTTCCTAAAAAAAGATTTAGGAGAAGCAAAAAAAGGTGCACCACTTTACGACTATAAGACTAAACAAGAAGAAAGGTACAGTAATCCTTTTATGCAGTTTACCCCAAATGTTCAAGGTTCTTTTAGCACTGAGGATGCTTATGGTAAAAAACAAGGAGCAGGTGAACAACTTTATAACTCGATTGTAAAAACAGGAGCAACAGCAGGAGCCAGTTTTATCTCAGGATTTACCAGTCTTCCCAAGCAGATTGATGCAATCAGAAACGGTTCAAACGAATTATTTACGGACAGTGCATTCTCCCAAACTCAAGAATGGCTCAAGGATCTTGAAGACAAATACCCCAATTATCTTACTCAAGTAGAGACTGACCGATCATGGGTGGTAAATGCTTTTACACCTACTGGTGCTGCAAATTTTTGGGGAGATACTGTTTTAAAGAACATGGGGTTCACTGTGGGAGCACTTGCAAACGCAGTGGTAGTGGATGCTGGAATTTCCTTGTTAACAGCAGGAACAGCAACTCCTGTGGCTCTCATAGCAGCAGGAAAACAATTATCCAACGCAGTGAAGGGAATGAAGGCTGCTTACAGAGGATTGGCAAAAGGAGCAGTTCTAGGTAAGATAGATGATGTAGTAGGGCTTGCTACTTCTCAAGGAATCCTTGGAAGCCTAAACACCACCAATAAAGCATTTGGAATCAAAAAAGCAGCACAGTTAACTGCTACTACTTACTTTTCTTCACAGGGAGAATCTATGATAGAAGGGTATCAAACTTATGTAGATACTAAAACTGACTTATTAGAAAAGGCTTATCAGGAAGGAAAACCATTCACCAGTGAATTTTTAAAAGGAATAGATGACACTGCTTCTGCTGCTGGTAAAAATACTATGTTTTTAAACCTAGCCATTACATCTGCGAGTAACTTAGTCCAGTTTCCTAAATTATTGGGTTGGGCAAAAGGTGCAGATGTGCTAGAAAAAGCAAGTGCTGATTACGTAAAAATAGCAGGGTTAAAAGCCACAAATGAATGGTCAAAAAAGGCAGCGTATAAAGCACTGGCAAAAGATGTGTTTTTTAAAGGAATAGTATCTGAGGGACTAGAAGAGGGTTCTCAGTATTTTGTAGGAAACTCACTTCACGATTATTACTTGGACAAGTTTGACAAAAAGACTACCAAAGGTATGGCTGAATACCTTGCTAATGCAGTACCTAAGACTCTTCAAGAAGGGGATTTCTGGAAAGAAGTATTGATAGGTGGTTTAACAGGATCTATTAGTGGGGCAGTAATGCCCGGTGGTGAAATCCAAAACAGTATTAAAAATAACATATTTGGGTCAGACAGACAGCAAGGAATCACTGACACTATGAACAAAGACCTAGATCTTTTTAGGGCTAGTGTTGGTGAATTGTCAAGCCTTGAAGACTCTCTTACGAATCAAAGCAGAACAGACCAGTTTCAAAATGCTTACAAGTCTCTTTACAGAACGGTGAGTAATGCTGCAAAATTTGGTAAGGTAGAAGACTTAAAGAGTTCTCTTGAGGACTTAAATGACCTTTCTCTTGAAGAATACAACAAAGCATTTTATCAAGACCCAACTCAAGGTTTAAAATCTGACCTAGATAAATCTAAGGTAATAAATAAATTAATTACCGAAGTAGAACAAATTCAAGACGAGAAAATAGCCGTAGAAAAGTCTTTTAAAAGTAACCCTTTCTCTAACAGTAAGGTGAAGGATCTTTTAGTTAAGAAATTCAAAGTTGACCAAAGCAAAGTTTCAACAGTTCAACAGAAATTGTTTGAGGATTGGAAAGAAAATCAGAGTTATCTTCTAGGGAGACTTAGAAATACTCAAAGTGATGTATTTTCCCTCCAAGAAGAGATTAAACTAGGAAACAACAATCCTCAAGATTCTGACATTACTTATGCTACTCTTGTGGCCTTGGGTGACAGGGACACCATAGGCAGTTATTTAGGATTTAAGAATCGCCAAATTGAGGCATTAAAGAACCAAAAAGACTATTACTCGGACTTGGGAGATACGTTAAGAGAAAAAGCAACAAGTAGGCAGTTACTAGATTTAGAGGTTCTTTACGAAAGAATCAGTCAAAACCTAGACAACCCTGAAACTCTTCAACAGTTAATCCTAGAACACGAGTATGCAGGAACTGCCAGTGGTAGGTCACTTGAAGAAAAAATGAGACAACTTGAAGAGGCTAGGTTACAAGAAGAAATGATTAAGGCAACCCAAGAGGAGTTGATAAAAAATGCTGACAATCCAGAGCAATCTGCTACTGACATGGTGGAAACACTCGCAGGTTTGGATGAAGCAGAACAAGCCAATAACCCCGACACAGAACCTATTGATTTTGGACCTCACCAGTATTATTTTCTCAGAACTCTTAATTCTGGGGACATAGTAAATTTTGGGGGTAAACTATACATTCTGGGAGACACTAGGGGGACTTTTATAGGAGGCAGAGAAGTTGGAAATGAGACCAATACTATTGTGTTTGGTCCAGATAATTACACTAACAATGGAATAACTTCAATTTATCAGTGGGAAATTACAAAAGTTGATGCACCAACACCTGCTGCACCCACACCTCCAATTGTACAAGAACCTGTAAATGAGGGAGTAAGAGTAATGACAGATGAAGAGATAGAGGTGGATGCGTATGATGCTATGGTTAGAGACAAAGCACAAAAAGAGAAGATGAGGAAAGAAAACCAAGCGGAACTTGACGAATTAATCAAAGGTAAAGAACTGGTCAAAGAGCCTAAAAAAGACGGAGGAAGATACATAATCAAAGGAACTCTGGCTACTGCTGATGGTATTTCAATATGGACTTTAACAAACGGGAATTTGTTACAAGATAAGATCAAGTTAAACAGACCAGAAAGACACGAGTATTATTCATTGGATGGAGAACCAGTTATAGAGAAGGAACCAGTTACAGACTTGTTAATACCAGAAAGTTTACCGGATTCAACCAGAGCGGAATCTGTTACAAATTTTCCTATGACTTTTGTAACAGACTCTGCAAAATTGTTCAACGGGCAATTTGATGGTTTATCAAACGGTAATATTATAGTAAAACACAACGGAGTTACTGGTGAATTTTATTTTGACCCCAATTCCGAAACAGAAGTATTTAGTTTCATAGACAGCCATCAAAATGTAGCGGAATTAAGGGGAACAGGAAGGCCCAAGAAAGGACAAGTACAAATTACTAAAGGTACTGTAAAAGTAAAAGATGGTAAAATTTACTTGGATAAGAAAATAGTACTTACTTGGGGAAGTGAACTTGAAAAGAAAGATGAAAAAAATAAAGAAATTAATTTGAGAGACTTGCCCGATTTTAACGGTCTTACCATAAGTAAAGATGCTTTTGCTGTTTTGGATTCTATTGACTTTGGAAACAAAGACAGTGTGGATGCAGGGATTTCAAGAATATTAGAAATAGTAAACAGTAAATTTATACCCAGTGAAAAGGTTGAACAAGTACTCAGTGTTAAAAGAAAACTAATTGGTAACAGTAATTACAAAACAAAAGACTATTTAGAAAAGTATATAATTCTAAGCACCAAAGATTTTACTGGAATAGATATTAGTACTATTTTTAATACACAATCTGAACAAGAATCTACTTTGGAAGAAAAAGCAGGTATTGTTAATACAAGAAGGCAGGAATTATTTGAAACAGGAAGAACAAGTTTTAATGATGGGTTTATACAAAACAATGGTCCAGCATACTATGCAAACATTGGTACTTTTACTAATACAAGCGTATACACTTTTGACACTTTTGAAATGGCACACAAGTTTTTATTAGGGTATCAGGATGTTTCTAACATAGCAGAGTTTGCAGACACAATTAGATACGGAAAAGATGGAGTAGAGGCTAGGAAAAAAGAAAAGCAAGAAAAAGAAATACAAAGGAAAGTAAAGGAACTCGAAGATGACAAAGCAAGATACTTGAGAAATATAGAGTTTGATTCCGAATATAATAGTTTTATGACAATAGGAGCACGTAGTGCAAAAACTAAACAAGAACTTATAGATAAAATCAATGCTGAAATTGACTCTAAAATAGCAGAACTTTATGGAAAGCAAGAGGCCACTTTGGAAGAAAAAATAGATTTCTTTTCAAAAGATGCTAGTAATGAATTAAAACAAGTACTTTTGCAGTCAGTGCAAAATAACCTAATAAATTTAGATTGTTAATGAATAAATTACTGGCTATACCAGATTTTCATTTTGTATTTACTGACAACGGATGGGAGTTACTGTCTAGTATAACTTTAGACACTGTATTTCTAACGCTTTCTGAAAATAAGATAGTATGGCAAAAGCAAACTGTTTTTACAAAATTTCATTATTCAGGAGTGTTGGACAAAACCAAGATTAAAAAAACAGAACTTGCCACTGAGTTATCCTTACTAGAGCAGTGGGAAAATTATGTAGAATTTGACGAAGTAATCCGGTTAGAACCTACATCTACATTTTTTACAAAAGGTTGTAAGCACTTTAAAACTCACCTCACAGACCACAAAATAGTTTCACAAGAAAAAATAAATTGGGAAGGAACTTTGTACAGTTTTAACTTTCCTACTTTAGCGAGTCCTTGTATTTCAAACAAAACAGAATATTTTATTTTATGAACCTAAGTTTATTGAATTGTAAATTAATTATAAAAGACCCTTTACTCTCAAAACAACTTGGGAATAAATTCGACAACATAGAGGACTTCAAGAAAGCACTCAAAAAGGCTTTATTGGTGGACAAAAAAGCAATTCCAGTTTCTTTGGATTTCCAAGGACAAAAAGGGGTTGCTAAAAAACTCAAGTTTTTACAAGTTATAGACACAGCAAATGGTCTTGAGGTGCAAGTTTCTTTGCCCAACCTCGAACTGGGTAAGAACTTAAAAGGTTTAGTTAAGGGGGCTACCGTGAATAAGTACAGCATCACTATCCCTGACATTAATACGGAATTAGGAAAGGCTTCTGACTTAGACACTCTAGCCACACTTTTCTTAGGAAACTACTTTTTACCTGATGCTTCTAATGTAAAGAATGTCCTAGAAAACCAAGTCCCTAAAATACTTGAAAAAACTGACAAACAAAGCAGCAAATTCTTAAACTCAGTAATAGGAGACAACGGGATTATTGACTATTATTTAGAGATAGCCAAGGATTTTGGCGTAGAAATAGATGACTCAATATCTAAGTCAATAGCAGAAAAACGTGCCAATCTAGTGATGGGATTTGAGCCTGTTACACTTGATAACTTTAAGGACTACGAGGAGAAAGAGGTGGTGGCTCCAGAACCTATCACCAAAACAACTGCCTCTAAAGGGTTGATTTTCAAGACTTTCAGCACAAGTACTGATGAATTGGATTTGGCCAGACAAGCCCTGATCTTAGGGCTAGAAGGAGAAACTAGAGTTAAAGTGGTGAGAGCCAGTGAAGATTTTGTGCAACCTTTAGCCAATGGAGTTCCTTTAACAAGGGCTCAAGTTAATTCTGGGAAAGGAGTAGTTGCTATTTTAGAAAGGAAAGAAAACGGTGTATGGAAGCCATTATATTTAACCTCTAAACCTAAACAATTTGAGGCTGGTGAATTGACTACTGATAAGTCAAAGGCGTATATATTTGATTACAAGATAGAAGAAGAAAGAAAAAGAGGTTCTCAACTTTACCTATCCGTGCCTTCTCAGAAACGTGCAGAATTTGAGCAGTTGTTGAGTGAAGGAAAAGAAATAACTTACAGGGTAGAAGCAACCTCTGTGGACAGCGAGTATAAAAGTTTTAAAGAGAGAGGAGTAACTCTTGACCAAATATTCATTCCTGATAAAGAAGCACCATTTGGGGACAGAGGTGTACCTAGATTAAGAGGGCCTAAAGGTGTTGAATTAATTTCCATTGGAACCCTTACTGATGGAGAGGAATTGCACAAAGAGGTTTTAGGGTTAATGGCAGGCGATTACAAATCTTTTGCAGAAGTTTCTAAAGTTATTAATTACCTGAACGAAATATTAATGCTAGGTGAATTCACCACTCCCAAAGATGTTCAAACATACGAAGAGGCTTTAACCAAAGGAATTAAAGTTACAAGCAGAGGAATTGCTTTTTACCCTTACAAGGAAGGTGACAATTTCAAGATAGAATATTCAGTCGAAAGGTATAAAAGTGAGGGAAGTTATGTGACTGAAACCAATCAAAAACCAGTGCGTGAAATAACACCCAAGGTTAGATTGGCTCTATTAGGTCAGAGAATACGTGTACCCAAAACATTCGAGGGAAACAGTGTAGGTAGTTACACCAAAAGGTTAACTTATGACAATGGTATTAAAGACACCTTATGGCCCAAACCTGAACAGGAAGAATATTTACTAGGAAAACTAAGCACTAGATTAACCCAAGTAAACGGTAGGTTGGGTTATGCAGAAAACTATGTATTTACTTACGATAGGGACAGACTTGAAGTTTCTGATATTCAAGAGGTTCAAGATTTCCCAGTAGGAACAGTTCCTATCAATTCAATCAAAGGGGAACCACTAAGCGAGCAAGGTGAATTGGTTTATTCTCTTTTGAAAGAGGGTAAGTCAGTCAATTTCCTGTCTGATGCTGAAATGGACAAATTAGGCACTGACTTAATAGCAGCCTATACTAATGGTCAAATTTATTTAAGGGCTTCCCAAATTACCAAGGGAAATGTAAAAGGATACGTACTTGAAGAATTGATCCATGCTTACACAGCAGATAATTTAGGCTCCCAAAAAGACACAGTAGAATACCAAGAATTAGACAGACTAAGAAACCATCTTAGAAGTATGTATAGTATTGACAGAATGCAGTATTATACAGAAAGCATGGAAGAGTTTGTAACTTCCTTGACTATGCCTTTTATGCAGGACTTGATTAAAGAATCAGGTTTTACTTATGAGACAACAAGCAACCAAGGAATTTACGAATACATTCTTGGTCTTTTAAATGAGTTAATGTCTAAAATAGCCAGTTTATTCTACGAGAATCCAAGCATACAAGAGCAAGTTACTTTTGATCTTCTCAAATTGATATTTAACAGGACTTCAAAAGTTCAACAATTTGTAGAAAATGTACCCTCGGAGATAGGACCTAAGAAAAGAACTTTAGTAAGCAAGAAAAAAATACTAGGTTCATTTGACCGTGTACCAGAAATACCTGTTGCTCATTTAGACATGTTACTCTCGAATCTGGCATGGGATATAGGGCAGTTTGCTGATCTTTTAAATGGAGATTTGGATGCTGAATTGGTTAAAGAAGTGCTATTAGAAGAGTTAGAATTAGAATCTAAAGACCCTTTAAGGGCTGAGTATCTTAAACCTTTCTTGAAAGACTTTGATGCTACTTTTGAGACTTGGTTAAAATCCTCAAAACTAGCGGAACTTGAAGTAAAAGACAAAACTCAGTCTGATACCGAGACTAAATTTCAAGACAGAACAGAAAGTTCTATCAGTTCAGTAGATGCTGGTACTAAATATGCGAGAGTGTTTATTAAAATGATTCCTAAGATCCTCCTAGAAGATGGGGAACCAGTAATGGATAATGGACAGTATGTTTATGCCAAGGATAAAAACGGTAATTTAATTCCTAGTGATTATACTACCTTATGGAACAGTATTGCTGATGCAGTGCATGGCTCACTTGACATCGAGGAAATTAAGGAAAAATTAAAAGGCTACAAAAAATTGCCTGAAATGAACATAGTGCTAGAACGCCTAGAGCAATTAACTGGCACAGGAGATAGTGCTTATGAAGAAATGTTTATTTTGAAAGGAATAGAGCAATCTTTTTCAAAGGTTTTAGTGCCTACTATTATAGTCAAGCAGAAAGAAATAAACTCTAAAGATAATTGGTATGAGCAAGAGGAGTATGGAGAGCCAGTGTATGAAGAGGAAATGTTTGAGCAAGAATTTGCAGGTCTTAATACCCAATACTCTAAAGAAAGACCTGACCGGAAATTTTCTTATGATATTTTTGAATCAGGAAGACTAGATGCACAAAATATTAAGTCTGCAATGTTGGACAGTTTTAAGGCTTTTGCAGACAAGGAGTTTGATGAGTTGACACCTAACTCTCTCTTAGATTACTTAAACAAGGAGTTAAAAACAATCAGAGGTGGATACACTGAGGACAGCATAAAAAAAGTAATGAAAAACTTCGGGGTAAATATCACTTCTCAGATGGAATCATATCCTACTGTACGTAACGAGGTTTACTCCGTTAGTGGAAATTTCTTGACAAAATTGGTAAATAAGTTAGAATACGTAAAGAACACAGAACTAGAAATTACTTTTGATATATTTGACTTTTTAGAAAATGCTCAAGAAATAGACGGTAAGAAGTTTATAGGATACAAAGGAGTTGTTCTTGACTTCCAAAACACCATGTCAAAGTATTTGCCATATTCTACGAGTAATATGACTAAAAACCCAGAGGGGAAGAATCAGAGCAATCTGCATAATTTTTCTTCTTATCTGCTTAATATTAAGTTTATAAACGAAGGTAATTTTGAACGGGTAGAAAGGTTAAGAAATCCTATCGCCAAGTACTCATTGGCATTAAATGCGGTTAAAGGTGGTGCTAAAATAACCCCTCTTAATGTATCAGGAACACAATTCTTAGAGAATGGAACCAATACTATCTCCTTGCCTACGATTGAGTATGTAAGACAAGAATTGGTCACTGTGTTGGAGGGTGGCTTCAAAGAGAACCTTCGAGCAGAAACAGCATCTTCTTCATTTGGGTTTAGAGTGGCTTATGGTAAATCAAGCACTGTTGCAGGAACTTACCTTCCATTGGGCACTAAAAATGTAATAGAAAATGCCAAGGTTCAATTCAAACAATACTTAAAAGGAGAACTAGAAAGAGTTTGGCTAGAGAGAAATGAACCTACTAAATATGGCTCTAAATTCTACGAAAACAAAAAACAAGGTTTAACATTTTTTAGTTTTTTAGATGACACTTTTTTGACTGATCTTGATCTCGTGTCTTTGGAGCAGGTGTCTCAATTTGTAGAGGACAGAAAAGAGGAATTTTACGAGCAATTCGAGGCATACTTTGAGGCTCAAAAACAAGACTTTAAAAATTGGATTCTTCAAGAGACTGGTCAACCAGTAGATGAAAGCCATCCTATATTCCTTTCTCAATTACAGAAAGAAGCATCTGAGGACTTAGAGGGATTATTAGATAAGTTTCTTCTCAATTCCTTGGTAATGTCCATCGAAGAAATTATTTTGTTTCATGGAGAACTGGGGCAATTTGACAAAATATACAAAAGGTTAAAGTCTAACATTTCAAACGGTACTCCTTTTGTAATGTCACAGGCTGCACAGACCGTATTTAAAGAAAGGCTCCAAGGAGGCACTTTCTCAGAGGCTTTTGGGGTTAGACCAGAATATTACAATGACACCACTAAAATGAAATCCATAGTTCTGAAAGAGGCTAAAATGAAGGCTTCTCCAGAACAGATTAAGAACTTAACAGAAGGTGCTAAAAACTCATTAAAATTAACTGATGAGTTTTTTGGTAGAACTCCTGAGAACTTGGAAGAAAGAGCATCCGAAGTTGTGGCTCCTTATGGAAACTCTACTAAAGAAGATGGTCCAAGTTCTGACATAGGAGATGGTGAAGGTTGGGTACATCCTGATGCTTATAGAATTATGTGTCAAGCAGTAAATTCTTGGGGACCTGAAAAAGAAGAAGGTTTTCAATACTTAGCAACTAAATTTAAGAAAGAAAAAGGATTCATAATCTCAGAACAAGAACAAGTGCTGTTTGAGCAAGTCGAATTAAACATCAAAGAAAAAGGTTGGTACTTTCAGTTTCCTAAGTTGAAATTCCAATACAGAGGTTCTGCAAGACCTGCTAGTAAAACTAATGTAGCAGTAGAGTTATTGGACAAGTTTGCTCTTACTCCTTTGTTTCCTGACTTTATCAAAGGAACATTAGCAGAACAGCATTTTGAGCAAATGTCAAAACAAGGCATAGCATACGGTAAATTTCAATCAGGAACCAAGTTAGGAACATTTAATGCTGATGATTGGCAAGTGGTTAAAGAGTACGAATCTGTGCACGAAATAGACACTGTTTATTTAAAGGAGCAAGTAAAAACTCCTGATTACATCAAGACAGAAAATTTGATGGGTTCTCAGAAAAGAAAGTTGGTTCTTTCTAACATCTCCTTAAATGGGGAGTTTATGAACTCACTCAAGTCTGCGGTAGGTAACTGGATAGAGGGCCAAAGAGAACTTGCAGAAAATGCTAGGGAAACTTTGATGAAAGACTTAGGAGCAGAGGATGGACAAGTAGATGTTTATAAAGTTGTAGAATTAATCAAGGAAGAGTTAGAAAGCAGAGATTTACCTTTGGCTTATACTGAATTATTCGACAATTACTCAGGTCAAAACCTCGAAGAATCTTTAAGTCCTCAAAGTGTTGAAACCTTAATATATTCGCTTTTAAAAAATCGTATTGTGAAAGCCAAGTTTCCGGGTGGGCAATTGGTTCAAGTGGCTCCTGCATTATTTGGTGCAGAAGAATTAGAGTTTTATCGTTATGAAAATGGAGAAGTGTTACCTGCTGATTGTATGGTCACACTTTCAGGGGATTTTTTGAATCTTTTGAACCTCCCAGAAGTAACTAATAACACTCTCGAAGAACTCAACGAGTTATTAAAAGACAAGGCTTTCCGCAAAAAATATAAAAAAGAATTAACTCTTTCTGCTTATCGTATTCCAACACAAGGTCTGAACTCTATGGACATATTTATGGTCAAGAGATTCTTGCCTCAATGGATGGGTAATACTATTGTACCACCCCCACAAATTGTTACCAAATCAGGTACGGATTATGACTATGATAAGGAAAGTGTAATTTTACCTTCTATTGGTAAGAACGGTAGGTACATAACTGCTCCCAATGAAAACTATTTGTCAGAAAAATATGAGCAATTGTACGAGGAGTTAATGAGTCAAATAGACATTATTAAGTCTTCCCCTCTTTCTCAGATTTTAGGGATTATTTCTGACAAGTCTGGATTTAATGTAAATGAAGATATAATTGATATAGTAAAATCTCGTCTTGTTAAAAAAGGTGAGGTTATAACAAAAGAAGCATTTATTCAGGCTGCCAAAGATAGCGTGTTCAAACAAGTAAAACACAACAAAGTCTTAGAAGCAAGCAAAGACATAGTTTTGAATCCTGTCAATTTCCACAGGTTAATCACCCCCAATACTGATGCTCTTATCAAGGGTGCAGTAGAAGAAGTGACTGCTAAATTGTATCCGGGTGTAGGTAAGGTAAATGCAGAGCCTCAATTGAGTAGAGTGTTCAGTTACACTACTCACTTAAAGAAATGGAAAGCAGTTAAGATTAAAGACCTCTTAGGGATAGGTGCTGTTGCAAACACTTTCTACACGTTAATGCAAACAGTAGATTTTAAACTCAATAGTTTTTTGACTATCAATGAAGTAGGCTTTGAGTTTAATGTACCTTTGTTGACCGAGGAAGAACAAAAATTGGTAAAAATTTCAGACCCTTTTATCATTGACAAAGAGAGAACTACGTTAGATAAGTTAGAGATCATTAACCAGTTCATCAATATCACAGTGGATGCTGCTTCTAATGACATTGCAGGTTACACGAATCTTATCTCAGACAATACAGGATTTGTGATGTTTCAGACTATGCTTGGAACTCCTTTACCAAAAGTTCTTAAACTTCTTCACCAGCCTGAGATTTACACGTACCACCAAAAAATAAACGTATTGGTAGGAAAGGGTTATTCAAGAGGAGAGGCTAAAAAAGAAGCCATGCTTGAACTGTTAGAAATAGACCCTGTAATAGTCACTCAAGACGGAACATTTCCCAAGTCCAACAAAAAAATATGGGAAGACATTAAACGCATAGGTTACTCTAATCCTTTGAACTTGAGGGAAATACAACCTCTTGGTTCTAGGTCAACTTTCAACAAAGAAGTCCTAGTGTATTATCTTGTGGGCTTAGCACAAGCAGATGCACTGCGTAAAGTCCAAAGCAAAAATAACTTTGACACCAGTACTAACCCTTCTTACAAAATGAGTAACATCCAAGAAGAAAATCCTGATGTAGAAGTTGATGGACTTTTCAGCCTTGAATCCTCTGATAAAATTCACAATGATTCTGTAATTTCCCACTTGAATGTCCACGAAGAGTTTAAGTTAATATCCGAGGCTGCTTTTGGAATCAAAAACGATAAAGTATTTGTAGATTTTGTGACCCAAAAAGGGCTAGGAGTTAAAAGTGATAAAGAGAAATTCGTAAGGGTTATTGACAATGACTTCTTAATGGCCATTATTCAGAATTTAGGAAATGAAGATCTGGTAGAGGTTCAGAATCTAATGACTGGCCCACTAATGGATACTTGGGCGAATTTAAAAGAAAAGTACCCGGAATTAAAAGACACAGTATTAGGTTCTAAGTTAATTGCAGACAGGTACGAAGATTTTGTAAATCCTATGTATTTTGTAGGCTTAGACAATGACACGGATACTTATGACACACTCGCTCAAGACATCCAAAATTTACTAAACGGAACACCAGATCAAGCACAATTTGCTAAAGATCTGGTTAGGGTTGCCTTCTTTCAGAGTGGTTTCAACCAGAGTAAGTTGTATATGTTAAAGGGTATTCCTCCAAGTATGATTACTGCAATCACTTCCGAGGCTTACACAAAGTTCACTAGACTAGGTGAGAAACAGAAACAAGAGTTCATCAATAAATTCTGGCAGAAGTTTTTACAAAACCGAGTATTAGAATTTGGTAGTTCTTTTGTCAAAGAGTATAATCCTGCTGGTGTTAATGCGGTTAAAGCAATGTTTGACAAAAGGAATTTCAGATTTATGAAATACCAGTTTGATTTTAACGAGCAAGTCCAAAGCATACCTGTTACCATTGAAATTACACCTAAATCAACTAATTACACCGAGCATACTTTATACTCAGGTGATGCAATCGGTGCTGATAAACTGTGGGCTGCACAAAGTAAAGAATTTGGAGTAGGTAAAACAGTCAATTATAAAGTTGAAACTTTAAACTCATTAACTAAGCCTCAACAAGAAGAAGTGGAGTCTGCTTATTTGAAAGCAAAAGATGATTTGGGTAGAAAAACTCTGTCTTACAACTGGGTTAGTCCTCAAAGAGAAGATTATGTGGGTGGTTTAGTAAGAAGGGATTATTTACAGGCAAAAGCAGCAGATGCTATTTTTGCAATAAGTGATATAATTGGAGTTGGAGAAAAAGGTAAAGCATCCAAAGGTACCAGATACACCAGCAAATCTAGTAAAGAAATAGTTGATGGTGGTACAGGTTATGCAGTACAAATGGCTATTAATTTAGGAAAACCTGTTTATGTGTTTCACCAAGGTACTAATTCTGACAACAAAGCAAGTGTTGGTTGGTACAAGTGGGATTACAGCACTGAAAAATTTGTTTCAGTACCTACACCAGTATTGACTAAAAAATTTGCAGGTATTGGTACTCGTGAAATTAATGAAGCAGGTAAGCAAGCAATCAAAGAAATATTTAATAATTCTGTAAACACTCCTAGTGTTGAACCAGTATCTGTGACAAATCAAAATGTGTTTTCTTGGAATGCAGTAAAGCAAACCTTGGGGATTAAACCTTCTTTTGAAAATTCCCCTTTAACAGAAAAAGAAATATCTAAAATTTCATTTGAACAAATAGAAGAAAGACAAAGGTTTCCTCAAAGTAAAACTGATATTCTTGCTTCTGATTTTGGAGGGAAAAAAGGAGTAAGGTTAACAGCAGAAACTTTTAAACGTAACTTTGATAAAAACTGGTTACAAGAAAGAGGAATTAATTACGTATCCAACAAAGGTCAATCACTTGATCTCTATCTTGAGGACTTGAATGACACTTATAAGTTAGGATTTACAGTAGATGACGTAATAGATTTTATTTCTGAGAATAAGTCTCCAAGTGCATATTGGATTTCAGAACAGAAAAGAATAGAGACTGCTTTAAGGTCTGAAATTAGTTCTCCTTTATTAGATGATAAAGTCGTAGATTTGTGCGCAATTAAAGGCAAACCTAACAATAACATACCATTTTAAATATGTGTAACGTAACAACAACAAGAGCAAAAACTAAAGCACACCTAGTTACAAATGGTGTTATAGATAAATGGAACAACATTCTGAACCTAAATGAGTTCAGAAAAGTGAACAGGTTATACTCCGAAAATGCTACCAGCAGGTTTGGCACTCCTAAACTTATGTTTGAGGAAAACGGTAAAGTTATTTTTAATGAAAGTGCATTCAGATTAATAGATGCTCACAAGGGAATAAATTACCCTGATAACTTGGAGGAGCAGAAAATAGTTAATTCCTCGAACTACCAGTTAAACCCGGAACCATTTAGTACTGTACCAGAACCTATACTTGACACGTTAAGAAATTTTTTACTGCGAGTGAACCCAGATTTCAGGTTAGAAACTTTGGATGAATTGAATGACAACCAAGGTATTAGTGTAGGTGCTGTCACTAAGTTGAATGAATTTCTGATTCAGATTAAACGAGGCAATGAGTCTGCAATTCCAGAAGAGGTTGCTCACGTGTTTGTAGAAATGTTAGACAAAGGGAGCAAATTGTACAAAGAAATGGAATCCAGCATTACCATGACCAAGATGTACCAACATGTCCTCAAGGAATATGGGAGTCATCCTGAGTACAAGGGAAACTACGAAAAATTAAAAAGAGAGGCTATGGCCAAGTTAGTCTCGCTTTACACCCACAATAAAGCCTTGGCTGCGTATTATTCTGGTTCCCCTGATCTGTGGAATAAAATGAGGTCTATAATTCAAAACATCATACTACGGGTTAAGGGTTTAAAGAATCCTTTTAATCAAGCAGCAATGAGAATTTTAAGTCTTGAAACAACCGAGTTACTCTACTCGAATGCTATGTTATCGGATACTATGTATCAAATTCACGACTTGAGTGATTTCAGACAATTCCAAACTTTAAACAAAGATTTGGGAGATTACGATACTGTCTTAATCAATGTGAATGATTCACTCCTTGACTTAAAGAACTATACTATTCCAGACAGACCGTCTCGAAGAGACCCTGAAAAGATTATCCCCGGAAAAGCAATCAAGGGTAGAATGTGGTCAATACCTAACAGTGAAGACCTCAAAAAATATTACACTAATTCCCGTTTAACAAAACTAGGCAGGGAACTCAAGGACAAAATCAAAATAGTAGGATCCAGTAAATTTGTATTCTTTACGAGTGGTGAAATCACCCAAGAATTAAGGGACAGATTAGAAAATGAATTTGGACCTGTCAAGTTAGTTTCTACTCGTCAAGAAGACATGCTAGAGTCAGAAGATGGTACTTTCATAATGGACCCTGTTTCCAAACTTGACATAGTAGAACAAGAAAAGAAAGGAAATACTTTAGTAGTGGATAACACCAAGGACTTCTCAGGCACTGACACTGACTTTGTTTACTATAACAATGGAAAAGTAAAGTACACTGATTACGGGGAGATGATGAAAAGAAGAGCAATCGAGGCAGAAGCAAAAGAGTTCAGTGAGGTTGTCCTAGAAGAGTTTAAAAAATTATCCCCTGACAATATAGTGAACTTGGCTAAACCTGCTTTAAAGTTAATTTCTCGGATAGTAAATCGAATAGAGAACGAAGATGCAAATGAGGAAGGAGCAGATGGACTCTCAGACTTATTTAAAGACAAATTTGGAAACCTCACCATTCCTATTGACAGAGCCAGACAAATCATACGCCAACTTGAGGAAAATTCAGTAGAGTTTTCACAAGGGCTTTTAAACTTTGTAAATTCAATAGGCTCTACTACTCTTTTTTGGGAGAATGCAAACAAGGCCGACTTTCAATATTTGAGAACTCTCTTAGAAGGGAGTAAAGAAGACGTGAATAAAGGAATCAAAGATGCTGCTGTTTTAATGAGAATGATTCTTCAATGGGAAGACTGGTTAAAAAGCATTCAACCTATCCTTTCTCATCCTGACTTTCAAGAAACCAAGGTTCTCAAGGAAAGGTTTGCTGCTTTAGGAACTGCTCTTAGAATCTCCAAGGAAAGAATTAACAAACTTTCCGTGGATTTACTCACCACTCAATTGGCAGATGTGGGCAAAGATTACAACGTGGGTAAAATGGCTGCTTTAAGGGCAGGACAAATTACTCAAGAAGAATATGATGAGGCAATTATAACACCTCAAAAATTAGCCAATATTATCTTTGGTTTAGAGGGTGATGTGGCAATGAGTGCTTACTTTGAAAACTCTTTATTTATCGGGGATGATTTAATTCAGACTGTTTCCACAGTAGTAGAAAGGTCTATTATAGGAGCCAACCAAGTTTCCCTAGCCAACAGTGTTGAGTTAATCAATGACTTAGGAACTAAGGAAAACAATGAAGCAGTAGGAGCCAGAATCACAGGCATAGACAAAGAAAATTACATTAAAGAGGATGGCACTATGGACCAAAGAGATGTCTTGATGTTTCATAGTCCACATAAAAACGTATGGGTAAGAAGAGCCAAAGAATTTGAGGTAGAACAGTTAAGAAAGAAATTCTATGAGGCCAAGGCTTTGGGGGAGGACACTCCTGAAACACTAGAGGCTCATAGAGTTTACGAAGAAGCATTTAAGGAATTTAAGGCTTGGGAAAAAGCAAACTGGAATCGTGAGTTCCAAACAGAAACTTGGGAAATATACGAGAAATTCGGGCTGGTAGGTGAAGATTTTGACAGAGCATTAGAAGCACAAGAAAGATTATGGGATGAAAAGAAATCTTTAGTTGCCGAGTTGAAACAACCCCACATAGAAAAAGAAGAACAAATTATATTACAGGCTAAGATCACAAATATAGAAAACAGGATCAAGAATCTAAGAAATCCTTTTGATGTAGAGACAAACCGGAATAAAGAAGTCAATAATGACCCAGAAAAAGACAAAAGAATTTCTGATGTCTTAAAAAGAAAACATATTATAGACCGCCAATTGTATGATTATAAAATAGACAATAAACGGTTTTTAAAGGATCTCAATGAAAGGATTAGTCAATTGGCAGACTTAGACCTTCAAAGGGACTTGTCTGATCTTTTAGACACTAACAACCCGTTATGGTTGAATGAGTTAAAAGCATTAGCAGAAGCCCGTGCTCCACAAACTTTTATAGACTGGGTAGAATTGAACACGAAATTTACTTACTCGGAATCATTTTATGAGAATAGGAAAAAGATTATAGACGACTTAAAAGGAGCAATCAGTCAACTAGGAGCCTTACTCTCTAAGGATCAACAAGAAGCACTAGAAGAATCCAACAAGGCTTTGCAAAGTTCTTGGGAGGAACTATTCAACATTTCATCTTCCCTTCGAGACGAGAATGGAGTATTTGATGCTTCTGACTCCTCACTCGAACATCAAGAGTTAATAAAGCAAGCAGAAACCGAAATTAATATCCTAAAGGCTCTAATAAAGGAGCAGAGTTCAAGTTTAGACAGTGATGTTGCTAAAGCCTTGAGAAAAAAAATTATAAAGGTTATTGAAGAGTTGAGTGATCTTCAAAGCAAGCAGCCCACTGACTATTATAATGAAGTAATGTTTGCTAAATTAGAAAAGATCTACCCAAAAGAATTAGGAAGAGTATTTGAAAATGAAGACTTTCTAGCCTTGGTAAGAAGTTCTAAATTTCAGACCTTTTTGCAAACTGCTCCTCAAGATTTCTTAGACTGGTTTAACACGAACCATTTTATGAAGGAATACGAGGAGGATGGTGAAGTCGTAGTGGATTATAAACCTACTTATATTTGGATGAAAATAACCCCAAACAACACCGAGGATATTCTTTTGATCCCTAACCAGAAATACTCCAACCGAAAGATAAAAGATAACGTAGTAGTAGAGTTTGAGGACAGGGTAGAATTTTTTCAGATCAAGACAGAGAAGAATGAAAATACTTGGGATGATGTAACCGAGCAATGGTTGCCAAAATCTGACGAGTTTAGGAACGAAGCATATTATAGCATGAATGCTTCGGACAGAGCATACCACAAAAAGTTGGTAGATTTTTACCGTAAGGTTCAAAAAGATGCCCCTAAAAACACACGTATGGGTTATAAAGCCCCGTTTATGCACAAGACATTTACTGATGGTGGTGGGCTAGCCTCTTTATGGAAGTCATTTACTGAAAACATAAACCCGGTAGAAAGTGGTGAAGAAAATGCCACGCCTTTAAGGAGTAAGTTTGCAGACAGATTAAGAGCATTTGTGGGATTAGAGACTAAGGCTCAAAGAGAAGTCCAGACTGATCTTTTAGGGAACAAGATTTCTAGTATTCACACTCCTTATAAAAATTACATAGAAGAGAAGGATGTGACCAGAGATGTGTTAACATCGGTGCTTAACTATTCAGAAGGACTAGAAAGAACCAAAGCATTAATAGGTAATGTTCCAGAACTTAATCTTTTAGAACAACTATTAGAGCAGTTTAATCCTTTTGAAAAAGACCTTTTAGGTACTGGTGGTAGAAGGGTCAAAACAGGCAAGAATCGGAGATTAGAAGTAATCCAAAACATCAAGAAAACCAAATTGTATGGAGATGTCAAGGATTACGAACTAGGAAGAGGTTTGGACAAGGCTACCTTAATGATGAGAAACTGGACTTCACTGTTTTCTCAATCTATTATTAACCCGGCCAACTCCCTAAAGAACTACATTCAAGGCATGCTCACCAACATTATTTCTGTGGATGCAGATTGGGCAGACTCTAGGAGTATAATGAAAGCCATGAAATCTGCAAAGACTTCTTTCATTCCGTTTATAAGTGAATTAGGAAACCAAAAGAAAAGCCTTGACTTTCAAATTGTTACACTATTCAACTTGTCTATGTCACAAAATGTAACTGACTTGTTTAGTAAGACTGCCTTAAAAAGACAACTTGATCCATTTGGAAAATTCAAGTACATAAGTTCTGAGGCTGCTGAATTTTCAGTCACTACCACTTTACTTTACGCTCATTTGTTCCACAAAAAAGTAATGATAGATGGAGTAGAAAAACCATTATATGATGTTTTTTATTTAGACAATGGAGTGTTAAAAATTAAGGAGGCTAAAGACGGGGACAAAGTAGTAAATCAAGACTACATCAATGAGTTGGTCTTGAAAACCAAAGTAATCACAGAGCATGTGCAAGGAAAACAATTCAACTCCACTGTGGCTCAAAGATTCACTATATGGAGAAATTTTGAGTTTTTTAAAAAATATTTCATTCCCAAACTGCGGGAAAGATTCGTGGGAAAACGGAAAAACCTAGTAATGGGGAATGATATAGAAGGGTTTTATGTTACTACTTTCAAACGGTTTCTCTTAGAAGTCTTGAGTTATCTTGATAATGGTAGATTTTCAGGTGTAGCAATGTCTCCACTTGAGATAGTGGCAAGAAGAAAAATGACACGCGAGTTAATTACTATGTTAAGCACTTATCTTTTAATCACTTTCTTATTTGGGTATGATGATGACGATGAAGAAAAAAATGACAAGTTAAAAGAAAACAGTTGGGCAACTAATTTTTCTCTTATGACCATGCTTGCTGCAAAGAAAGAAACAGATGCTGCTTCTATCATACCTTTACTTAACACTCAGGAATCCATGATTCCCCCTCTTTTTAACGAGACTTATAATTTCGTAAAAGAGCCTTTTATGGGATTTGGATTATTTGAACAAGGAAAGAAATTAATAGATGCCTCATTTACACACGTCTTTAACAATGAAGATGCTTATTATGACGCAGACATGAAGGCTTATTTTATAGAAGAGGGAGACTCCAAATTAGGACACAGACTAAAAAAACTCATGCACTATGATGCCATTTTATATTTAGGAAGTCCAGAATATAAAATACAAAGCACACAATCTTTTGCTAAGTAATAGTAATTAACAATAAAAAATAAATAATAACTAATTTTATTAGTTAAACCAAACTTCTTCTACGTAAGTATCTTAGTATATTTGCGTAGAAGTTGTACAAACAAACAACACACAGTTATGGCAAATGCAGGCTATAAAGTCGTAATTAAGCAAGGTAATTACGCATTCAAACAACCCGGATTAAATCTTCCGGGCTTAGACTTAGAAAGAGCATTAGTAGATTTTGTTCTTGCTAAAGGTTTGGCAACAAACCCAAGTAAAGATTGTTGTACTTTACTTTCAGCAAATCGTAAATTCAGAGTGACCCAGAATTTAACAGGTTCAGTGTTAATCACACATAACCTGAATCTTCCAAGTCCTTTTATTACGAATGTGGAAGTAAGGACATCAGCAGGTCTTCAAGTATTAACCACTGTTACTCTTGAAACTGCCAACACCGTAACTATTAATGCTGGTACTCTTACGGGTGCTATAATCACAATCAGTTAAGAATAAACTATGAACAAGTATAAAGTAGTGTTTGCACCAAGTTCACATCAGGTTGCAACATCAAAAAGAAAACCCGGTCTTTACTTAGAAGAAGCACTCTTTGACTTTGTAATAGAGAAAAACTTGGCAACAAATCCTAGTGGGGACTGCATGACACTTATACCCGTGGGTGGGGGTGGTGCAGTTCTCACTAACTTGGGAGTAACCAGAACTGGAACTACCAATGTGATTAGTAATTCAAATGGATCTGGGTTTACTCTTCAACTCGCAAGTGGAACAGAAGCAGGTTTAGAATCTCCTGCTAGTTTCATCAAGACAGGTTATCTCACGGTAACTGCTGCTACTGACCTTGACTTTATAAGGGTGAATGTTCCCCTCAAACAAGACAAGATTCAATTTCAATCCCAAGGTGCTAACTTAGGTGGAACTGATGTAACAACTATTAACCTGACTGGTGCTGGTGTTACAGGAAGTAGGTCAGGAAATGTAGTCACTTATAACATCTCAGGAGTTTCTGGAGGGTCAGGTTTAACAGATGGGGATAAAGGAGACATAGTAGTGAGTGCAAGTGGAACTACATGGACCATAGACACGGCTTCCATTAGTAATGCCAAGATGGAAAATATGCCAGCAAACACAGTCAAAGTTAGAAACTTAGCAACTGCTGGGGTGCCTATTGACTTAGTGCTCAATCTGAACCAATTATTAGGAAGAGGTTCAAGCGGAAATGTTACTCCTATTAATCTGGGTACTAACCTTTCTATGTCAGGAAACACTTTAAATGCTACACCTGCGGCTGCTGGAAATGCAGAAAATGGGATAAGTGGGAATGGATCTGTTTTGACTCCTTTTAAACTGGGAGGAACTTTAAATGCTCCCACTGGTATTAATGCTTCCGGGAATGACTTCGTAATAGTTGATGCTGGTATAGTACAGTTTGAAAGTGACACTGCTGGTAGTCCAGTAAGATCAGAAATAGTAGTAAATGCAGATGGTGGTACTAGTGCTTATTTAAAATCCACCAGTAAGTTAGACTCAAATAAGTTTGCCCAACTTTCTCTGGCACACACATTACCTATGGGTTTGACTTATCAAGTTAACACTGGTCAAGAAGTAGGTTTTGTAATAGATGCAAATCCTTCTACTGTCAATTCTAAGTTAAGGCTAAGAACACCAAATGTTGCCCTTGGTACAGCAATTACAGGACAAGTACCTACTCTTCAATCAGACGGTACAATAGAATATCAAACCAATGCAGGTAGTGTTACAAGAGTATCAGTAATTCCGATTTCTGGTACTGGTAAATGTACTTTCACTTACACAGGAGCCACAGCACCCACTTTTACTAGAAACACAGCCTCAGTATGGACTATTAATGTTCCTGCTGGTACTGAATTATTGGCTGCTGATATATACTCACCTGCTGCGGCTAATCCCGGAAGCAATGTGACTTTAAATATTAACACTGCTTCTACTGTATACAATCAGGACATTTCAACAGTCTTAATTCCAATTTTTAGTGGGGTGGCTTTATCAGGCGGTACAGGTTCTTATGCTTTGACCACAGGTACACCCAATCTTCAACCTAGTATATCTGTACCTCCTGCAAACGGAGACATACAGTTTTTAATCAACAATTATAATACGGCTGCTGGTTTAGGATCAGGTGACAGCATTTTAAAACTTACTTTTTAAATGAAAAATTTAATTATAGTCTTGTTTGTGTTTTTGGGACTTTCTTTAAAAGCACAAACAGTTTATTCAAGTTTTGCAGGGTATGGCACAGTAACTAACATAACAGGGACTGGGCCTAGTTTTGATTTGACTATAAGTTCATTTGTAGGCAATCCTAGGTTTGAGCCTAATGGACAATATTTTGCATCAGATGTAACTACTGGTGATGTTTTGTGGGTTAACTGCACAAGACTACCTATTACTTTTGTAGGAGTAACTTCCGCTTCCAGCATGGTTATTACTGTAAATGCACCCGGAGTAGATTGGGCATTAGGAATTTCTGGACCATCTATAAATCAAAGAGTAGCAATAGTATCCGAGGAATCCGGTTTACCTTTTCTTCCTCAAACTGGTGATGGTAACAGTGGTACTATATCAGGGATTTCTTCTGATTTGTACACTTGTATGCTTAACCACTACCAAAAAGCGTTACTTACTACTTATAACCCTGTAAATGAAATTGTAGATTACGTAGGTATTACTAATGTGGCTCCTGCAACTGATCCTACTTTATACACAGGCCAATTGTGGAAAAACTCAGTAGGACAGTTATATAGGTCTAATGGGGTATCTTGGATCAATGATGGTTACACACTCAACACAAGCACGGAATTTGCAGGAAACGGAACATTAGCAACCCCTTTAAAATTGGCTCAACAATCCGCTACTACTGGACAAACCCTTAAATGGGATGGTACTAAGTGGACCCCAGCCAATGACAATGTAGGCTCAGTAGTGACTGCTAATTTAACAGGAACTTCCAAAGTTACTGTAACTAATGGAGTAGGTGCAGTTTTGGGTGCGTCTAATGTAGTATTAGATGTAAACGAAGCCAACCTTAACTCTGGATTGATTCCTATTATAGACATAGGTAATTATTTTCCCAATGACAATGTGAACGCTGCTTTACAAGTTTTAGGTGCTGCTTCTCAACCGGGTGTGACTAAATTAGGCCCTACAATTGCCCCTTCTGGTCCTAATGGTGGATTGATTAGTAACGATACTTTATACTTAGCACCTGCTGATGACATATACAAAGGGGTTATTAGACTTGCTGGTGACTTAGATTTACCAGCAAATGCTCCTGTTGTCACAGGTTTTTACGGAAGAGATTTAGTAAGTACAGCACCTACTGATGGACAAGTTTACGCTTGGAACAGTACTCTAAGTAGATGGGTTCCAACTACTCCAAGTGCAGGAGGACTTACTGACCTTTCAATAGCAAACAGAACAGCAAATAACTTAGATGTAGTATCTTCTACGGGAACAGATGCTACTTTGCCATTTGCTACCAATTTACTTGCAGGTTTACTCACTGGAGGAGATAAGGCAAAACTTGATACTCTTAATAATCAGTCAATAAGTGCTGGAACAGGAATTAGTGTGTTAAGGACTGGACAAAATTACCAAGTAACAAACACAGGAGATCTTTCCAATACTAATGAATTGCAAACAATTTCTTACAGTGCACCTACTATTACTTTAAGTAATGGTGGTGGGTCTTTTAATATTCCTCAAGGCACAGTTACAAATGTTTCTGCAACTCCTTCCAATGGGATAACTACAACAATTAACAATCCGGGGACTACTCCTGAATTAGTCATAGGCTTAGGGGCTATTACTCCTACTTCTGTAAATGCTTCTGGGACAATAGCAGGTTCTAATTTAAGCGGAACTAACACAGGAGATAATTCTCCCAACTCTTTATACAGTGGTTTAGTGACTAATCAACCTGCCAATCTTAGTGTAACAGGCACTGCTTCTCCACTCACTCTAAATAGTAGTGATGGCACAGATGTGACTATATCAGGAGGAGCAGGTGTAGGATTGGTTGGGACTAGTTCATCCATTCAAATAGTAAATACTCTTCCAGAAAATACCACTATTTTAGACGGAACTACTATTGATCTTACCCAGACAGGAGGACAAATAACAGCCGAGATTAAACAACAGGGAGCCACAAGTGGACAAGTATTAAGTTGGGATGGTTCAAATTGGTCTCCCAGTACTCCCAGTTCTGGAGTGACTGATTTATCTGTAAGTAACAGGACTACCACTACACTTGATGTACTTTCAAACACTGGTGCTGATGCTACACTTCCTTTTGCCACTAATTTACTAGCGGGATTGTTGGTAGCAGATGATAAAACTAAACTAGACAATATCACAGTAACAAGCCCAGTTAACTTAAACACGCTGGCTACAAATAGTCACGTTCCAGTCACAATCACAGGGGAAACTTACATAACTCTAGCAGGTCAAGTTCTAACTGCTAACCAGATCAACTCAACTAATATAGCAAACGGAACTATTCTTTATGCTGATATAAACCAGAACGGAGCAACAAATAATCAATCATTTAGATGGAATGGATCTGCATGGGTTAATTACACCACTGTAACAAGTTTAACTGCAACCCCAAGTACAGTAAATGTTGGTTTAGATTTTAATGCTGGTGCAGCAAGTGGCCCTGTAATTCTAGCAGCAAATGCAAGCAGAGCAGGTGTATTAACTGCTGCTTTGTGGAGTAAACTTGACACCCTTAATAATCAAAGAGTACTAGCAGGAACAGGAATTGGAGTGGTTAAAGTAGGACAAGACTACACAGTAACTAATAATGCCCCTGACCAAACTGTGACTATTACAGGTGCAACAGGTACTTATCCTAACTTTACTTTACCAACTGTTGACGGCTCTGAAACGAAAGTAAATTCTGGAACCAATATCTCAGTAACAGGTGCTGGTACAATAGCAAGTCCTTACGTGGTAAATAACTCTGCACCAGAATCTACTACTGTAACAGATGGAACCACCATTAATCTAACGAAGACTGGTAATGATATTACGGCTGAGTTACAACAACAATCAGCAACTACTGGTCAAGTTCTTAAATGGAATGGAACTGCATGGATTCCTCAAAACGATAATGTAGGTTCTGTTACTACTAATAATTTATTAGGGACAGATCGAATAGATGTAGTAAATGGTACAGGAGCAATTCTAGGTGCTTCCCCTGTTACTATTGATGTTATAGAATCAGGATTAAATTCTTCAAGTATTCTCATTACAGATACAGGAGGTTATTTTACCATAGATAATATCAATGCTGCTCTCCAGCAGTTAGGTGCTAACAACCATGCACCTTTGACTGTCACAGACGGAACTATAATTGATTTTACTCTCACGGGACAAAACTTAACCGCCACGATTTTATCAGGTTCTATAACTAACACAGATTTAGCAGCATCAGGAGCCACTACTAATCAGGTTCTGGCTTTTAACGGAACTAACTGGGTTCCAACAACACCTAGTTCTGGTATTACTGACCTTTCAGTTGCCAATAGAACTACAACCACTTTAGATGTTTTATCCAACACAGGCACAGACGCTACAATTCCTGCCGCTACTAATCTCTTAGCAGGTTTGATGATAAGTGCAGATAAAGCAAAATCAGATTTTATTACTGTTACACAAGCAGTAGATTTAGATGCTATTGAATTAAGTAGTCACTCACCAGTAACAAAAACAGGAGCAAGTTATCTTAGTCTTTCTGGTCAAGCACTTACTGCTAATCTTATTGGTGCTGGTGATCTATCTAGTATGGGAGCAGCATCAGATCAGGTTATGAAATGGAATGGTGCCACTTGGATTCCAACTTCCTTGCCAACAGATTCTTTATATAAAGTTAGCACTGTTTCAAGTTTTTCTAATTCAGCAATTTACAGTAAATGGGAAACAGGTCGAGTCGTTTCAACAGACGGATTCTATACTTCTGGAGATAATGGCGGAGCAAATTACATTATAGAAGCAAGTGGAACAGTTGATAATATCGTTATATTTGCTGTTGGCTCACGGAGGGCAAGGTTGCTACCAAATACCGATGGGGGCGTTAATTTCTTCCAATTGGGTTGCATCAAAAACGACGCAATTGCAGACGACGAAAGATTGCAAAAAGGGATAGATGTGTTTAACAATATATATTGCTTTGACAACACTGCAAAGTTTATCTTTTCTAAACCGCTTGAATTAAAAAGTAATACAAAAATACAACTAGGTAGATCCACAACAATTGAAAAGAATAACGATTGGGCTGCCTTGATGTTGTGGAATGACGGAGAGAATAACAGTCGAGCCCCAGACTCAAATATTGTAATATTGGGTGGAATATGGGATAAACAATCACCTCCGGGAGAAACTTACACTTTTGGTACATTTAATCCATCTTCTTATAGTGGAGCACTTGTCGATTATGGCTTTTGTTTTACAAACTGCAAGAACTTGCGGGTAGAGAACTTGTCTGTTTTAAATTGTTCAAAATACGCTATGAGTCTCAATGAACAAGTAAAACCGTATATTCATAACATTTACTTGGATAGTTACTCTGACGGTATTGATTTTATCGGCAAAAGCGAAGACATTGTAATTGATGGAGTTACAGGGAGAACACACGACGATTTTGTTGGGATTTTCGCTACGGCATGGACAACAAATATTATTGGTACGATGGGGAATATTAATAATGTTTCCATAAGCAATATTTATCCAGACGATAACACTACTTCAAATACAATTGTAATAGGTGCTGGTAACAACGGGGGAGTGCCTTATACCATTAGCAATGTCAATATAACGAATGTATCTAGTAGCAGAACTAATAACCCTACAATAAAAGTTGCTCAGTATGGGGTAGTTGGTGACCCTCTTACTGAAACATTAACAGGAGGCGTAGTAAATGGGATGAATATATCTAATATTACTGCTGGTGTCGGCGCAGCGGCTATAATCGAAATGGGTATAGACACGATAAAGAATGTAAACATTTCTAATGTTTTGTTTAAAAATAGCCGTCCTTCCGCAGGTATAATCATAAATGACGGGTATCTGGATAATATAAACATATCTAATTACGTAGCAGAGACAACAACAAACGGTTTGTATATTGCCGATTCCGTAAATATAAAGAACATCTCATTTTCTGATTGTAACATAACAGTTAATGCTACAAATAAATCAGCATTTACAATAGAGAATGACACCTGTTCTTTCCTTATTGACAATTGCGTTTTTAGGACTAATGGTACTTCCGACAATGCGGCGTTGTTACTAAAGGGAAAAGATAATCGTTACGGGATTTCAAATACAAGATTTTTCAACGCTAATCAGGCAATAAATGACTTTGGTGCAAGAGACACTTTTTTAGTATCAAATGTAGTATTTAACACGCCCATTGGCATCTATTCTGGTAGTGCCAGTTCTTCTACAATAATAAAAGCAAGTACTTATTCGCACAACAGTACAGATGTCCCTAAAAAAACCTTTTTGCGCGGTAGTGTAAATTTCCCTGTATTGCAAACAGGGAATGACGAAAATTTATTTGAAGTTACAACATCTATTAGCATTTACGATATTCCTATTGAAATGCCAATCGGAACGACTTATCGTATTACAAATAGCAACACTGTTCCGATTGTAATAGCACTGAGTGGTTCAGAAGTCTTCGCGTCAGGATCGAATAATTTTTTTTTGCCTTCAAATGCAACAGTTACGGCAAAAAGGTTTTCTAATACTCTATGGCGAATAGTAGGCTCTGGGACAAGCGAGAACTTTTTACCAACTGGGGTCTCAGGCCAAACTCTTAGTTATGATGCAAGTAATCGAATTATTGCTAACAATCAATTGGAAAATACTTCTGGCAGCCTTAAAACAAATGTGCGCCTGACCACGCAATCTGGCATTACAGCTAATAATATGGGTGAAAATATTATTATAACCTCAGACGGAACCACTGGGAATAATGGTGTTTTATACGGAACCGTTGGCGGTGCTTTCTCTTTATCTAATCAGGCCAAAACGAGAGAGCTTTTAAATACGTCCACAGGTTGGAATTTTATAGGGAATGTAGGTCATGGTATATTGGCCCCCTTAGCCCCTATTCATATAAAATCTTCATCCAACCCAAATGCTATAATAGAGTTCGATGGTTTTGGTACCATTGCCTCTCCGGGATTACCCGCTCTTAAATTCAAGGCAGGTACATTCGATGGAGCAAGGATTGAGACAGACTTTAGATTCAATTCTGGAGTCAACTACACCTCTTTGCGGTTTTGGGTCAACAACTCGTCTGGAACCCTACAAAATAAATTCACGATGAATGGGCAAAATGGATGGTTTGGTATTGGAGTAATTGACCCTACGGCAGCATTAGATGTCATTGGTGATGTTAAGTCTGATTCATGGGTATCAGCAGGTAACAGGCTTTTATTCGCAAACTCAACGGGTGTTGCAAACGAAACCTCAATAGATCCAGCCCACGTATTAGTTATTGGCTCTGCTTACGGAGGTGATGTGTTTGGCACTTATGATAATTTGCAATTAGATACTGCTGTTGTTGAAACTATTAATATTGCAGATGATGCTATTACACAGGATAAGATAGCAAATGACGCTGTTGGCTCTGCTCAAATTGCTAACTCAGCAGTAGGTAGTTCTGAGATTATAAACGGTAGTGTTGGAGCATTAGACCTTGCTGCGCAGTCTGCAACAGTTGGACAAGTTTTAACTTATGCAGGAGCAGGTATAGGTTGGACACCAGCAACACCTTCTGGTGGCGGGGGTGGCGGTTCATTACCAACTGGTACAAGCACTCAGACTTTAAGATATGACGCAACTAATACCATAGTTGCTACAAGTCAAATTCAAGCAGATACTACTGTTGGTATAGGTGGAGCAGCAGCATCTGATGAACTTACGATTTACGGAACAACTAAATCAATAGGATCGCTCAAAATAGAAGGCACTGGATTAAACTCTGGAGTTTGGGTTACTAATACTACTCCAATCACGGGAATCACTTGGTATATGTTACAAGATAATAGTGGATTTTTATACTTTCAAGAATCAGCGGGGAATACTGTACCATTGATTTTAAGAGGTAATCTAGTTGAAACTACAAACACTTTGGTAAAAGACGCTATCTATAAAGACATAACAACCGTAACGGGCATTACAACATATCAAGTTACTGGATTAGAAAGTTTAATTAAACTTACAACAGGTATAGACCTTACAACAATAAATCTCCCAGAGATTGTTGCAAGTGCGCCGAGTTTTAATCAAGTTACACCGGGTTTTATACTTACTTTAGTAGTCAAGTCTCCAAATGCTGTAATAATTAACAGAGCAGGTGCCGATACTTTTATTCAGCATGCTGCTACTGGATCATACACTTCATTTCCAATCTCTGCCAATACTGTTGCAATTTTAGAGTTAATTGCTTTAGAAGATAACCTTTGGTCAATAAAATAACATAATATGAAATACTTAATTTTAATACTTAGTTTAATAACTACAAATTTATTAGGGCAATCAGTTGCTCCGGGAGTACCTGAGACAACTTATGAAGAACAACAATTTACTTCTCCTGTTGCTAATTTTTCAGTAACAGTCCCTTCTTGGGCAAAAGAAGTCACTATTTATGTAGTAGGTGCAGGAGGAGGTGGAGGTTCTGGAAGACAAGGTTTAACTTCTACTGTTCGTTGTGGCGGTGGAGGTGGTGCAGGTGGAAACCTTTCTACTGGAACATTCACCCTTTCTAATTTAGGAAACCCCGGGTTCTTATACGTTAATGTTGGAACAGGTGGTACTGGTGGAGCAGCGCAAGCAACACCTTCTACAAATGGTACTGCTGGCGGAAATGGTGGTGCTTCATCAGTTGGAACAACACCAAATTCTTTAAACTTATTTATAAATGCAAATGGTGGGTTTGGAGGTAATGGTGGAACTGCTACAAATGGAACTGCTGGAACTGCTAGTCCTTTGGGTCAGTTTATAGGGTCTGCTGGTGGAGCAGCAAGCACAACAGGTGCAATTGGTTCTTCTGGTGCAACTGCTGGAACTGGTGCTGGCGGTGGAGGTGGTGCAGGGAGTGGTATCACATCCACAAATGCTTTTAGTGCATCAGGAGCAGGTGGGTCTGCTAATGCAGGTCAGCAAGCAGGTGGGGCTAGTGCAACAGCAGGAGCAGGTGCAGATGGTGGAGTTTCTCCAAGCACAGGTGCTTACTACGCTGGTGCTGGTGCTGGTGGTGGAAGTTCTTCTGCCACAACTGCTGGCAGAGGTGGTGATGCTCTTAGAGGTGGAGGTGGCGGAGGTGGTGCTGCTTCTTTGAATGGATTTAATTC